AAATCAACATCAACTACAACAATAACATTGTTGTCTACTTCTACTATCTCTTTAGTGAAGAAATACTCCAACTAATTGTTGTTCTGATATGAAAATTCTTATGAGGTTTCATAAGGACAGCGTACTATAGCAAAATGCGTGTAGAAGCCTAAGCTATAGACTCTGTATAATCACTAGGACTCTACGAGAGCTGAGCACTTTCATAGAGTAGATACGCTCACCCTTATTGTTTGAAATGTTTGGTTACTAACAACTGCACGACGTTCAGAAAGCCTACAGTTTTATTTCCAAGTGCTTTGGAAGGAAATACGACTGGCAAGTATCGGTTGGTAACATTGAGAGAATTATTACGAAATATCAAGTACACGTGAACGCTTCCAAAAAACCGAGTTGACAACTTTTGTAAAGATATGTTACACTATCATTATGAGAGACGATATTAGGTTTGAGGATTACATAAATCTATTTGGCTGCGGACGTTCAATTCACGATATGCAACCTATTGATGACCAGACATATAAAGTGTTGAAATCATCTAATTTGGACATTCGTGTTATTGACAGAGAAGGAGCACAAAAAGAACTCTCTAGGTGTCGTAAACTAGACCGTTTTACGGTTGATACCAAATGGGGTTCTCATCGTTTCTTCTACGCAATTCCAGTACAATCACCTTCTGGTGATTATGTTGGATTTATTTACAGAACTGTATTCTGCAAAGAATACGCTTCTGTATATAAGCCTTTCAAAAATTCTGCGAAAAAAGTCCCATACATGTTTGGGTTCTTTCGCGATTTCCAAAACTATAATAGGCATGCCTCGTGCATGCCTATTGTTGTATGTGAGGGTGCTAAAGACGCTATTATTTTAAAGACAATGTACCCTTACGTACTTTCTAACAATACAAGTCAACTCGGCATTAACACCTATGTATTGTCAAACATAACTGACAAAGTATTGTTAGCTTATGATAATGACGAGACTGGTCACGCTTCTTATAAGCGAGACAAGGCAACTTTAACTAGATTGGGTTGCTCTGTAGACAGACTCGTACTAAAAGATGGATATAAAGACGTAGCTGATTATATCGCCCGCCCCACTGATTTAGCAGACTTACGCACGCAGTTAAAACAACGGATAAAAGGACTGATACACGGTGTAACTCTTGCTATATAGTGTTACTTTTTAAATTCTCATGAACGGGAATTGGAAATAAGGTGATATTATGGCACAAAATGCAACTAACAACGGATACACAAGATGTAGCGAATGCTCTCATGTGTATGATAGTACACAAAAATCCTGCCCCAAATGTGGTACTAAAAACGTTCGTATTCCAGTTGAATTAAATGAAGGTATACTTAACGAAAGTTATTCTGAACCTGTATTCAACTTGTTAGACTAACGTTATTGCAACGGGGTTGAAATGATTACAAACAAACGACTAAAAGCTAAGAAGACTTCTAAAAAAGAGAAAGTTGTTCTTAAAAGTGCTGCTGAATTTACTGAACAAGACATAGCAGACATAATAAAACTTGGTAAAGATAAATATACCTTGAAAGAAATATCTGAGATGTTGTCATTAGTTAAAAATGATGTAGCACAAGTACTAGATGAAAACAAAATCGTAGTTCCTAAGAAACCAAATAATATTCAAAGATTGTATGAACAAGGTATGCTTCAATCAGACCAGTTCTATATTGAGGCTTCATCTTTAATTAAATCAAGACTTATGCCTGATTTAATTTACAAGGGATATTTCCGTGATGGTCAAAGACAAATCAGTTATAACATTGAGGATGTCAATGACTGTTATACTTATGTTCTTAGAAAAATCATTGACAAATACAATCCTAAGAAGGGTACTTTAGCAACCTTTATTAGGACTTGGACTCGTGGTTACGGAACTACAATTACTACAGCTCAGCACAGACGTTATAAAAAAGTAGGTAATGACGCTTCATTAGACGAAAATTATAACAACAGTATTAAAGAAGAATTCAGAGACGCTTTCAATTATCAAGACTTGGAAGACTCCATAGACCAGGATTACTTTAATACAAATGAGCTTACTTATAAGAAGCCACTTGAAAAGGAAATGGGAGACCTTAAAGTGACATTCTTCAAAACAATGCTAAAAGGATTAGAAGACTAGAGAACTATTGGGAGAGATTGAATGGGAGAGTTAAATGAATTTAGACTTAGCTACGAGACATCGTTCTTGTTTGTATTAAGTCATGAATATGATATAGCCTTAGCAAAATTACTTAGTATGTATGCGCTTTCAGATAAAATATTCTGGGCATATATGTCATTACTAGCACCTATGTCAAAGATGGGTGTACGTAAAAGTAACCAATTAGCTAAAGTTGCTAACAGACTATATAAGAAAATTAGAAATCTTCAAGATAAATACAAAAGAAAAATTGAAGAAGATGAATATGATGAAGACGGTAATATAATACTTGATGAAAAGGGTAAACCTAAGAAAATCAAAAGAACTATTATTGAGTACACTCCAATTGTACTAACTGACGAGGAGAATAAGTTACTTGATGTAATGAAATACTACACAACTCGTGGATACAGTAATGGTGATGTATTCTATGATGATGATGAAATTCTTGACATCAACGCTATTATTTCAACAAATGAAAATACTATCACAGTGAAGGGTGAACAATTCCTACGCTGCACAAAGATAGAATACATTGTAGAAAAATATCTACCAGACTTATCAATACCTGAGTTTAGAACATTATCAGTAAAACAGATTGGTGAACTTATAGGTAAGTTGAAAATGCAAGAGAACTTAGAAGAAAAACCATCTGAATTCTGTAAATGTGGGGACTAATGAAGAGAGATTTTTTTAACAGACAAACAATAAGTACAAACGAAGAAAAACCTTTAACTGAGCAACAAAAAGCTGCTGCTCAGTTAGACGGTTTACTTGAGGAATACTTAAAAAATCTTGAAAGTAATACACAGGAGATTGAGGAAATTGTTAAATCTTTGTCTGGTAAAGAATTGTCTCCATCCCAAGCTAAACAAATCAAATCTTTGATGAACCAGCTTGAAGGTAATAGTAAGAAATATTTAAAAGGTATCAAGTAATGGCAGAATTTGACTTTAATCCAGATTTAACAGAGGAGAATGAAATTCCAGAACCTAAGTTACCAGAACCGAAGGTAACTGTGTACCCAGCTACTGTTGCACAAAATGACGAACGTAGCTCAGTTACTATTGCAAACTTAGTTGATATGACTAAAACCCATATCTCTGATGATACGAGAGTTCGTGAAGAAATAACTGAATTAACTGGTATCCTTGATGACGCAATGCCTCAAATGACAATCAAGGAAATGCTTGAGTATCTGAAGATTAAAGTAAAAGAGCGTGAGTTCCATACTAAATGTATTTTTGACGCATACAACTTTGTACAACGTATGGAATTTGCTAGGGAAATGTTGGTTGGTAATGAACGTAAAGAACGTGTTACTCAAGCCCTAGATAATCAACGTTTAACAAAAATTATGGGTTACTTGAACCTGAACAATAAACAGGACTAACAAATGCACGAAGAGAGAATAATAGAATACTTACGAGATGATAGGGGATTAGATGAAGCCAGTATAAAAGACTTCATGGGGGAATACCGTCTTCTTACAGACGCTGAGCGTTCAGAAGTAATCTATGAAATAGTTGGGAAACACTTATACAAATGTAACCCAGTGGATATGAAAACCTTTATCCACGACCCTTATTTCTTAGGAACTATTTACTCAGATATTATTTTCCCAATTTGGGAAAAAACACTGTGTGATATTTACCCAGCACCTTTCTGTAAGAAATACAATGAAGCGTGTTTATCTTGCGCAACTCGTGCAGGTAAATCAACTGTATTAGTAATTTCAGCTCTTTATGAAATTTACTTACTTCTTTGTATGATTTCTCCAGCTAGAACACTTAACGTAAAAAACTCAGCTAACTTAACATTTGCATTCTTATCAAAAGATAACCCTACAGCTTGTTCACAGTTAGGTGAGGATGTACACAAAGGTTTAACTTTATCTCCATTTTTCGTAGATAATATTCAAAATAACCTTTCATTCTCAAACTTAGATAAAAAAGGCGTTCAAGTAACAAATAACATCTTATTAAAAGCTGGTTCTACAGTAAACGTTCTTACTGGTACCGACTTAATTTTTGGGTGTCTGGATGAGGCGAATATGCCTTCACCTAAGATTGCTGCTGAGAACTTAGTAGCTACACGTACGAAGTTATACAGAACGATGGTGGACAGACGTAACGCTACGTTCTCAAAATCACCAGCACTTACTGGTATGATTTGGCTTACATCTTCTCCAATGGATGAAGGTGATGTTATTGGTGAACGTATTGATGAAATTAAAAAACACGATATTAAAAACGTATTCATCTTAGATAATATCCCTCGTTGGGAAGCTCGTGGTGAGTCGAGAGCAGAAACATTCGATTTCTTTTTAGGTTCTAATACACAAGACCCTTGTATTGTGGAAGAGTCAGATATTGATGTTTCAGAGATACCTCTTGATAGAATAATTCAAGTTCCTAGAACAACTGAGTACTTAAACTACTTTAGAACTAAACCAAGATTAGCTATTCAAGAAGTAGCAGGAAGACGTACTGTAGCAGAAAATGCTTTCTTCAACTCAGTGTCTGTATTCAAGGAGGTATTCAATAAGAAAAATCATATCTTTACTCAAGATGACCTCAGAGTTAATGTGGACTCCTTTACTGAGATTTCGGACTACTTATATAACAAAGAGTATTTTCTTCATCCTGACAATCCGAATTGTTATAGGTATATTCATTTGGATATGGCAGAGAAGAAAGACAGATTTGGTATCGCAAGCGTTTACTGCGATATGGTCAAGTATACTTCCGAAGAAGGAGAAGAAATTAGAAGACGTAAATACTACATCGACTTCTGTTTAGGTATATCTTCTTCTGGTGGCGGGGCTGTAGACTTGCTCAAAATACTTGAGTTCGTATATAAATTAAAACAAAACGGATACCCTGTTAAGAAAGTTACAACCGATAGCCACCAAGGTGAATTAGCAAGACAAATATTAAGAAGGCACGGGGTTATAACTGAATATCAATCAGTAGAAACAACGAAAGACGCTTATTATTTCTTGAAGAACTTGATATTAACAAAAACATTATCTGGTTATGAGAACCCACTTTTAACTGGTGAACTTGCTGGTTTGCGTGAAACAAATAAACGTGTTGAGAAAAGTAAGGCTACAACAGATGACTTGTGTGACGCTTTAGCAGGAGCTTGCTACCTAGCAAGTCAAGACCCTCATTTTAAAGATAGTAATGAAGCTATTTCTGAAATGCTAAATACACGTCAGAACGTAGCAACATACACAAAACACATGAACAACAATTACGTTGATATAGATTTTACAAAGTTCAATGATATTGAATACTTACGCAATAGCGGCATTTATATACCTCAGCAATATATGAATACAGCACTAAATTTCAATGAACAACGTAAGTAGACTTAAATTATTCCCATGTAGGAGCATAACTAATGGCAAACATTTTTGATAAATTTGGTCAATCCATTCACGAAGAATATATAGACACTACAGAATTAAGACGTCAGTTGAAGGGTTTTAAGGCTGTAGACACACCTCTATCTAAATTAGGTATGGGAACATACCAAGTAGATAACGGTACTAAGAAGCAACAAATTGATAAACAAGTTGCGTGGACTCTTCAAGAGAGAAATTCTACTTTTGACAAAGTAGATACTATTTCAAGACATCACCTAGCTGTTACTATTAAAGATATTATTATCTCAGATGGTTTTAATGATGTAAATAACGGAAACACTTTATTTATCAAATATACAGATGACAGTGACCCTGAAAAAGCAGAAATGTTTACCAAAGAAATCAAGCAGATGATTAAGAGAACAAACTTCTTAGATATTCTAAGAGACTCTATTTATTGTGAAGGTCTTGATTACGGTGAGTTGTTCCTATCAAAAGTGGTAGAACCTGGAAGAGGTATTATTGAAATAGTTGATGATATTTCATTAAGAGACCACATTGCTATTTACAGTAAAGCTGAATTGTTGGGTGCTATCAGACTAAACCCTAAAAATAGAAGTAAACAATTAAATGGTACTTTTATTCCAGCTAAAGAAATAGCACACTTTATGCTTAATTACAGACGTATTCCATTAGAATTACGTGTTGGAAAAGACTTTGATAAACTTGATGTTCTTATTAAAGAAAAAATTAGATGTGCAGAACCAATCCTAGCACCAGTTGTAGATTTAATTAGACAATACAACCAGTTAGAGTCTATCAGAACTGCTATTGAAATTGCTAGAGCAATACAACCAATCCTTTTAGGCGTTGGTGTTTCTCCTGAGCAAGATATTTCAAGAATTGCAAAACAATTACAAGATTGGTCTTTAGCACTTAATAAAAATAAGAACACAATCATAAACAATTTAGATAGCTTAGATGTTTCAACGCTCCTACAGCAAATGAATAACATCGAACTAATCCCTTATGATGTTGAAAACAACGCAAATGCAATGAAACAGATTGCACTTAACTACGGTGAAAACAATCTTTCTGAGAAAATTAACGATTTACGTAAAACAATTGCTCTTGCTGTTGGTGTACCTGAACAATACGTTTCAACATCAACTTATTTAGGACAAAAAGATACAAAAGAAGACACTATCCAAACAAACCCTAGATACTCTGCAATGCTTTCAAGAATTCAACAATTGTTAGCTAAAGGTATCCGTGAATTAGTTTATTCTCATTTGAAATGGAAATATTCTAATTCAGAGGGCGTACTTAAACGTAACATTGAAAAAGAAAAAATCGAAGTAATATTCAAATCTTGTACTAACTTGAATGACAGATTAGAAAACGAAAACATGATGTTACGTGCAGAAACTATGGGTAGTCTTCTTTCTGTTATCGAAAATGTTGCTGGTTCACCACATATTCCTATTAAAGTTCGTGCAGCTCAATTTGTTGAAATGTGGGAAGAACAATTACGTAACAATCCTCACGTTAGAGATATGTTTGAGTTAATGTCTCAAACTGAAATTGAACAACAACGTGTTGATAATGGTCTTGAACCTGGAGCTCCAGAAGGAGATGACCTTCCTAAAATCCAAGTTCAACAAGCAGACCCTGAAAACTTAGACCAAGCACAAGCTAGACGTGAAAGAAACTCAGAAATATCAGCTAAAAAACGTAAACAGGCTAAGGCTGAAAATGACGGAGACGACCCTGCAAGAGATATTCTAGCTTAGAGAAATTAAAGTTTTAGTAAAAGAACAATTATTTAGGAGAATAAAAGTGGCTGGTGAATTAGCGAAAAAACTCAAAGAGTTACAAAAACTTATAATCGAAAGAAATAATAAAGAATTCAAAGCGTGTGCTGTTGAAGTACTAAGTCCTAGCCACGTTGATGAAGACGCAGCTCCTGTAGATGACGCAACAGGTATTGCTGAAATAGAAGATGTTGAAATTTTAATCAGAAAATCTATTGCAGAAGAACAAGAAGCAATAGCTACATATATAAAGAGAGCTCGTAAATGTGAAGAACAAGGAAGAATTCCTTTAGCAAAATTATTCAGAGAATTAGCTACAGATGAGATTGTTCACGCTTCATCTTTAATGACAGCTCTTGATATGTTCGGTCTTATAGATTTCAATCTTGAAGTTCAAGGACACAATGAAGCTATAGACGTAATGCTAAAAGAAGGTGTTAATGAAGACACTGATTATGAAAGAAAAGCAGCAGCTTTAGAACAAGCAGCAGAAAAAGAACGTAAAGAGTTTGATTTTGTTGCTGAGTACACTAAGAACAAAGCAGAGTACGACAGAGAAAAAGTCGTAGACGCTGTTAATAACCTTATCTTAGGTAAGTCTAGTTTAGATGACATGATGGACCACGTTTGTAAAGAATGTACTAAATCATCTAAGAAAGATGACAAAAAATCAGATAAAAAAGACAAAAAACAAGAGAAAAAGGATAAAAAATAGAAATGAGCGATAAAACTAATTTAGATTATATTGCGAGTAATTTATCCGAAGCTGCTGAAAAATTGAAAGTAACACATACAAAAGTGGAGCACGGAAAATTAAAAATTCAGAGAAAGAAGATAAAAGCTCAGGTTATGAAAAAGCATAAACCTACAGACCACGAAAGAGAACGTATCTGTAGAAATGCAAGAAAAAAGGCACATACTCCAGTGGCAGACGCTAAACGTAACATATCAAATGATGTAAGAAAGAACCTAAAAGAAGGTTTACAATTTGACAATAGATTTTTCACATTGTCTGAGGGGTTTGGTTTAGACTTCTTAGAAGAGTCTTGTGGAAGCTCTATTGAAGTTACTTTCTTTGAAAAACCAGAAGTTACTTCTGTTTCTGAAAGTTTAGACTTTGGTAAAACAAAAACTGGTAGACAAAGAAAAGGCAAAGCTATTGGTATTGCAGAAGGCGTTTTTGCTCCTATAGAAGACTCAGAAGGCAACTCTGTATTCTCAAGAAATAATAGATTATATGAGTCTAACTTCTGGTGTTATCAATTAGAAAACGCTAATTTAGCTGACCGTGTATCTACAAGAAGAATGCTTGGTACAATTGGTCACTATGATAAAAAAGTTGATGATAAAGACCTTGCTGAGGGAAAAGTATCTCACATTGTTACAGACCTAGAAATTAGAGAAGACGATGTTAATGGTCGTTACTTATGGGGTCGTTTAGAGATATTAAATACACCTGCTGGAAAATTATTAAAAGAATATTATGACATGGGTATCCCAATGTTTGTTTCTTCAAGAGGCGGTGGAAAGTTAATTGATGTCCCTGGCAAGACATACAAGATGGTCGATAAAACAAGATATTACTGTGAAACTTTTGACGTTGTTAAAGAACCTGGTTTCTTAGAAGCGTGTCCAGAGTATTACAGTGAGTCTTGTGACGAAGATATTGAAGTTAAAGAAGATTTAGAACAGTCTTCTGAGGCATTAGGTATCAAAGAAGCTGTAACCACAGAAAATGAAGTTAGTACAGAAATGAATGAGGATAACAATATGTCAGAAACAAAAGTGAAATGTAATGTTACTGCTGACGACTCAATGGAAGAAATTACTAGAAAGATACTTAACCCTATGGCTGAGTCTCTTGCTAGATTAACTGAAATTGTAGAAAAAATGCACGCAGACATTTACGAAAACGTAGAAGACGCTGCTGAGGAAGCTGTTGAAGAACCTAAAGCAGAAGAAGCTCCTGCGGAAGAAGAAAAAGCAGAAGAAGCTCCTGTAGCTGAGTCTGAAGAAGTTGTTGAAGAAAAATGCGACGACAAAAAAGAAGACGAAGATAAAGAAGCTGAAAAAGAAGACTGCGAAGATAAAGAAGAAAAAGAAATTAAAGAAGAAGCTGAGGAAGAAGCTCCAGCAGAAGAAGTTGAAGCTGAACCTATAGCAGAAGAACCAGCAGAAGAAGCTCCAGCTGAGGAAGAAAAAGTTGAAGAAGCTCCTGTTGAAGAGTCTGTTGAAGAAAAAACAGAAGAAGTTGAAGTGGTTGATGAACAAAAAGACCCACTAAAAGAACCTGTTAAATCAGCAGAAGAAAAAGCAAAAGAAGCAGAAATTCACGCAAAAGAAGCTGCTGACGAAAAAATTGCTAAAGAACAAATTGACGATAAACTTCTTGAAGAAAAAGAAGCTGATGAAGTTGTAGAAGAACCTGCTCAAGAAGAAGCTCCAGCTGAGGAAGAAAAAGTTGAAGAAGCTGTTGAAGAAGTTGTAGCAGAGTCAGAAGAACCTAAAGCTGACGAAGAACCAGCAGAAGAAAAAGTTGAAGACGAAGTTGAAGACGAAGTTGAAGCTCCAGCTGAGGAAGAAAAAGTTGAAGAGTCAGCTGAGGAAGAAGCAGAAGCTGAACCTGGTGTTGAAGAAGTTGTTGATTATAAAACAGCTTATGAAAATATCAAATCTGAGGTAGATGACGCTATTAAAACTATCGAAGAAACTACTGAATTGTTCAAAGACTTTGGTAAAAGATACAAAGAAGTAGTTGCTGAGGCAGATACTATCAGAAGAGAGTTAAATTCTTATAAGCTAAGTGAAAAGTTCAATGTAACAATTGAGCAAGCTAATGAAATGTTGACTTCTAAATCTTACGAAACCGTAGAGGAAGAACTCAAAGAAGCAGAGGCACAAAAAATCGAAGACGAAGCACAAGCTAAAGCGGAACAAGTATCAGAGTCTATTCAATCTGAAACTGTAGAACCTAAAGCACCTGTTTCAAGAAAAGTATTTTCTGCATTCTCTGCTGACAACAACATAAGCGAGTCTGTTGAAGGCAAAGCTGGTAGAAAAGTATTTTCTTGGTTTAACAAGTAACGAAACAACACGGGTTTTACATTATCTTTTGTAAAAACATTAGCTTAAAGTACTAGAAAAGGTATAAACGGAGAGAAAACAAATGGCACAATTTAAAACAATTGAAGATGTCAAAAGAATGTTCAGAAGCAAGGCTAATGGTGGAGACACTATTGAAAGACACGCAGGCTTCCGTTATTCAGATATTGACAAACACGCACCAATCGTAGAACAATTATTGGCTACAGATTACAACAAAATTTCTGGTTTTTCATTCTCAGAAATTTGTGAAGCTATTTCACACTTACAAACTCAATTCGGTTCAAACACTTATTTAAGAGATTGTTTGAACAACAGATGTCAAGTTTCAGAAGCTATGTACAATGGTATTGACCTTTCTAAATGTGAAGACAACTACTACTCAGTAGTTTCAGAAGCATTTGAAGGAACAACAGCTCAACAAGCTCCATACCCTGTACCATCAATCAGCTTCGTAACTTACAGATATGAAAAATCAGTTCTTCCATTCCTTTGCCACTTATTTGACTTACGTGGTAACAGAGGATTGGTATACTTCCAAAAAATTCAATCTACAAACGGCTTAGGCAACATTGCTGCTGGAGACGTTTTAGGTGACCCAAGAAATAACCCTAAACAACCTGTTGGTTATGCTTCTACTCACATTCCTGCTGAGGCATTAGGAACATTAACTCAAGGTTCTGCTGACTTCACAGCTACATTAGCTCATGTTCCACAACCTGGTACATTAGTTATCACAATCGCTGGTCACGATGGTTATTTCCAAGATTTCCAAGCTGAAAAAGCACACGCTGACGGTATTGCAGTATTAACTCCAGTTGCTGAAAACTTAGGTTATGCTACATTCAACTACGCTGACAAAACTTTAACTATTAAATTAGCAGAAGCAGCAGCTGTTGAAGGTATGGAAGTTAAAGCTCAATACAACAGAGATGTTGAAACTAAAGAAGGTGGACAAGAACGTCAAGCTAAATTCACTATGGAAGTTGAAGCTAAACACATCGTTACTGAAAACATCTCTATATTCACAGAAACTAACATCTACCAAGAAGCACTTTCAAGAGCAATCTTCGGTCTTGATTGGAACGCAGAAGTAGATAAAGCTATGGGTATGCTTTACAACAAAGAAATGGCTAACAAAGTTGTTTCAGAAATCAGAGAAGTTATCCCTGCTAAAAACATCGTTCAACATGACATCACAGCTACTTTAAACACAACAGGTACTGGTGACAACAAATTGTTCAACGTTAAGTTCTTAGCTGGTGTTCTTGGTTTATTGAAAAAACGTATCGCTATCTCAGCTGGTCTTCCTATCAACAGATTTAGCACATTCGTTATCAACATTGACTTACTTCCAGTATTTGAAATGTTAGATAAATTCAAATCTGCTAACGCTCTTAACGAAGACCAAATGGGTGGTATGTTCTTAGCTGGTATCTATGATGGTACTCCAGTTGTATGTGCATACGAACCAATCGTAGCTCCTGGTGAAATCATTGGTTTATACAAAGCTCAAACTCAAGATTTCTTAACTCCATACGTACTTGGTACATTCATGGAACCAGTTATCAGAGACATCTACGACCAAGATAACTTAGCTATCAACAAAAAACAAATGATAGCTACTATCGGTGGTGAATGTATCGCTGAAAACTTAGCAGCTAAATTGGTTGTTACTGGAATTGATGAATTGTTCGGTGTTGTAGAAAACAACGGCTAATCATAAAGGTTCCCCCGCCCCAAAAGATATAACCCTAGAGAATTGACTCTAGGGTTATATTGTTTATAGCCACAAAATGTGGTAAACTTAAATTATATTACAGCAAAACTTTGGGAAGCGGGAATAAAGGAGAGAATAAATATGCTAGTAAGAAATATTACTTCTGCAACATTGAAACTTCGTAGAAAAGGTAAAAAACAAGATTTACCTGCAAGAGTAGTAACTACTGTAAACGAATTCGATTTTCCAGAAGATTTTATACGTAACACATACGGTAAGTATGTAGTGATATTAACAGATAAAGCTCCAGCTAAGGTTGAGGTGGTAAATGAAAACGTACCTACAGAAACTAAAGACAATTTGGACGCTGAAAAAGGCACTGATAATGCACCAGCTGTTGATGAAACCTCTACCACAGACAAAGAAGATGAACTTACTAACGTGGAAGGTGGTTCTGAAGATAAATCTGTGGAAGACGTTAATAATGACGACAACACACCTGACGGAGAAGGCACTCAAGAGTCTCAAGAAATCAAGGAAGAGCTTGAAGGAGAAGGTGCCAAAGAGGAAGTTTCAGAAGAAACAGAAGCTGACAAAGAAGAAGTAGAAACTAAAACTAAATCTAAAAAATCAGGTAAAAAGAAAGCTAATAAAAAGGCGTAGGTAATACATGCTCACAGTTGAAGAAGCGTTCGATTTAACACTAATAGAAGAGGGTCAATATCTTTTGGGAGAAGACTTTATTACGGAAACTTTAGGTTTCAATTGGGACCGAATAAATAAAGTTTTCCAAAAGTCTATCAAAGAGTATAGTAGGAGAAGACCTATAGTAGAAACTGAAACCATTACTGGTGGTTCTAACGGTTCTTTTATTATGCCTGAGGGGACTTTAGCTGTGAGAGCTATTCGTTATGACATCCTTGACGACTATCCAAGAACAATGTTCCCAGACTTCGGTCAAAGAAACTATGAATTCAATGCCCATACTAGACGTTTGAGAACATTTCCTCCAATGTCATCTTTGCGTGTAACATATAGTAGAGAGTACAGAATTTCTGACTCCGCAAAAGTAGAAACGAAAGAGTACATGGTTGATTATGAGAAAGAGATTATTCTTAAACTTAATTCTAAACCTAAAAAAGGTACTTTAATAGCAGAGAAAAACGGTCTAACAATGAAGGAAGTTGGTAAAGAAGTTGTCAAGGTAGACATGGGTAATGGACAACATGTTCCTACAACTCGTATCATATTAAGAGGAGATTTGGGAGAGGGATATTACAACACCAATACACGTGATATTGAATTATTTTTGAACGAAGGTGCTGACGGTGATATAGTAGTATCCTGTACTCCACAATATCCAGTTTGTACAGAACTTGATACGGGCGATTATATCTATATGAAATTCTTTAAAGCGTACATTTTAGAAGCTGTTGCAGCTCTAAGAAGTCAATCAACTCAATTAGAACTCCACAATATCGACTTAACATCGGATGATTTATACGGTCGTGCAAGACTTCTTAAAGCAGAAATTGATAAGAAACTAAGAGATACAATAGACTTCTCAGCGATGGCTCCTATTTAAGGAGGTCTATTATGGCGTTATCTTTATACACTTTGGCTCAATTGGTTGCGTCATCAGCATTGATTAAAAGTTCAAGTTATCAAAATGTGAGACTATCTCACTCACTTTCTGACGCACTTCAAAAAGAGATGGGTACTGTTTATTATAACAACAAAGTTGTATTCTATGACCCAGACACAAGTATTATTGAAATCCGTATGATGATTGGTACAAAAACAGAAACTCAATATACGGGATTTCATGCTGTTCGCTTAGCTATTTACGGTGCTAAAGGGCAGTTATATAATTCTTTAGAAGACCTTTATTGGGATAAAATAGGGGATAAAAATATAGGTTCTGGTGTAGACCCTCAAGGAGATTTACAAAGAATGCGTAAGGCTATGAAGGGTAAAGCTACTAATTCTAAGGGAGAACTACCAGAAATAGATAACGAATTGTTTGATATAGATTACGGTGCTGAAATCAATAGTAAGCTAACTGGTGCTTTACTTCCAGTAGCACACACTGGAGCAAATACTTTTGGTAAATCTTTCGGAGCAACAGGTAGGGTATTTTATTTAGAAGAACCTATTGGAATTCATAACTATGTTCGTGTGTTCTGTAGTTGTTCTGATTATCAGTACACTTGTGGTTGGTACAATTATGAAGCTGGGGCTCACTTAGGACCGAGACCAGCTCCGTACCCTAATCGTAGTGGTGGTTCCGAAACTGTTAGAAACGTAAATAAGACCCCTGGTTTATGTAAACACTTAATGGTTATGGTTACGTTATTGATGAATGGTGGTATTATCAATACTCTTGGTGCTAAGAACTTTGGTGCTAACAGAGAAATTTTAATGAATAGGGCAGAAAAATTATCTATTCCACGTAAATTGGCTGATAGTAACAAACTTAATAAAATGTTCTCAACTCTTGACCAAAACATTAGGCAAGCTCGTGCTAAGCGTAACTTCCAAGCAGGATTTAAGGCTACATATATTCACGGGTATGATGAATGGTCTCGTTCAAAAATTATTGATAACTCAAGGAAACTACGTTCTGGCGAAAGAACAGAAGGTATTAAAAAAGGTACAGGCTTCGCAGCATATCAAAATGATTACGCTAAACAAGCTGGTAAAGAAATTCAACAACATCTTAATAGATATGGGGTTAATAATCAGGCAGCACAAGATAGGCTTAGGGAGATTAGACAGGGCTTATTCAAAAAGAATGGTGGACCTGGAACTAAACGTGGGGAATTATAATGTTAGAGAAATGTATTTGTTGTGGTAATCCTATTTCTGCATATCCATGCAAGTTCTGCAAAGCAGAACCAGTACCATTTGAATGTCCTAGACTAAATGGTAGTATTTGTTCTGTTTCAAAGAAATTATGTAAAAACAAAAGAGAGTGGGTGACCTGTGAGCTACTTAATAGAGAATGAATGTGATAAAGAAGATTGTATTTATTACTTAGCTGGAGCTTGTACAGCCTTAGGAGAGTGTATCCAAGCTAAAGAAGAAACAAGTCTAAATTATACAATAGACGTATGGGATAAACTAGATTTATCTTTTGATGAAGAGGATATACAAATAAATGAAGCAGTTGCAAGTCTTAGTATCTAAATGTAAAGAGCTCCAAGAATGTATTGGTCTTACAGCTAGTCTTGCACCGTTTCCAGTACTTCCTGTAGGTCAAGTAACAGTAACTAAAAAACAGAAGAAGAATGGAAAACAACAGAAATCTGATAACAGGGATATACACTAGATTTGGTCCCGTAGCACGTAAAGTAACTAGGTCATATACAAAAGGCTTTGGTCTTCCTTGTGATTTATACTTCCCAAAACATACTGGGAAGAAAACTCGTGGAAATTATCAAGCTATAAATTTGTATGAACCACATGCACTACCAGATTATCCTAAAAAACCATCTGTAACTGGTGTTTATTTCTACATACCAAATCTTATGAAAAAAGAGAGTATGAATTCCATAGTAGACCAGTTTGATAATTTCTCTATGAAAGCTCAAGGTTCTGAGGACAGACCTTTTATAGAGACAGACCCAGATGATGAACTACCTATCGCAACAAAAGTTGTTGTTCATTTAGATAGTTCAACTATTGCATTCTTTGTAGATAAGAAAACTGTTGTGAACGGGGCAGGTAATCAATTACTAATGCGTATGTATTTATCTCCATTAACTATTGATACACCTACTGAAAGGGCAGATGACGATGGCGGTATTTAATTTTGTAAATAACACATTAGGACAATTATTTGATATTCTTGAAGGTCATTCGGGAGTACAATTTGCTACATTCAACATGAATGAAACCATAAAAGCAGAACAGGGTTCTACTGGTCAAAATAAACGTTTCATGCAACAATATGAAGAAGAGCATGATGAGCCAGTATACAAGTATTTATATGACCCAGACCTTTCTTTTGACGAACGTTTCCACCAACGTCTTGCAAGTGTAGCTTATAAAGATAGAAGTAAACCTTGGATAACTTTGATGTTTAATACAGGAACTGTGAGAACATTAACTAACGTGGACTCAAAGAACCAATATATCACAGTTCAAAACAGCGACAACGATTACTTTAATATTAAAACAAAACGTGTCCGTGTTCCTGTAAACATGATTTTAGTAAGTAATGATATTTCTTACTTATACAAAGCTACAGAAAATTTAGCCTTATTCTTTGACCGTATTATTAACTTCCAATATTGTGAGTTCGTAGAGTTCCCTACAGGTACACAAGATGAATACGAAAAATGTGGTCAAGTAATGGATATTACAGAAGTAGACTTAAATAAATTAGACACAGACTCTAGGGGGACTTTAGTAAGTTCAGCATTCTCATTTGGTCTTGTTTACTGGGTTACAAAATATCCTGAATACGTAAATGTTTTAGATAGAATTATTTTAGATATAGCAGTAAAAGGTCAAGGTACACTTATCTCTCTTGATGTTCACTAAGAAAAATACCTAATTTCACCATTATCACGTGTTAGAAACATTAAATTATTATACGACCTTAAAGTCAGAAATTATAGTTTAGTAAATAAAACTAACATAGTAAACGGAGAGAAAGATAATGGCAAGAGATTTACCTAATGTGTACACACAATTAAACGATTTATCTGCTCTTATTGAAGGAGATAACAGCCTTACTATCGGGGTTACTCTACGCGCAAACAGAGGACCTATAGGTGAGGCAGTTCATGTTACTGACTCTTCAGACTTCTTAAACAAATTTACCTTCACTGGTAAACCAGGTGCAAAACAAGATAGCACTTACTGGGACATTCTTGAACTATTAAAAGTTTCTAGCAATGTTTGGGTATCTCGTGCTGCTAACGGTGCACAATATGGTGCTATTATAGTTAAGAAAGCTGGAGAAGATGGAAAAGCTCAAATCGCAGCTCTTCCTACAGGTAATGTTGTAGAAGTACTTAAAGTATTTGAACCAGCAGACCATAAAATCGTAGTTGCAGGAGACTTAACTGACAAATTCAGAGTTGGTGGTCAATACTTATTCCCTGCTTTAGATGGCTCTGGTGAAAAATACACATTCACAGCTGGTGAAGTTAGCTACGATGAAGAAGCTGATGAAACAACTGTAATTTATCCAGAAACAATCCCAGTTCCTGCTAGTATTAAATTTACTGACGCTGAAATTCCAATTTCAGTTAAACCATTAGACAACCCTAAAGCATATCAATTTGCAGAAGGTGAATTGTTCATGGTAGCTGGTGCAGACCCTGGTGAATACAACAACAAAATTGGTATTGAAATTCAAACATCAGAAGACAAAGAAATTGTTGAAGAAAACTGCTTCCAACTTAACGTTATTAACCTTGAAACAGGTTTATCTCTTGAAGAATATGTAGTATCTATGGATTTAGCTAAAAAATCTATTGATGGTACAAACTTATTCATTAAAAACGTTATTAACGGATATTCTCAATACATTCAAATTGTTACTCCAGAAGATGAATATATTGATGAAACAGCTCAACCTGGTTCTACTGGTATTATTCCTGTAGCTCTTCAAGGTGGTTCTGATGGTGAAGCTGTAACAGTAGCTGATAACATTGAAGCACTACAAGTATTTGCTAGTAAAATGGTTCCTGTATCTTTACTTATCAACGGTAACAACGAAGGTGCAGATTATCAATCAGCAATGTTAGCAATTTGTGAAGACAGAAAAGACTGTTTCGCATTCATTAGAACTCCACGTTCTTACGAAAAATTAACACTTCCTGCTCAAAGAGTAAGCAGCTTAGTTAAATATAAGAAAGACACTTTGGCGTCTACTTCTTATATGGGTGCTATGTTTGGTCCTCACGCAGAAGTACATGATAATTACAATGCTCGTAAAGTTACAATCGGTATGGACTCTCTAGCTTGTAAGCAATACCTTAAAGTTATCAACGAAAAAGGTTTCCCTTACGCAGCAGCTGGTCCTATCAATGGTAAACTTGAAAACTTAACTCTTGATTGGAAAATAGGAGATGACTCAGCAGAAGCTAAAGCTATCAACGAGGCTTCTATGAACTTCTTAGTATTTGAACCAAGACAAAAATATTATTACTTGAACACTCAAAACACTTTACAGTTAGCTAATTCAGCTTTCCGTAACATAGGTGCTGTGTTGAACGTACTTAATATTAAAGAAACTTTGGCTATCAGATTAAAAGATTTCGTAAACCTTCCAATCACTGATAAGTTACAAGAAGAAATTGTACAAAATATCACTGGTTATATGGAAGGCTGTAAGTCAGCTGGTCGTGTTTCAAATTTCCATTTGAGCAACAACACAACTAAGAACGATATAAGCAACAATGAACTTCATTTCTTGCTTACATTGGCTCCAGCATACTACGCACAAAAAATCTACTTGGTAGTAAACGTAGTAAACGCTGCATTCGACTTCGCAATCCTACAGGCAGCATAAGAGAAAGAGGTAACAGAAAATGGCAAGATTTACACTTAAACAAACAGCAGAATATGACGTTGCCGTAAACTTCCGTTACGAGATTATCATCATGAACACAGACCCAGCTGTAGCTGCTAATGGTTTGACTGATAATATCGTAGGTTACGCTTCTTCTGCGGAATTACCTTGTGCCCCTGGTGAAGCTATCGAATGGTACTTGCCAATGGGTATGAGAAACCACCAAGCTGGTAAAAGAAAAACAAAACCTATTTCATTAGAGTTTGTTATTCCTACTAACGGTGCTCAACAAAGACAATCTATTTTCTCATTGTTAGAGACATGGGGTAATAATTGTTATAATCTTAACAGAGGTACTAATAGCTCTAAGGCAAATTATTGTACCGATGGTATCCACATCCGTTTGAGAACCGAAGGAGACGCTATTGCGTACACTTTCCAGCTATTAAGAGCACAACCAACTGACATTAACTACGGTTCACTAAGCTCAGAAGGTAATGACTTAATCAAATGCTCAATGACTCTAGTTTATGATAACTATAAAATCTTCTCTGGAGCAGATGGCAACACATTATTGACAGACACAACAGCTTACACATAGGAAGCACTCAAGTCATAAATATAATGAAAACTCCTTGGTAGTAATCAAGGAGTTTTTTCTTGACTTTTAAAATCTTTATGTTATAATATGAATATACCCAACTAAAAGGAGTCATTCATGAAAGAAATAGACGTAAGCAAACTAACAAGAGATTATTCCGTAGAACCTTTAAAATACGGGGAGGAACCACCAAAAGAAGACATTGAATACATATACCTTGATTGTGAATATACAACACTGGAAGCTGCTGAATATTTTGGTAAATCTAAAACAGCTTTTGGTAGATGGATTACCAAACACCAAATTAAACGTCCTGTAAAAACAATTAAACGTGAAATAACTTTAACAAAAGAAATGTTAGACCAAGTAGATATAACAAGATTATCAAGAGACTTCCAGAGAGACCCTTGGAAGCCACGAGAAGCTGCTATAAAAGAAGATTTTGAGTATTTATACCTAGAATTAAATTGGAGCCGTTTAGACGTGGCTGAGTACCTTGGAACAACAGAAAATATTGTAGCTAACGTTGTTAAGAAATACGACCTCCATAAAACTATGGAACAACACCAAGCAGCACGTGAGCACACCTGTGAACGAAAACATGGTAACAAACACACAATAGCTATGAAAGAGACTAGAGATAAAATCAAAGCTACTGTTATGGAAAGATACGGTGTTGAGTCCAACCTAGCTATAAAAGAAGTTCATGAAAAAGCCCAACAAACAATGCTTGATAGATATGGTAAGAAGCATGCCTTGCAAGTAGAACAATTTATTGAGAAACGTAAGAACACCTTATTAGCAAAGTATGGTGTTGAACATGCTGGTCAAGCAGAAGAAGTAAAAGCGAATATCAGAAAGAGTGTATTTGAGAAGTATGGTGTTAATAATGTATTTGAATTAGAGGAAATACAAGAAAAAGCACGTAAAACTTGTGCTGAACGTTATGGAACACATAATGTGTGGTATATTCCAGAAGTAGTTGAAAAAATTAAACAAACTAATATTGAAAGATATGGTACAGAGTTCCCTTCACAAAATCCAGATATACGTCAAAAAGTGGAAGACACTGTTATGGAACGATATGGTGTAAATACTGTGGGCAAAGTTCCAGAGTTTAACGAGAAAGCGCGACAAACAATATTGGATAAATATGGGGTTACAGGAACCTCTCAACTCCACGTAGCTCACAGAGAAAATTTCAACAAAGAATACTGGTTAGCTAATTTTAAAAATAGACGTGGCAGATTTGACGTTGGTGCTTGCGCAGCTTACCACAACGTTCAACACGGCTGCATTAACACATACCTACGTGAATTTGGTATCGCAGATATTCCTAGAGTTGGTGAACCTAAAGCAGAAATAGAAATAGCTAATTTCATCAGTATGCTAGATATTCCTGTACAGAAACGTAAATACGGAATTATTGATAATGGTCAAATAGATATTTATGTTCCTAGCTGTAAATTAGCTATTGAACACGATGGTATTATGTATCATTGTCAAGGCAGAGTTATGAATAGATATATTCACCCAGATTATCACCTTATGAAAACAAAAGAGTGTAACGATAAAGGTGTACAACTATTCCATATCTTTGAAACAGAGTGGAAAGACCCTATTAAAAAGAAGATATGGAAGAGTATGATTGCTAATAAATTAGGTATGTCTGAGAGAATATTCGCTAGAAAAACAGAAGTTAGAACTGTATCTTCACAAGAAGCTCATGATTTCTGCGAATTAAATCACTTACAAGGTGCTTGTAAGGCTTCTGTTTACTTAGGTTTATATCATAATGACGAATTAGTAGCGTTCATGTCTTTTGGTACAGCACGTTTCAATAAGGCTTATTCTTGGGAACTTATTAGATACTGTTGTAAGGCTGGTGTAAATGTAATTGGTGGTGCTTCCAAATTATTGAAACACTTTAGAAAAGAGCATGAAGGAAAAATTATTTCCTACGCTAACTTACGCTGGTCTAATGGTAAGCTGTATGAGTCCATAGGTTTTACCAAGATTGACCAAACCAGTCCAAATTATTTCTATTTCAAATTAAAGGATAGCATGAATGCTATTCCAGAATTACATAATCGTATTCAATTCCAAAAGCATAAATTAGCTGATAAGTTGGAAAAGTACGACCCTAACTTAACTGAAAAAGAAAATATGTATAATAATGGATATTGTACTATTTATGATTGTGGAAACTTAGTATATGCACTAGATTAGAGTTGACACATAGCGTACAACTCTCTATAATAGTTACTATGAACAGATTGCTATTCGGAGATTGCTTAGAGGTGTGGGACAAGCATAGTTTACCTAAGGTAGATTGTGTTATAGCAGACCCACCTTATGAAGTTCTCAATAAGAAAGCAGGCTGGGATAACATAATAGATATAGACCAGATGTGGGAGATGTTGTTTGCAATGTGCAAAGATACAACTCCCATTGTCTTATTCTCACAAGAACCTTATACATCTAAACTAATTCAGTCTCAGCAGAAGTTGTTTAAGTACAAATTGTATTGGCATAAAACAGCTCCTACTGGGTTCCTGAATGCTAAGAAACAACCATTAAGAAACATTGAGGAGATACTGGTTTTCTATAAGAAACAGTGTACGTACAATCCACAGAAGACTACAGGACATAAACCTGTAAATTCCTATAGAAAAACAGTTGTAACAGCTAATAACACAGACTGTTACGGGGAGACATCAAAAGAAGTTGTGGGTGGTGGTAACACTGACCGTTACCCCACCCAACTTCTTACTTTTAAATCAGATAAACAAACTTCTTCCCTACATCCTACACAAAAACCATTAGAGCTAATTACGTGGCTCGTGAAGACGTTTTCTAATGAAGGTGATGTAGTTTATGACTTTTGTATGGGAAGTGGCACCACAGGCGTTGCAGCTATCTCAAATGGACGAAATTTTATTGGCATTGAGAAAGAAAAGAAATATTTTGATATAGCAGAAACTAGAATAAATCAATACTTGTAGATTACGACATTAAATTTACCTCCCTGAGCTCCTAACCAACTCAGGGATTTTCTTTTGAGTTGACGAATAATGAAACAAAAATTACAATAGTAATATGGCTAAGAAGTTGAAGACAAAATTTTACGATACTTTATGTAACAACCACAACACTATTATCTTTCTATTAAAACAATACAAGAAAACTGGTGATGTAAAGAACATAGACACGTGTATTGAGATTGCTCGTGAATGTAAAAAGCAAGGGCAACACATGGAAAATCGTATGAAAAAGTATCGTACTTCTATAGAAAAATTAGGCTTTGTGCGTGTTGGTGGTAGAGAGACAATTTAAGTAGTTTAATCTTCAGAATAAATTATCTCTTAGGAGATAATATTCATGGGAAACGTAAACTACTCAGTACTTCAAACTAATCAAGGCACAACTTATATTGGTGCTAAGAATGACATTGCTATAACTAATAACCAGCAACATCAAAACTCTTATTTCAACATAGATGTGCAACGCTCTGATACATTTACTATGTTAATTGAGGGGTTTGAATACGGACGTTATCACGCTTCTTATAAATCAGTTTCATCAGCTCCTTGGGATGGTGTCATAAATCCTAATTTTGACAGGTTTTCAAGCAATGACTCCATTTTTTGGATGCCTTTAAAGTCTCTAACGTACTCACAGGGCTCAATTGAGAACATGAGTATAGCTGTTGGTACTTTCTCAGATTTATCATTACCATTTAGAAAACATTGCCCTACTTTAACTGTTGAAATGGTAGACCACAGAAGTGATTTCTTTGAGATGAAATTACGTGAGTGGCACGCACAATCTGTTGTAACACAAGGATTTGTTCCTGTGTTAGAAAGTATAACTAAAAAAGTTACTATTCGTGGTTGGTCTCCTAACGGTGAATGTAACTCTGTAACAGTATGTGATTGTATCCTTGCTGATGATATATCAACAACTCGTGGTTATGAAGGAAACGATATGAAAGTTATCTCATTTAAACTAATGGTAGTAGGTTATTAGTTTAAAAATGTTCTAATATGTAAACCCAAAGTTTACATATTATCACCAAATTAAACTGGGGGAAATATGAAATACATAGCTTCGTGTTCTTTTGGGAAGGACTCACTAGCTACAATTATCTTAGCTCATATACATAATGAACCTATAGATGAAATAATTTTCTCTGAGGTTATGTTTACTAAGGAAATTAGTGCTGAACAGCCTGACCATATTGACTGGATTTACAATGTAGCAATACCTAAATTAGAGAGTTGGGGATATACTGTGAAAGTACTACGTGCAGAACGTACTTTTGAAGATATATTCCATCACAGAATTCTTTATTCACAGACTCCTGAGAAAGTTGGGAAAATGTTAGGTTTTCCAATTCCTGGAATGTGTGCTGTGAATGACAGATTGAAATTATCTCCTGTGAAGAAGTACTATCGTAGACTCAAGGAAGATTTTATTCAATATCTTGGAATTGCTATAGACGAACCACAGAGATTGAAAAGAATGCACAAATCAGAAAATAAAGTATCTTTATTAGAGAAGTATAACTATACAGAACAAATGGCTCTTGAGCTGTGTGAAGAATATGGACTACTTAGTCCGTTGTATAAAAGGCTCAAGAGGGGGGGTGTTGGTTTTGTCCTAACGCACACTTGGACGAACTAGCACAATTGGTAAAGGAACATCCAGACTATTGGAATATTTTAAAAGAATGGGCTAAGCACCCAGACTTATGGACAATTAAATTTAACAGAACAATGAACTTTGATGAGTTAAATTCTAAGATTGAAGAAATGTTACAATAACGGGAGAATTTTATGGCGGGAATGAACATTAGAGATTGGAAGAATATTAACTTGAAATGGTTACCATCAAGAGGTATTCCTTACCCTGATGACATTGAAGTTTATGTTACTCCAATGACTATTCGTGAAAGACGATTATTAGATGGAATTACTAATGCGGAGTATTATAGAAGATTATTGGACGGTATTGATATAAGAGGTGGCTCACCTTTTAGAAAACAAGATTTACTTGTAGCTGACGTTCAATTTATAGACCTTGCAAGACGTATATTCACATACGAGCAAGACAGAAAACTTATTCTAAAAGATTATATCTGTACATCTTGTGGACAACATAACGTTAGAGTTGAATTCAGTTTTACAGATATAGAATTGGAAGATTTACCTGAGGGTATATTTGGTACTGAAAAGAAATACACCGATAATGAAACAGGTGAAGAACTTGTTAAGAAAATCCCTGGAAAGGCTTACACATTCTCTGATGGGACAACAGTGTACGCTGCTCCAATGATTATTTCTGAATACATTGATTTAGCTACTAAATATATTGCAAATAAGAGAGATGACGACGACTCTGAGGCATATATTGCTCAGTTTGCATACTTAATTAAAGATATTGAAGGTATGGACGGTCATTTCAAAGACGCGAATGCACGCAGAGCTTTCTTATTTGATTACGTAAACTCCCTATATAAACCAGAGGATGAAGATGTCCTCGATGACATTGAAAGAGAAACAACAAGTATCCTTAAACCTATTGTAACTACTTGTCCTGATTGTGGCGCTGACGTGGAGGTATACGTACAGCCGTATATGCGATTTCAGCAGTAGATTTCATGTATACTCCTTTATGTTAATGTTCAATGACTTTAATTATAAGTACTGGCTGGGAAATATAGATAATCTTATACGTGAAGGGCACTACGGGTCATTTGTTGAATTAGAAAATATGACTATCAGAGAATTAAGTAACATATTCAACATAATCATATCTAAACAACAAGAAGAAGCCCTCGCAAAAGCAAAGTCATAAAACTTAACATTTCTTCCATAAGTGTTGACACGAGTCAACACTTATGTTATACTTAAGATGTAAGCAACTTAATAAGGAACATCTATGTTACACATTCGCTCTAAGCGTACACTTAAAGCTATATCGAATGATATAATTTCGAGAGCTCATAAAGATTACATGCATTTTACTCGTGAAGATATGGAAAAATTCCATGATTTATTCAAAGAGCTAATTCCAATGCTTCCTAAAAATCATTTTTGGGCTTTGTATGAAAGAGATGAATTCAAAAACTTCCTTGCAAATAATTTTACACCACATGAGTATTATTACTTCTATTATAATAATTTGTATGAAGTTGAAGAGATACATTATGTGTTTGGTTCTTACACCTGTTTGACAAATCAAGCTGTAGAGGACGCTATTTTTGAACGTCAAACTATTGAGAAGCAGTTGATAAATAGACTACTGGACGCTGCGAAAGAAGCTGTTGATGAGTTTGACTGGGCAATATGGAATGAGAAAAATTCTCTAAATGTTAAACCAGAGTATATTGACGCATTTCAAACTAGTATGGGATTTCTATGTGGTTCAGTTAAATACTGCGGTTTCATGGGTCCTAATAAGTATGATGATTTTAGTACATTTTCACCACGTATGTGCTTCTTTGAGTCAAACCGTTTTTATAATTTTGAATAAAACCACTATTTTTACTTCTCGTGGACAGTATTAAATTCTAGTCTGATACTGTTAGCACGGGAATTATTTATGGCATATAATGGAAATGACGTTTTTATAAGTTTGTTACAAGAATTAGCAGAGCGGCTGAAAGTTAATAATGCTAATATTGACGAATTCTATAGTACCATTAGTGGCTTTGATAAAACTGCCATAGATAAAGCTCGTGAAAAAGTACAAGAACAAATAAAACTAGACAATAACTTAAAGGTTCTTTATTCAAAAGTTACAAGTAATTTACAAAACACTTTAAAGAGTACAGATAAGAGTTTATCGGAGACTGAACGTGCAATAGACGCTTTATCAAGTGTGTTAAATTCTGGCGTACTATCGTCTGGTAATGGTTTTAGTCAGCGTGGTTTAAAATCACGTAGTAATTACCTAGTAAATGCTAGGATAAGAGCTGAGAGAATACGTGACCGCATAAACAAAGGTGAGTTGAGCCCTGATACATCTTTACTTATTCAGCGTAAAGTACAGTCTGAACGTGAAAAAGAATTAGAGCGTCAGCATGCTCGTGAAACTAGAAATCTCGCAAGATTACAACGTTCTTCAAGGCATAAAATGATTAAGTCTTTAACAAAAGATAACGATGAACAAATGTTATTTATTGAAGAGCAAATGCGCGTTTTATCAAGAATGGGACAAGCACCACAAGGTAGTGGTAGCTATAAAGATTTTAATAAACTTGTTATTGAAATCCAAAAACGTGCAAAACGTGAAGCATTTATTGCTAGTAGAGCAGCTCGTATTGGTGGTGCTTCTTCTGGATTAAGTGAGTTCCTCAGGGTACAAGACGCTTTAGCTAACGCACGTTATAGTAAACCTTACCAACAGAGAGCTATTCAACGCTCATCTTTTGCAAGTAGATTTGGCGACGCTTGGGGTGCTCTTGGTTCTGGTTCATTCCAAGAACAAGAACAAAAGAACAAAGAGCGTGAAAGACAAAAAGGCTTCTTAGCTTTATTGATACCTCAATTAGCTAAACTTCTTCAAAAGAACCCTATCACAGATTTACTTAAATGGGCATTCTTGCTACTTGGTAAAAATCACCCTGTCATGGCAGCAGCAGGTTTAACTGCTGGTGTACCAGTATTGTCGTATTTACTATCTAATAAGTTTTTAGGAAATCCACTAGGCTCAATATTTGGTAAAACTGGTGGAGGTAAATCTCTTTTAGGAACTATCGCTACTTCCCCATACGGTAAAAATATTCCATTAGTAGATAAGTTAAGACTTGGCTTTGTCAATCATGAAAAAGAATTATTGCAATTGAAACAAGCTAGAGTTGAAAATATCCTTAAATACAGGGCAGCTCGTACGGCAGTTGGTAACTTAAATGCAGCAGGAGCTCAAGCAGTTCCTGGTTCAGCATTATGGACGCAATTACTACAACAACGTATGCAAACTCAAGCAGATATGGCTGCATACCATAATAGATATTTAGCTGGTGAGAGATTTAAAAATTTCTCAAGATACAAACTCCTTGAACAATTAGCTAACCAAAGAGCAGGAGTTAGAGCTGGTGTTCCTGGTATTTTTAGTAAAGTAAGGGGTGGTATTGGGCGCGCTGGTTTAGTTGGGGCTGGATTACAAGCATTATTTGACCTTCCTGAATGGTTCCAAGCTAGAAGGGAAGGTAAAATGACTTCTGCTGTATCAAAAACTGCTGGCGGTATTGCTGGTACTATTGGTTTTGGTGCTTTGGGTACTAAGATAGGAGCTGCTATTGGTACCGTTATAGCTCCTGGTATTGGTACTGCTATTGGTGGTGTTTTAGGTGGTATTCTTGGTTCATTCGCTGGTAACGGAGCAGGTAGAGCTCTTGGTAAAGGTATTGGGGTTCATTTACAAGGTCTTTCAGACGCTCTAGGTCAGTTTGGTAAAGCACTAAAACCCGTTGGTCGAGCATTAAAAGTAATGTTCGGTCATATTGGAGAATTCCTAGATGGGATTGGTCAAAAGATAGCTCCCGTTTTAGAGGGTGTCGGTTTGGCACTCGGTGCTCTTATTTCACCATTAACATTATTTCTTAAAGGACTAACTGCGCTAATACGTTGGATTGAGGAAAAATTCCCTGACGCTTTTGGTGACCATTCAGCTAAAGTTAATAAAGCTAAAGCAACAGCACAAGAGTCTTTGGATAAACTAAATGATGAAAAATCAATGGAATATCAAAAGAAATTTGGAGCTTATATATGGCAATACGCTAATAAACAAGCGTACATAGGTAAAGACTCTAATGATATTGCACGTCAGAAAAATAAGGTTGCTGGGTCTAAAGAAGCAGAAGAATATGCTAAGAAGATGATTGAACAAGATAAAAAGAACCTTGAACAATCTATATTAGCTCTTAGTGGGAAATCTATTGGTGCTAATGGAACATACATGGGTCATGCCATTACTGACACTTGGGGAATGAGAGACGTTCACCCTGTAACAGGTCAACGAAATGTAATGCACAATGGTATAGACCTTGCATATACACAAGGTGAAAAAGTAAACGCATTTACTGGTGGTGAAGTAATCTTTAAAGGTGCTCAAAAAGACAGTAATGGTAATTTAACAGGTTATGGTAATTATATTGACATCAAAGACCCTGAAACAGGTATTATCCACAGATATGCTCACGGTAGTAAATTTGCTGACGGCTTGAAAAAAGGTGATAAAATAAAAGCTGGTCAAACTATTATGTACGCAGGTAACACTGGTACAAGTGGTGGAGCTCACTTACATTATGAACAACGCATTGGTCAGAGATTTGGTGAGTCTATTAACCCATTAGGTACAAACGATGGTGTTCAAGTGGCTACAGCTTCTGCTACAGCAACAGAAATAGCAGCAGCGACTAATGCAGCAGCTAAAGTCGTACGTAATGCACAAACAACAGCTTCTGAAATGGATAAAGCCTTAATGGCACATACTTCTGGTGCAGGAGCTTCTAGTAAATTATCTAAAACACAAAATGTTATTTTCTCAGCAACAGACGTTACTGGTTCATTAGGTGTATTCGGTATTACTCAAGTTAATAACTCTGGAAAAATGAGGATATAACTATGAACGCTTACTGGGAATTTGATAAAGATTTATTAGACCATACAGACATACATTCTAATAATGAAGAAGACATCAAGATGAACATTATGAAGGAATTTAATCCTGTTGATGTTACGGGCTCTCTTGGTGTATGGGGTATAACAGCACAATGACTTTATTCATAAATACAATAGCAAATGATTTAGCAGGTGTCGCTTCTTTCGCATTGCCAGATTGCGAAGGGGGCAAAGTTATTATTGATGGCTTCCTTTCAGAAGACCCAGTAATATCAATGAAAAATAATTTCGACTCTGTTATTTCAGATTTGTCTGGCGTTAATGATTTCATGCAGTTAGCAAATATTGATACAGCAAGTTGGATGTCCACAACAAAAGCAGCGTGGAAAGGAACAGACCCTATTACTGTTCAATTCAATTTCTACTTACTAACTTATAAAACAGCCCAATTACATAATGGTTATGGAAAAGACTTGCCTGTATCAAAGCAGGCTGCATATTTTGCTAGATTGCTTTCTGTTACTCCAGGGGGCACAGATGGTCAGTTAGGCTCAACTTTAAAAGTAAATGTTCACGGTGGATATAGACCTGATTACTATCAGAGAAACGGTGATTTCAGTGGGTTCTCTATAGCTAATGCTCAGAACCAAAATTATTATAATGGAGATACTTCTGGAACATGTAGTATCATTGTTAATGGTGGTGGTCGTAGAACACTGTATTTGAATAAAATGTTATTACAAGACGCTACATTCACACCATCTACAGTACGTACAGGGTACTGGAGTAATAATACATTCATTACTTCTAGTGAACCTTTATATATTAAAGTGAATGCTTCATTCAGACTAATGCACGCTGCAACTTTAGCAGACGCTACAAGATTATTTACGGGGAATACATCAATCTAATGGAAAAATTTGAAGGATTATTTACAATTTCAGACACTACAACCGAAGAAAGATATGACTTATCTAAGTTCATGCCTTTCAAAGGTGATACTTATGATGTCCTAAACTCACCATTTCTTATAGGTTTAAAGAAACTTCCTATATGGCGTTATTACCGTGTCAATGAAGGATATAAAGATATTGACCAAATTTCTTATGACGCTTATGGAACTTTATTTTATGCAAGGCTAATTCAATATTACAATGATACTACTAAAGAGACATTTGAAGACGATACAGTCTTAAATTTATTTAGTGTAGAGGCGTTGGAAACACTCTATATGAACTTATCAAATGGCAATTTAGAAGATTTAACTTAGCTCGCTAAATTATAGAGTATGATTACCTTAGACGGAAACGGAAATTTATTTGATATAGAAGTGGGTGGCACTCGCCTAACCCCTGAGTTTGTTCAGCAAAATTCAATAGAAATTTTTGCTTTTAGAATAGTACTCACAGCTGGTTTAGCAATACCTACAATTCAAATGATTGTTGGTAGCACAAATGAAGCATACCTTCGTAAATTTAAAGAGACAAATGATGTAACAGTTTACGTTGGTTCATCTCCAGATAGTATGGATAGCTTCGATATGGATGTTGTTGGTCACCATATCAAGTATGATGGACAGACAGCTAAGTTTATCTTGAATTGTGGTGGAACATTAAAGAAAGATAAATTAAGCTCAATGTTCCTTAAAGATAAACTTGATGGTATTTATACTGGTAACGCTATGAAATGTCTAAGAACTGTTTGGAATGACTTAGTTGGAACAGGTATAGACTCAGACTCACCAGAAGACTCTAAGGATATTTCAAGGCAATATAAAAGAAATAATAGAACTCTTCAGAACTATTTAGCTGACATATTCTTACATATTGATATAACTCCATCATTCCCTATGATTACTATTGACCGTAAGGGAAGACTAAAAATAAGAGATTTTCAAAAACAAAAGAAAAAAGGAGCTGTAAAGACTTTAGCTCCATCGAATGCAGTATCATTAAAAAGACTTGAAATACCTTATATTGGTAAACCTGTAACAATGTCTTACAAGACATACACAAACAGAGCTTGTGGTTATACTCAAATAATTACAAGAAATGTAGATACAGGCGAATTAAAAATGGCAGCAGCCAATCTATCAGACTCTAAAGAAGGTTGGGCTCTTAATACACTAGCTACAACAGCAGATAACGAAAGTAGTTATGTTGAGCACCGTATGAATAATATTCATAATGCTGTTATCAATGATGAGACTGATGAAGATTATCACAAAGTAGCTTTATTTAACAAAAACCATTTAATTAACATGTCTTCTATTCAGACTATTGTTCGTTCTGAGGGAAGATATATAAATGAAGTTGATGTATTAGATATTGTAAATCTTAATACTAAAATTCGTGAAGATAAAATGAGTGGGTTGTATATTGTTGAAGCCTTACAGATTGGTTTTGTTCAAGGTGCACCATTTACAACAGTATTCCACTTATGCCGAGACAATGAAAATGATGTTGAGTCTACAGTAGCTGACCCTTATAATAGGTCTGCTCTAAAAGCCTTAAACATCAATCCTTCAACTAAAGCAGATATTATAAATGCTTGTAGAAAATCAAGGCAGGCACTAATTAACACAAGGCAGTTAATTAACGGAACTTACTTGAGAGAGTGGCAAACCCACCTTATTGGTACAAGAAACGCAGCTCTTACAAATTTCTCATTATTTGGCACAAGAATTGACTTAGCTAGTGCAGCTGGTAGAGCACGTTCTATGCAAAACATGACCTCAAGATTATGGGGAACATTCATAAATAAGTTCATCCCAGAACCATTCAAATCACAGGCTTACACAATGGGTTTGGGTGATAGTGGAGCCTTTGGTTTAATATTAACATTCATCTCAGCTTTATTTGGTGCAGATTTATATAATGCTGTGTCTGGGTTATTTTTTGATTTACAAACATTTAATAATTTCTTCCAAAATTATCACAATACTGTTACGTATGTACAAGCGCAACAGTCTCCATTTTACGTAGAGCAGTTTTATTCTGGAGATGTTACTTTTACAGAAAGTTCCTCTGGAAATTTGATTATGATGGCTGCACGAACTCCAACGTTAGCAGAATTTACAGGTGAAACTATGACAATAACAGACGACGAAAAATCAAAAATACTTGCTTCTACTGTAGCAAGTATAACAAGTAACATTCCTACATCAGTAGATATTCCTATTCCAGAGATTAAATTAACAGACTCTGACGCTCTTAGACCTAAAGAAGAGTTGAAAGAATATGTTGTAGACCAAATAGTTGATGACCTTATCAATAAAGGTTATGTTTATAATGACTTAATTGTAAATCCTCCTGTAGGTTCATCTATAGGGGTTATGATTATGAAACCAGATGGAACTATGATTTCTACTAGGGAAGCTGCTGACACAATGGTTTCGTCTACTAAGATTAAATCTATTTTAATGGGAACATCCTCATTTGACGCTGAGTCTGCTAAGAGAATTGAAAATACTGTTGGTGAAACTATTAACGTACGTCATTGGGGTACTTTCTCAGATTATAATGAATTGTCATCTTTCAATGTTCTTCGTGGTTTCGTCGATAAATATAAGACTGTTAATACAGTAAAACGTTTAAGTGCTCAAGGTGGTAAACGTATATATGTAGCACTTCCTGCTTCTGAAACTAACGTAAAATTCTACATTAACTCAGAACAAGTAACAATGGGTGAAATGGAAGTTGCTGGTCTTGGATATTATGACTCTCGCAATAGAGAAATCCCTTATGTAATATATTTTACTTATGAGGGCTACAATTCAAGCAACGTTATGATTGAATTGAGAAAGGGGTTATAATGTTACTAAAGCCTTACGGCATATTAGAAGAAGATTATCTTAATCCGTATGAACAATCTTATGTTGGTAAGGTTGTAGATAACAATGACCCAAAGAAATTAAAACGTGTAAAAGTTCTTATTGACATTTGGGACTACATGACTGACGAGCAATTACCTTGGGTAAAACAACAAGGTGATGGCACGAATGGTAACTCACCAGACTCATCTCAACATAATATTCCTGAGATAGGTTCTGAGGTTCGTGTTGTATTTCCATCTAAGAATGCAGATGACCCACAATATACTGGTATGGAAACTACAGAAGCAAATAAGTGCTCCTTATTTGATGAAGACTATCCAAATACTTATGGTGGTAAAGATAGTATTGGTAACTTTACTATGCACAATAAGAAGACTGGTATATCAGTATTCCACCATAACTCTGGAACAGAGGTACAAATGGACCCAGATGGTTCTTACACTGTTACAAGTAAATCAGGGGCTTATGTGAGATGTGACGCTTCTGGAGCTTTCTCATTCTGGGCACCTAATGTAACATTTAACGTGGACGATAAAGTTCTTGTGAATGCTACTCGTATAGAATTTTGTGCACAACATAACATTGATTTGAATGCAGACAATATTAACCTTAATGGAACAACATCAGTAAACGCTAAGGCACCTGTTGTTAATTTAGTAGGCAATGCTGTGGAAGTTCCAGGGAATATGACTGTTGGTAATTTAACACCTAAGAATGGTGGCTCAGCAATAATAACATCTTTAATAGATAAGAAATCTTATATATTTATGGACGGTTTACTACAGGGGGAAATGTAGATGGCAGATAGTAAAGGTTACGTATTAGTAAAAGGTGAAAAAGGTAAAGAAGTACCTAATGGTACCTCTGTATTTTCAGCTGTATCTTGTATAACAGAAATTGATTATGTGGGACAAAAACCAGAGGAAGATAAACCTACAGAAAACACAGGTATTACAACAACACCTATTAAAAAAGAAGAACCTGAGATAGCTAAGAAGAGAGAAGGCAAAATTGCTAAGATTAACGAAACTCTTGAGAAATTAAATGATATTCAGATGGAACAAGTAACAGCAGCTAATGTTGTTGACTGGTTTAATAGAGTGGAAGAATATGTAGACTCTTTACCTACTATGGAAGCTGATGGGACTATTGTTTACCACGTTGAAAAATCTGGTGATAAATGGATTTATACAGGTGAGTCTGAGGAAATGGACCCACTATGGAACGAAAGTATACAATGGCTTAAATCTAAGTTTTGTGCAGTTTTAAACGGTATTTCTGCTAAGGCTACCAGCTTAATTCAAACAATGCTTCAAGCTATTGTTAATAAAGTATCTGGTTGGAGTCCAGTTATGAACATCATGCTTTCGTTATTCAAAGTACCTTCATTAACATCTATTATCAGCTGGGCAAAAGGTGTTATTGACATGATAAAGAACTTATACCAAATGATACTAACAGTATACAAAACTGTTATGACTTTATTAGAAATTATAGTTATTCGTTTCCCACAACTCATTAGTAAAATAATGGATAAAATTACAGAGTGGGATTGTCCTATAGCTGTTAAAATCACGTCTGTAAAAGTGAAAAAACCAGAGAAGAAGTAGCTCGTTAAATTTTGGTGTAGGTAGTTATTAGTTAATTGGGGTATTTAATGCCATCAGTATATAGCGACATTAACACAAGATACATCAATCCACAGGCTGACGAATTTCTAAGTAAAGACGCTAGTGCTGTTGTTCAGTCTATATGGCGCTTAATTACTACGGTAGAAGGAGAAATCCCATACTACAGAAGCTATGGCTGTAACTTAAAAATATTTGAGCAATACCCTCTAACAGACTACACAGCAGATGAAATTTTTGAATACGTAAAAGAGAAGGTAGATACCTTTGAACCCAGAGGAACAATTGTTTCAGCTGACGCTGTGGCAGACGCTTCAAATAATAAACTTACTATGAAATTCTATATTCAAGTAAAAACCACTGGGGAGACAGGTGTACTTCCTGATTTAGACGTAGTTGTAAAGGGTAATTCATAATGTCTTTAGATACTAAACCAATTTCAATAACATCAGCATTTAACGCTATAAAATCTTTCTTTTTAAGCCAAGAAAATAACAGCAACTGGCAAGACTTAACAACAGGAGCAGAAGGTCAATTCCTTATGAGGTTGTTAGCTAACGTTCAACACGTATTAAGCGGAAACGTTATTACTGGAAGACGTGAAGTGTTCCAAGAGACAGCTAATTTAATGTCTTCAAATATTGGTATTGCTGTTAATAACGGATACTCTGTATTCCGTGGATGTAACCAAAGACGTTTAATTACTTTTATCCCTAACGATAGCATGACTATTCCAAAATACACAGCTATTGGCGACTACGACTCTGACCACCAAATACTTGTAACAGAAACAACTACCTTTGTCGCTGGGCAAGAAATTGAATTGAAAGTTCTTATTGGTTCATTGAAAGAAATTACTTGGCAGGCAGGAACTAATAAGTTAAAGAAATTTACTAGATTTGAACAAAATATATCTGAAGACATACAATTATTTTTAGATGGTCTTGAAGTTCCTTACTCTAAGGTTAAAAAAGATGAAATATACGACATGTATTATGTCTACACTAACCCTTGGAAGTCAGTAACAGTGGAATATTTGAACAACGCAGCTGGTGCTCTTTATAAATACGACGCTGACTCTCAGTTTACTCTTAAATATGTTGAACTAGATGATGTTGAGTCAAAAGACTTTGATGAAGCAATGTTTACCCATGGTAAATTAACAAACACATTGTTAATTGAAAACTTCGTTCCATTTGAAGATATTGAAGAAATAAAAATCAATTCGCCTATATACAGAGAAACGCAAAACTTAGTTCGTTCTAAGGCTGATTTTGCTGATATGGTTAAACAAAGTACTCCTAATATTACTCAAACAGCATTCAAAGCATTAACACCTACTTATACTGGCGTTACTTACGTTAAAGATGACTTCTCAAGAATTAACGAGTTCCAATACAAGGAAATAATGAAAAACATTGAACCTTCTATGAAGTTTGGTAGACCACTACCAGATGTTATTCATCCTTTGAGAGAAGTAACTACATTAGATATAACACTGGGATTAACAAACAGATATACAGACGAAGCTAGTGTGTCTGCTGACGTAAAAAACATTATTGATACGAACTATGCTAACAAACTTTCTACAACAGTGAATGTGTTTGATATTGAAAGTTTGTTAAACAAACTTAGTTACGTAAAATATTCTCGTGCTAATTTTAGCGCTGGTGCTAGGAAACCAATAACAGAATGCAAACTTGGTGATTTAGTTAGCCAAAGCGATAAGACATATAGATGTGACTCTATTTTAGGAAAATCAGGTGCAAATGAACCTGATTGGGTGCTCCCTGGAGAACTATACGACCCAATCAATATTTACACAGGACTAGAAACAAGAGATAACGAAGTTGTATGGGCTTGCTATAAGAGACTAAGCTCTATGCCTAATGTACAACCTTGGGCTCCAAACAGAAATTATACTGTTGGGGATTATGTTTATTCTGATTTTGTTCCAGCGTACATGTTCAAATGTATAGACGTGTTGAGAGCTTCTGATATTAACACTCCAGATGTTTTAGGTGTTGAAATTGGAGACTACATTAAAGACGGTCAACTCGTACTACTTTGTACTGAATACAACATTTCTTACCCTGAAAGAGTTGGTGGTTATTTCTATAGACTTGGTGATAGATTTAATATTGGTTCAAAATCATTCCAGTACGTAGGACAATATGGTATTACAAGTGGTGACGAAGTATTAACATTCAATGACACATATTATGACCTATACACTTTCCCAGAAGAAGATAAACCTAAAGAAAGTGGATATATCTATATTGATGATGTGGACGCTTCAACAAATATCCATGTTGGTGACGTTATAAGATTAAACTTAGTAGAACCTATTTCTAAAAATTATGTGGAAGTTTCTGCTGATAACTTAGTAATGAAATCTGGTATTGTTGCAAAGGTAAAAGACTATGAAGACCAGCCAGAACAAGAACAAGAGGAACCAGTAATTGCAGAAGAAGTAATCCTTGATTTAGGTTTATCTTACTCTGGAGACGCTATTCCAGATATTACTAACGTAAATGTTGGTGATGTCATCACAGACGGTGAATTAACATTGAGATGTATTGAATACGACTACACTCAAGTAGAACGTACAAGCAACAATGGATACATGGTTGGTAGTAAGTTCAATATTTCCGTTTATAACGAGGAAATGGAACTTATTAAGGCTTGTACATTTGAAGTAATACAAACTCCAGTTGCAACAACTCGTACATCTTATGGTGTTGTTACAGCTGACGAACAATCAGAAGATGAACCAGTAGTTCAAAATGCTAACTGGAAAGAACTTGAAGCTCAATTAAAAGCTCAAGAACAAGTACATAAATGGATTGTTAGTGAGGGTCCTGACTCATTAAGAACTCCAAAAGATGTTTTAGATTTCTATACAACTATTGGTAAAATTAAACCTGCTGAAAAAACAATGATGGAAGAATACTACAAGCAATATGACGCAGCTGATGAAGAACAAATCTACTTATACATGGAGCAGTTCGGAGCAACTCGTTTAGAAGCTGTAGACTCATTGAAAAGAGCAAAACAATTAAAAGAGCATATATCAGACGCTTCATGTTTACGTTACTACGCAAAAGATGACGAAGAACTACTAATTTACGTAGATAGATATTCAAATAACGTAGTATCTGGCGGCTATAATGTAGAACGTATTGACAATGAAGGTATTGTTAGAATAGTTAGAACATACGAAGCTGACGGTACTTTAGTTGAAGAACAAATCAACGGAGACTCTGATATTATTTCTGAAACATATTCAGTAACAGTAGAAGAAATAACTACTAGAGGATATAACGTTCACGGAGCAATTAAAACATTGACTCGTATAACACCTACAGTTCCTGTAAAAGATTATGTAAGTGGTGGTATCACAGCTTCATTCTCTCAAACAGATGATGGTCAAGTTCGTTGGGTACAGGTCGAAAATCCAGAACAACTATCTTATGACTGGAACGTATATACAAACTTTGATATTAACCTTACTATCAAGTACTAGGAGCTAAGCAGTGCTAGAACATTCAGTATCATACTACCTACCACAATATTGGGCACAACAACCTCTTTATTCAGAGAAAATTATACCTCTGTTAGACCAAATGTTATCTACAGGGTCTGCTCAAGCTGATAAAATGGCACTTGCTTATTATGATATTCTAAACAAATATCAAAACCCAGAAGACATGACCGATGAGAGTATCAGAGCATACATTAAAGAGCATGGTTACGGGTATATCCTAGATTTATTATCTACTTCAAGTGATAACTTACAAACATTACTTTTCTTACTTCCTCTAATACATTACCTAAAAGGAAGCAGAAGAGGCTTAGAGGTTGTTCTATCTTTATTACAAGTATCATCTAAAGAAGTAAATACAAAAATTACAGCGTGGTACGAGTCTACCCCAGTTGCTCAAGAAGATACCTTCACAGTTGAGTCAGATATTAACCTAGCTTCAATCGACTCTTCTTTCTTCGACAAGTTTGATACCTTCGTTAAGAAATATGTTTACCCATCACTAACAGGGTTGTCTGTTTCTTATTCAGTATCTGGGCAACACACAATTCTCCCAGTGGTTCAAACTCGCATAGTTGTAGATTTATGTGGAACAATGGATACTTAGATTTTAAATCAGTTAAGGATAAAATAATGGCAGAGAACGAAATTAACTACGATACAATACAAAGACAACTTGGGATACTGATGACAAATTCAGTAGCATTCTCAGGTAAAATGTATGATTTACTTGCGTCTCCTACACCGATGGACGTAGAGCTTCGTGTGTGGACTAGCGAGAATGAATTTGAAACAATTACTGTGCCAAACAGAGCTAAAGGTAGCATTCCAGCTCTTTATGGTAAAGGCAACCCTGAGGGTGTACAGGAAGCTAGTTATGGTGCTATTTACCTTGACGAAGATACAAAAACAGTTTATATAAAAACATCTTTAACAGGTGCTACTGGTTGGTTGAAACTTATTACAACTAATGAAATGAACATACACGACCAGAACAATTCAGCTCACGAAGGTGTTTTAGCAAAAATACACGGTGACCCAGAAGTATTCTTTAGGGTTGCTGACTTAGATATTCATGCTGACGACAATGGTGCTTATGCAGTAAACAAGGACTCTTTGTTTGCATTACTTGGTGGTCTTGACCAATTAAAAACTAATGATAAGACAGATGTTGTTTCAGCTATTAACGAAGCTGTAGAAATATCAACATTTGACGCAGGCTGTGTAAACTCAGGAGCTTTAATTGCTGACTCAAATCAACCTGACTTAATTGTTGTAAATAGTACAGCTAGAATATTAACATTACTTGGACCTATTATTTGTAGGTCAGCAGAAGGTTATAAATACGAGATAAATACAGACTTACAATATGACCTTCTTAAAGCAAACTTAGGTAAAAACTCTGTGTACATTGATTTAGATAAAATGGAAATTGTACTACTACAAGGTGAATACTTTGTAAGTGCCCACAAACCATATTTCATGCAAGGAAATGATTGTTGGTTAAATATCGGTACAGCTCCTTACAAGTTCCAACAAATGGTATTGAATGAAACAACTCATAGATTATCATTGGAAACTAAAAACTATGTATATGTAGGAACAGTTGATTGGAGAGGTTAGGATGGCAGAAATAACTATTGCAGAAAAATTAGAACAGATACAAACACAGTTAGCTGCACTAGAAACAAGCTACGCTAACATGACTAGAACATATTACAACATGTTCTACAACTCAACCCCGATGGATATAACACTTCAAATATATGCGGAAGATGGCTCTTTACAAACTATAACAGTTCCAAACAGGGCTAAAGACGCACAAAAAGTTACGTTTGAAGGAAGTGGAGACCCAACAGGTAAATTAACAGCTCCTAGAGGTTCAATCTATTTAGATACTAACTCTGGAAATCTTTGGTATAATACAAATGCTATTGGTTCAGAAGGTTGGGCTAAAATTTACTCAACTGTAAACTGGGCAGAAGGTTCTGAATATATTGCTCCAGACGGTGACGGTCACAACATTCAAGATTTGAATGCTAATAATATTACCGATGGTATCTTAGGAATGAAATTTGGTGGCACTGGCGTTAGCTCATTATCAGGAATTCTTAAAGGTATTCCAGCTTACGTAGACGAACAAGGAATTGAAATCCCTGGTTATATTACAACAGCAGAAGCTGGTAGAGATTACTTGGATACAACAAACTTGGCAGGTATGATTGTTTACTTCCCTTGTGAACAACCACCAGCTGGTTATTTAGCTTGTGATGGTGCTTTCTACAATTCTGAAACATATTCAAGTTTATATAAAGTTCTTTGTGATTATGGTTCTCCTATGGAAACAGAAGAACGTGATGGAGTTATCTGGTTCAGGGTTCCAAACTTAGACGGATTATATATTCGTTCTAAATCATTCACAGAAGACAACTCATACGATACAGAGACAGGTAGACCAGTTCTTTCAATTCAAATGGACTGTGCTCCAAATATCAAAGGTACATGGGCACAAGAAATAACTGGTGCTGAACCTAACTTTACTGGTGCTATTGCGATAGCTACAGATGATGAAGGTAAGTATATTCAAGTAGACGGTAAAACGTCTGCTCCAGCAGGTGCTTATGACTACTTAATTAACTTCAATGCTGGTAATTGCAGCCCAGTATATTCAGATGACGCTAAAGAAATTAGAGTACGTAACATTGCGTTACTACCTGCGATTAAATACTAGGAGGAAATCGTGAAGCTATTATATTGCTATAATAAAGATACATTGGAATTTACAACAATAATCACAGCAAGAAGAGATGTTCTTGAGTCTGAAAAATGTGGTTATGATGTATTCGCTGTTCCTCAATTCGCTACAGAAAAAGAAGTTCCTACCCTTAAAGATAATGAAGTAGCTGTATTTAATCCTGAAATTGATAATTGGGAAGTGAAAGAGTCTTATAAAGGCAAATACAAACTTAACACTAGAACAGGTGCAATCTTCCTTATCAATGATAACAACTTGCTTAAATCTTATGAAAAATTATTAAAAGATGATGAGGCTAAGGACGCATTAGCTAATCCTCTTAAATATGAAATCATCAATGGTGAGTTAGTAAATATTTCTAAGACTCAAAAATACAAATCTCGTTATAACAAGAAAGAGTATGAGCGTAAAATAAAAGAAGCTCAAGAAGAATATGAACTATTCAGAGAAACTCCTATAGAATACAAAGGTCACGGTTATTTACCAAGATATATTGATGACTATGCTGTTCTTCAATTTAGAGCATTCCCTATTGAAATATGGGACGCTTCTGGGGAATACAGTAAGGTTATGAACGAAGCTGAATTCAAGGCGTTAAAATTATTCTTAGAAAAAGCTAACGACCAAGCATATAAAAAGAAAAAAGACGCTATCAAACGTTATAAGGAAGCTATTAAGCAGTTGGGAGAATAGCATGGCAGAATATCTATCAGAGCACTTTACATTAGAAGAAATGATTGCAAGCGACACAGCTCGTGCTCGTGGTATAGATAATTCCCCTACAGAGCTTCATAAGAAAATTTTAATTCACACATGCCAATATTTACTTGAACCACTAAGAAAATATCTTGGTGAACATTACGGTACAAAAGTAATTATCTGTATCAATAGTGGTTATAGAAGTGCTAAACTTAATACAGCTGTTGGTGGTTCAAATACAAGCCAACATTGTAAAGGCGAAGCAGCTGATATACGTTGCTACAAGTATGTTGGTAAAATACAAAAACTAATTCCTCACGAAGAATTGTTTGAAGTAATTAAAAAGTTCGTTAAAGAAGGTAAAATTTCAGTAGACCAATGTATCCTAGAAATCTCTGGTGGCGCTATCTGGACTCACATATCACACCACAACGCTGGACGAACAAAAGATAGACGTCAATTCCTTAGATATAAGAATGGTAAATACATATTAGATTGCGACTTAGCTTAAATTCTTCAGTAGTTAGTGCAACAAGTAGTGAGGTTTTTGAATGGCTAAGCGTGAAATAGTTTTAGAGTCATTTGAATTTACGGAGGAAGACCCTAAATTCACTCCACGTACTCCTTACAAATGGATGTCTAATGATGAGAAAGAGTCAATCGCTCATTACCCTTATATACTTGACGCACAATGTCCGTTCTGTGCTTCTTTTAAAGTAGACGGCAACCCAGTTACATTACGTGGTGTAGTACCTAAAGGTTTCACATATAACCTAGCTGATATTCATTGGCTTCTTGAACCACTAACTTTTGACAAACACTCACCATTCGTAAAAGACGCGAGCTTTATTCATGACTATATGGTAAGCCGAAAAAGAGAATTATATGAAGTTTGGGATTTAGAAGCTAAGGGAATTAAACCTCTTGAGTTCAAAAAGATGACTTCTATGATTTTCTGTCACCAATTGAAACAAAACGGTGTACCATATTCAAAAGCTCACCTTATGTCTACTTGGGTTGATATTTGGCAATACACAGTATCGGAGTGGTACAATCTTGATAAATCGGAGACAGTTTTATGACCCCAGATATTAACGTTATACTAAACGTAGTTTGTGTCGCAGCGTCTGTGATATTTTTCATTGCTAAATTAGACGCTATGACTAAATCTAACAGAGAATTCTACGAGAGCACTATCAACAACTTACACGAGAACATGAATAATAAATTTATGTTCCTTGAAACTAACATGTCGGAAAAATTTTCGTCTGTTAATAGTAGATTTGAAACAATTAAAGAAGATATACAGAGATTGGAACACAAGCAGGCTGAGTCTAATAAAATAAAAGAACGTTTGGCTATTGTCGAACACGCAATTAGAACATCTGCTTATCACGGGCACAGAATAATCCCTGACCACCTCGAAACTTACAATTCGCTACACGACAAACAACAATAACATATAGATAACTTAATATTTGGTGAGTTCACTCCCACATTATGTGGGGGTTTTCTTTTTATGGAGTTGACACTTAGCAAATTGGGATATATGATGATGGTACGATGATGAAAAATATTCTTATAGTAGATTTCATGTACCTATGGAACAGATACTATTATGCTTGCCCTAAAGAGCATTTTTTCAATAGTATCTTTAATTCAGCTGTAACTAGAATTAACAATAGTACTTATGACCGTAAATACCTTGTATTGGATGGTATTAAGGGTGCAGAGAAAAATAAACAACTACTTCCAGAGTATAAAGCAAAGCGTGGTAGTAAAGTAGAAGTATATGCTCGCTTAGATGAAATGGTAGCTAAAATATCTAAGGAATTCCCAGATATTAAAATTCTACGAAATGACAACGAAGAAGCAGATACTGTTATTGCTGCTTTTGCAAAGTATTATTCTAAGAGTAATAACGTATATATTTATTCTGGTGATAAAGATTTATTACAGCTGATGGCATTTCCTAATACCCTTGTAACAGACCAATTTACCAAAGACTTCATACTTGCGCAAAAACCAAAGTATGAAGTATTATCTAAATTCAAAATTACTGGTCTGGAAGAGTATAGTGATATTGTTAAGTTCCGTATATTCAAGGGGGACGCTTCTGATTGTATTCCAGCTGCAATTCCTAGATTTAAGACATCTTTAATAAAAGACATGATTGAAACTTGTTGGAACAAAGATGAACCCCTTTCTGAGGATTTATTAGACAGGATGAACAACCTTGTAACAGGTAGTAACTATGAGAAGTTTGAACAGGGTAAAGAAGCATTATTACGTAACTGGAAGTTAATGCAACTAACAGATATTCCTGTAAAAGAAATTATCACTGGTACAATGTCTTTGGGAGTTAAATAATGGCAATATCGTTATTTCCATTTCAAAAAGAAGCAGTATTAAATGCACTAAAACAGCATTTTTATTTACTTTGTGTTCGTGTAGGTGGTGGTAAAACAATGATAGCTATGTTTTTCACCAGAGCACTTCTCAACAAAGGTTTGATTGATAAAGTTGTATTCGCTTGTACAGTATCGGCAGCTGTAGCTGTAAGAGGGGAATTCAAGGATAAACTTAAAATGGACTTACCTCAATATGATACAGCAGAAGGATTTTTAGACTTTGTTGATAATGACGAAAAAATATGTGTTATAAAACATTCTCTATTTGAAAAATTAGGATATGATGAACATGTTATAAAACAACTACGTCAATCCCTAACTAAGTCTGGTAAGAGAATAGCACTTGTTATAGATGAAGCTCACAAGATGAGTAATGATAAAAGTAATGCCCACATGGCATATATGAATATCAAATTTATCTTTGAACGTGTATTACTTATGACAGCAACTCCTTATTCAAGTTGCTTATCTCAGTTGTATGGTGTTATCCACTTAATTAACCCTAAACTATGGAGAAATAAAGCTGCATTTGTTCGTGACCACATTGAAGAGCAAATAATTATGGCTAAGGGTCAAGTCCGTAGAAAAGAAAAAATTGCTTACAAAAACCTAACAATGCTGAGGGGAAAAATAGCACCATTCACGTTCTTCTATTACCCTAAGATAAAGCTGAATTTCTTTTATCATAATGTTAGATTAAAAGATTACTCTGACTACGACGATATTTGTAAGGGAGTATTAACAGCGAAGGAGTTAGAACGTGTGGAAAAAGGGGAAAGCGAGAAGAAATAGTATGAAAATCAAATTTTTATCTTATGGTTCAAATGAAGAACTATTATCAACTGATTTAGACCATATCCCTGCTATTGGGGATTTCATGATGTTGGCTGAAACAATTAGACCTAATTGGAAAGACCATTTCTATATTGTTAGGGCTGTAACACATTTATTAGATAATTCAGTTCAAATTCACTTGGAGAAATATAATCCAGATGAACAAAAAGACATCTTAAATAAGCTCAAGGAGAAGTTTAATGAGAAGTACAGTAAAGAAGCGTAGAGCTCATAGAAAATTTGTACGTAAGCAAAAACAGCTTATAAGAAGACGTGTGAAGAAACATAAACCAAGAAAGTGGTTCATTATTCATTTAGACCTTAAACCAGAAACAAGGGAACTTATTTTTAATAAGGCTAGGGAATTAGGTGTTTCAGAACAAACTGTTGTTACAATGGCATTGAAAAAGGCAATGAAAGAATGGCATTCAAGAGAAATATAGTACACATTTGGAAAAGTATCCAAGAAGATAAGGATAAATATGCTCAAAAGGCTGCTGAGACAAGGGCACACTCAGCTCGTTTAGCAGACATGCAACGTTTAATTGATATGTCAGAAGAAAAACGTGCTGAACTTATACGTGTCCTTAAATCTCCAGCCAGTGATTGTGATAAGAAAATATATGAAAAGGGAGCTTTGGTTTACACAAGACTCTTAGATGTCGCTGAACAACTAAGACAAGACGTAGAGGACGCTGGAATGACATGCTTCCTTATCACATCTAAACAAAATCAGAAACAACGTGAAGCTGTAGTAACGTCTTTTAAAAAAGACAGTACGAATAAGATTGTTATTATTTCAGAGGCTGGTGGTGAGTCTGTATCACTTCAAACAACTAATGAAATAATTATGTATAATGTGCCACGAGGACCAGGGAGATGGACTCAAGTATTAGGACGTGTTGCCCGTATGTTCTCTAAATATGAAGATGTTGGGTTCAATGTTCATTTTGTTACTGTTGAAGACAGTATTGATGAATATTCACAAATTCTTTTATCAGCTAAAAAAGAGCTTGAAGAAGAAATTTTATCGGCAGACACAATACCATTAAAAGGTGAAAAGACTTTTGACCAGCTTGTTCTAAAGAAGATAAGAAGACACTTATTGTGGAAAAACGGTAGAACTAAGAAAAATCCAAAGCTAGATTAAAAGTTGACACTTAACAAACTCGACTATATAATAGGAATTAACTTGAGGAACGATAATGATGGCTAAAAAAGATGAGACAAAACAGCCAACATCCGCTATTGAGCGCGCAAAGGCTGAATATGCAAAGAAGATGGAAGGCAGAAATGCTGAAATGGAAGAGTACGTAAAATTCCTAAAGAATAGCTTACGTAGATACTTCCCATATCTTATGTCTCTTACAAAAGATGACCGTGCTTACCTTGATACATTAGGTGTAGAAACTAAGACTCGTAAATCTTATTTTGTGTATAGTCCTTCTGAAACACAGCTTATGAAGTTTGCTGCGTATTACTTAGCTAAATGTGGTGCTATCGTTTTTAGAGAATATTTTGTGAGAGAATTAGCTTCCTTATTAGTGGACGGAGACCCTATGGATGATAACAGCTCTATCTATGTTATGGAAGACTTACTAATTCTTTATAACCACAGAAACAATAATTACTTGGGAAAATCGGAAGACTTTGTATATGGTCAAGTAATAAACAAAGTAACAGAGAGAAATAGATTACGACTCCCAACCCTTATACTTTCAGAAGTAAAAGATGAAAAATACATCAACAGTGGGGAATTTGAAGAGATTACTCTTACCTTAGGGAAGTTACAATCGGCAGTAAAAGGTGTTGCTGAGTCACGTCCTGTGAACAACAACGCTGGGGAAAAGTCTAAAGACTGGGAGAGATAATGGACAGAGAGGACGAAAAGAGATATACGCTAGACGAGTACAACTGGCATATACTGAACAACCTAGAACAATTTAACGATAAGGCAAACCTTATCGAAAACTTGTATTTGAAAATGCGTCAGTACTTACCAGACCACGCTATTGTGTCTAAGTTTTATGATTACTATAAGACTGTTCTTGAGTATTATGAAGTCCATAAGTCATTCCCTAATATTCAATGGTTAGAAGTAAACTATGCAAAAACTGCTAAGTTAAAACGTACTGACGGTGATTTCTCTATCCAAGTATATGAAGACTTATGTAAACAAATAGACGTAGAAATTATTAAAAAGGATTGTGCTAACATTGTTCAATCAGTGTCAGTAGACCCTTCAACCTTACGTTCATTAACAAGTTTAATTTCAAAATATTGTGATAATGCTAGTGGAATTCCAGTACTTTCAAAGAATGATATTATTGGAATGTATGATGAATATACTAAAGAATACTCTGGTGTTTATACAGGTATCAAATTATTAGATGACCAAATAGGTGTTTTAGGTCATAAATCAATATCAGTATTTGGTGCACCTTCTGGTCATGGTAAATCTACTTTCGCTATTACTTGTGCTTACAATAATGCTGTTCTTTACGGTAGATGTGTGGACTATATATCTTACGAGGTACCAAAAGAGCATATCTGGTTCAACCTTGTATCAGCACACGCTACTTACTTAGATAATAGTAGTAATGATGAATTAAAAATCAGTTCTTCTTTAATATCTTCAAACATTAAAGAAAACAAATTAACTCCAGCTCAACAAGAATTATTCAAAGAGGTGGCTGCTGACCTCTTGAAGAAGATTAAAGCTAGTGGGGGATATATTAACGTAATTGACCAAACTTCTGCTGCTGTGGACACGTTTGAAGGGCTTTGTGCACGTGTTGAAGGTATGGCTACAGAAAGAGTTGATGGTGAAACTAAATTTGACAGAAAAGCTGACTTAATAATTGTAGATAACGTAGATAACTTCCAAGTACTTAAATCTGGTGAAAGAGATGAGATGGTTCGTATCAACAACTACATCGTTAAGTTAGACGCATTCTGTAAACAATATCATCACGGAGACGGTACAGCAATTCTATTACTTACTCAGTTAAACCGTGGTGGTCTTGAAAAACTTAATAGGTCTGAGGGTAGTAACGATGGTAGAGCTAAGGCTAACAACATAGACGTTTCTGTGTTTCAACGTTTTAATGCTTTGTACGAAAAAGGTACAGTGTGCTTAGTTGGTTACGCTAACGCTGCTCTACGTTCAGCTCAAAGAATGAGTGTCTATCCTGTTAAGTTGAGAAACAGGGGAGTACCAGAAGACCCTATTGCGATACACGCAGACTTCGCTCATAGTTATTTGGGTGGTAAAGCTGCTCCTGAGGAATTATCAGCAGAGAAGGCAAATGCTGCTATAGACTACGTTCAGGCAGAATACGCTGGTAACTACGAAGAAGTTACAGATGTTGATGACAACGTTTATGACATGGGTGATGACTTTTAAATTATCTTAAGAACGAAATTTTCGCAAATAAAAAGGTACACCCAAATATGTCTAGTTGTCATACTAGGCTCAGTTCGCAATGAAAAATTATGGTAATAAGAGGGAAAAAATATGCAAGCACAATTACAGGAGAAGCCAGTGGAAGTAAAGCAAAAAAGATTAACAAAGATTGAGAAATATATTGCTCCTCATTCATTCCAAGAGGAATTCGTTGATTGTTTAGCTTCTATTGAAAGGAAATATGGCTTTGATTTGTTTCACGTAAGCGGTATTGGTAAGCAGTTAGATATTAACTGGTTTGCTAAACAATACTTCGGAAGAAAAACAAATACGGCTGACGTTTCAGTAGACGCGAACTCAAACGTTGGTTTAAAAAACGTCGTTATTTGGGATAATGAACTATCAAAACCATTAAAGTTAATATACTCTTACTACCGTATGTGGAAAGGGTTGAAAAAGAAATTTGGTCTTGAATATGCGAACGAGGCAGTTAGAAAACAATTAACTGGGGAAATTTATATCAATGATTTCCACGGATTTTCAAGCAACCTTTATTATTGTTATAACTATAGTACTTTAGACACAGCTATGAAAGGTATTCCTAGAGGTATTGACGCTGAGGCTTCAAGACCTACAAAATACTTAGGAACATTCTTAGAACACTTACAATTATTCTGTATCCACGCAGGTGCAAGCTCGCTTGGTGCAGTTGGTTTGGCTGATTTGTTACTTACAGTTTCTGCTTATACAGCAAGAATATTGGCAGTTCAAGGAGACCACAAAGTTAGCTTCTCATCTCAAGAAGACTGTTGGACTTATGTCAGAGCTAAATTAAGAAACTTTGTATACTTCTTGAACCAACCTAACAGAATTGTTCAATCATTGTTCTCTAACGTTTCTATCTATGATGATAACTTCCTTGATACATTAGTAGAGTATTACTTCATAGAAGATAAAACTTCTGGTGAAGTGTACTTTGCTGAAAAGGAAATTGTTAAAAAAGTACAAGAGATGTTTGTAGACATTATGAATGAAATCATGTCTGAAAGAATTACTACATTCCCTGTAGTAACAGCTTGTTTCTCATTAGATGATGACAGAAATGTACAAGATGTAGAATTCTTAAAGTGGGTTCTTGAAGCTGACAAACAATTCAGATTTATTAACTTATATGGTGGTGCTACATCCACATTAAGTTCTTGCTGCCGTTTAAGAAGTGACAGAACTAATCAATATGTAAATTCGATAGGAAGTGGGTCAACACGTATAGGTAGCCTCGGAGTTTGCACGCAGAACCTACCAAGACTTGCTTTCATGTCTAATGGAAGTATTGAAGTGTTTAAAGATATGCTTCGTGAAAATATTATTATGTCTCAACGTATCAACGGTGTTAAACGTGGTATCTTAAAGAAAGCTATTGATGATGGTATGATACCTCTTTACAACTTAGGTTATGTAGATTTAAAAACTCAATACTCTACAACTGGTGTTGTTGGTATATATGAAGCTCTTGAAATCTTAGGTTATGATATTAGAACAGAAGTAGGTACTGAATTTGCTAGAGAAATCTTACAATTCATCAATGATGTAACTGATGAGGCGTCAGCTGAGCAAAAAGCAGCTTGTAACGTTGAACAAATACCAGCTGAAAACGTAGCAGTTAAATTAGCTAAAAAAGATAAAATGCTTGGTTTCAATAACAAATATGACATTTATTCTAACCAATATCTTCCTTTAAAAGATATGGAAGCTGATATGTTCACACGTATCAAGCTAGTTGCTGAATTAGATAAGTACATGTCTGGTGGTTCTATTCTTCACATCAATATCAATGAAGACGTGGCTGATACAGATACCTTTGTTGAGTTAGCAAAAGTAATGTACAAACAAGGTGTTGTATACTTTGCATTCAACAAACTCTTGGCAGAGTGCTGCGATTGTGGTAAAACATTTACTACAAATAAAGAAAACTTTGATGAAGGTAACGTTGAATGTCCTGTTTGTCAATCACATAACACAGAATGTGCTTTACGTATTGTTGGTTTTATACGTAAGTTTAGTTCTTGGACTTCTGAAAGACAAGCAGAAGGTAAACAACGTAAATTCTATAAAAGTCTTGTAAAGGGAGCGTAAGCTCCCTTACTAGGCTACTGGGGGAACAATGGCTTTTAGAAAGAAATATGAGTCTAATGCTGACATCGCTTTAAAGATAATTGCAGAGGAAATAAATAAGGGTAAAATTGTATACAAAGTAAACGTTCATTCTGTTGGTATTGAGTACAGGATTTATCCGTTATCCTTAGAAAACATTATGGGTCAGCATTTTACATTCCGTTACTATAAGGAAGTAGATGGTAGAACTAGACTCCACGAATTAAAACTTTCTAAGAAAGAGTACAAAATTGTAGAAGAAGTTGTTGAAGGCTACTGGGTAAAACACGGTGAGCGATGGCAAGACAGGGGACTTTATTAGTGTCAATAAAACTTACAAAAGACTCAAAATTTGATATATACTGTGGAGATAAAACTAATCCACAGTATTTTGACCATAAAAATCAATCACTTCAAGATATGGCAAAGTTTCTCTGGGAATGTGAACAAATGTTCGGTAGTAAATGGGAACCAATTTACTTGGGTAAGTCAAATAAAATAACCTTACCAGAATTTTACCACATGGTTTATACATTTAAAAAGCATAACTATATTGTAGCACTCCCTGGGGAGTTATACAGAGAACCTTTTAGAGATAAAGAATTAAAAGGTACAAGTTCTGTAGTACTAGAAATGGAAAAAAGTAATTATAGAGTTAAGCAAGAGAAGAAGCGTATAAAGGAGTTTGTTAATGCTAAGAGTTGAAAATCCACCATACGATTATACAAAAAGACATAGTAAATTATTTGATTTTGAGCGTTGTAGCTTGGGATTTGAAACTCCCTTTCATAGAATTGTTTATTTTACTAAGACAGAACGTTTACGTGGTGGACGTCAAAAAATTTATTGTACTATGGAACTAGCAGAAGCAGACACATATACATTGAACTATTACAGTGGTATGAACAGGAGAGCAGGTGTTTTAAAATGAATATAGTAACAGTGGATTATTCAATGGCTACGCAATCTTACGACATCTTTTTTAGTGGATGTAAAATGACTGTGCACTGTCAAGATTGTCATAATGAAGAAGCATGGGATTTTAATTGTGGTACACGTTATGACTTATGGTTAAAGAAAATAGGTTCTGACTTCAAAGCATTCGGTGGAATTATAAAGAAAATATTTTTACTTGGTGGTGAACCTTTAGACCAAGACCGCGAAGAATTACTTGAATTTATCAGAATTCTTAGGGAAGATTTAGAGATAAAGCACGACATCTGGTTATTCACAAGATTTGAATTAAATACTATTCCAGATGAAATAAAACAATATTTTTCACATATTAAATGTGGTATGTATCGTCCTGAATTAAGTACTAATGACAATATTCAGTACGGTGTAAAACTAGCAACGTCTAACCAAAAGATATATGCTAGGGGGATAGATTATTAAGTTGACACTTAATAAATCATCTTATATAATGATAATGTACAACAAGGGAGAGGAAATTATGTCAGACGCAAAAGACAAAATTAAAGAAACAATTAAAGTAGCAGCTAAAGGTGCTATTAAAAAAGCATTATCAGCTGTTGCCAATGCTATTAGAACAAAATTATTACCTAAACTTCAAGCTCGTTGCTGCAAAGCAATGCAAGACGCTTCTTTAGCTTTAGTAGATAGAGCAGATGAAGCTATTGAAAGTCTTGAAAAAGAAACTGATAAAAAGAAAATTATCAGAAAAACTTATACTTTAAAACTTATCCAAAATACAGCAGAAGCTGTGGGTAGTTTATTATTAACAACAGCTAAACACATTGAAGACAATGTAGACTTCTCAACTATTGAAGTTGATACAACAGAAGTTGAAGAAGCTATTGCAGAAGCAGAAGAAGACGATGATGAGTATAATGAACTTGTGGCTTCTGTAGACGTTCCTCATTGTGATGAAGATGGTTGTGAAATTGCATAGTAGACACATAAAACCTCTAATAAATGTGGATTAACCAAGGTGCCAGTAAGTTCACTCTTACTGGCGTCTTAATAGGAGAAAGTATGAAAGACAGAGAAATAGAAACACTAATTTTAAAAGAGTACGACAGACAAAAGAATTGTATTGAACTTATAGCTAGTGAGAATATTGTTAGCCAAGATGTACTACAAGCTATGGGTTCTGTTTTAACAAACAAATATGCTGAAGGTTACCCTAACAAACGCTACTATAACGGGTGTGAACATATAGATGAAATTGAACAATTAGCAATAGACCGTTGTAAACAATTATTCTTATGTGACCACGTAAATGTCCAACCACACTCAGGGTCTGGTGCTAATATGGCAGTTTATATGGCTTGTTTGCAACCAGGGGATACAATCTTAGCACAATCATTAGACGCTGGTGGACATTTAACACATGGTTCTCCAGTAAACTTCTCAGGTAAATTATACAACGTTGTTCCTTACGGTATCAATGACGAAGGTTTCCTTGATTACGACGAAATATCAAAACTTGCTGTACAACATAATCCGAAGTTAATTGTTTGTGGTGCTTCTAATTACTCACAAGCTATCGACTTCGCAAGATTTAAAGCTATTGCTGACCAAGTAGGTGCTTTATTACTAGCAGATATTTCTCATATCGCTGGTTTAGTAGCAACAGACTTCCACCAATCACCAGTACCTTATGCAGATTTCGTAACAACTACAACTCATAAATCTTTACGAGGTCCACGTGGTGCAGTTATTATGTGTAAACAAGAATGGGCTAAGAAGATTGACTCAACTATCTTCCCTGGAATTCAAGGGGGTCCTTTAGAACACATTATCGCTGCAAAGGCTGTATGTTTTAAAGAAGCTCAATCATTTGGTTTCTTCCAATACAGCCATAACGTAATTGAGAATGCTAGAGTATTAGCAAGTACTCTTAAAACAAGAGGAATTAAGTTAGTTTCTGGTGGAACAGTAAACCATTTAATGACTATTGACCTAAGAGGAACAAAATGGACTGGTAAAGATTTAGCTAACGCTTTAGATAAAGTAGGTGTAACAGTTAATAAAAATACTGTACCAAATGACCCAGAGTCTCCATTTGTTACTTCTGGTATTAGAATTGGTACACCAGCAGTTACTTCTCGTGGTTTTATGCCAGCAGATATGATTAAAGTTGGTGAAATTATAGCTGACTTAATCTTGGGAGTTGTGGATAATGATAACCTTAGAGCCCGTGTTAAAGAGCTCTGCGACGCACATCCGTTACCTTATAAAGATAAGGAACTTGTACCAGCATAACTTTCTACTTGTAATAGTGAGAAGTGTGGTAGAAATATCACACTTCTTTTTTGTTTAAATAAGTTGACAAATAAGAAATCCTAATATATAATGCAGATAAGGGAGAGATTAAATATTGGGAGGAACTATAATATGTTAGAACCTATTGGTGACAAACTATTGATAGAACCTATACCTGTGGATGAAGTTACAGCAGGAGGTATTATTGTACCTGATACAGCTCGTACAACTCCTGATAAGGGAAAGGTACTATCCATCGGAGACGATGTAAAAAGTGAAAAACTAATTAAAGGTACAGTTGTATTATTCCGTAAGAATTCAGGTTCTTCTGTACACCACGCTGGAACAGAATACATTATTTTACCTGTAAAAGAAGTAATTGGAATAATCAAAGATAAAGAGGAATAATCATGGTAAAAGAAATTGTTTATAGCGAGTCAGCTCGTACACAGTTGTTGGCTGGTGTGGACGCAGTAGCTAACGCTGTGAAAGTTACCTTAGGTCCAAAAGGGCGTAACGCTGTTATTGGTAAAGAAAATGGTGCACCTGTTATTATTAACGATGGTGTTTCAATCGCTAAGGAAATCGAATTAGATAACGAAGTACAATCAGTTGGTGCACAACTTATTAAAGATGTATCTGCTAGAACAAATGACGCAGCAGGTGACGGTACATCTACAGCTACAGTTCTTGCACAAGCTATTGTAAAAGATGGTATGAAAGTAATCGCAGGTGGTTACAACCCTATGGAAATCAGACAGGGCATTAACATCGCTGTAGAAGAAATCAAAGGATATATTAAAGACGCTTCTAAAGAAGTTTCTACAAAAGAAGAGATTGCTCAAGTAGCTACTATCTCAGCTGGTAATGATACTGTTATTGGTAACTTAATTGCAGACGCAATGGAAAAAGTTGGTAACGATGGTATTATTACAGTTGGTGAAAGCAAAACAAGTGATACTACTTTAAAAATTGTAGAAGGTATGCAATTCAACAGAGGCTATATTTCACCTTATTTCGTAAATAATCAAGAACGTAACGAAGTAATATTTGATAACGCATTCGTATTATTAGTAAGTAAATCAATTACTACAATGAAATCTATTGTTCCATTACTTGAACAAGTTGCAGCAAACGGTGGTGGTAGACCTTTACTTATCATCTCAGAAAACATTGAGGGTGAAGCTCTTTCAACATTAGTAGTTAATAATATGAGAAAAGTTATTAAAGTTTGTGCTGTACCTGCTCCAGAGTACGGTGAACAACGTGTTAATACAATGCAAGACTTAGCAATCCTTACAGGTGCTACTTACATTGATGACGCAGCAGGCGTTAAACTAGACAATGCTCAATTAGCTCACTTAGGTACTGCTAAGAAAGTTATTGTTACTAGAGATAACACAACTATTGTAGTAGATAACGAAGAAAACGAAGGTCTTAAAGCGAAAGTTAAAGAACTTAAATTAAAACTAGAGCAGCAAATCTACCGTGATGAATGGGATAAACAAAATCTCCAAGAACGTTTAGCTAGATTAGCTGGTGGTGTAGCTTCTATTGAAGTTGGTGCTGGCTCAGAAGTAGAAATGAAAGAGAAGAAACTTCGTATTGAAGACGCTTTGAACGCTACAAAAGCAGCAGTTGCTGAGGGTATTGTTGCAGGTGGTGGTGTTACTCTTATGAAAATCGCTGGTAAACTTAAACGTAAAAAGTTTGAGTCAGAAGATGTAAGAGTTGGATATAATATCATTGCGAGAGCTATCCAAGTTCCATTAGTTCAAATTGCTAATAATGCTGGTGTTGAAGGTGCTGTTATAGCTGATAAAGTTAAAAATAATAAAAACATTAACTATGGTTATGACGCTCTTAAAAACACATTCACAGATATGTTAAAAGCTGGTATTGTAGACCCTGCAAAAGTTACAAGAAGTGCTCTTGAAAATGCAGCTGGTATTTCAGCTTCTCTATTAACAACAGAGGTAGCTATTGTTCCTAAGAAAGAAGAACCACAAGGTCTTCAAATCACAGCACCACAAATGTTAATGTAATAAATGTTATAAAATCTCACATAGTGGGAGGTTCCTTTCTATTCGGTAGTCGTTTTGCTTACATCTATTTCGCGGCTACCGTTTTTTTAGTTGACGATTAACTAACGGAATTATATAATTAACTTATGAATAATTGGGGATTTACGTCTACAACAGAAGAAATTAGAGTTCAGAGAGAAATCATTGAACATAATTTTTCGTGGGGTGATTTGGACTCTAGGTACGCTACAATTTACAACACAAACTGTTTTTGCCCTTTCCATGAGAACCACAATTCACCTGCTGCTAAGATGTATGAAGATGAGGACACTGGTTTAATTGTGCTTCATTGTTTCACCGAGAGACGTAGATATACTACTTATGATTATGTTAAGATTATTCTTGTTGAACGTAAGAAACGCTACAAAGACGTTTGGGACTTCCTTGAAAAGAACCTATCTGAGCAGAACTTACGTGAATTAGTCCACTTAGCTAAGAAGAAGGTAGCTTTGGAGGACGAAACAGCCTTAGAGGAAAAGATTGAATATATTAACAACCTCTACAATGAATATGATGACGTTGTGGAATTTATCAACCGACTTTATTTAGAAAAAGATTAAGTGTAAAATTTACACGTTATATAGTTTATATTATTTAGTGGTTAGACTAAGGAGGCAACCATGAGAGTTATGAGTATAAATTTATTTAGAAACAGGAAACAAGTTTCCTTTAAAAATAACGAGAAAAAAGATAAAGTACAACAAAAAATGGACATGATTAAGCCAATCGGAGAACCCACAAGACCTGAGGGAATATTGTGCCAACCAATTAAGCCACAATCTTACGTTTTACCACAAGGTGCGAGCTTCACATATTTCTCTTATAACGTTCCATTCCAAGGGTTATTTCCAAAGGCTGAATTGTTTAAATAGTAGATAACTATGATTATGAATAAATATTAAGTGCCACAGATGTAGAAGTCATGGCACTTTTTATTGTTTTTAAGAGTGTGAAGTTGACAACTATCGGAATTATAAAGTAAGATGTAATTATGAAGAACAAAGTTAAATGTGTTTAATAAAAAGACGGAGATTTGAGATAGATGGGAACTTCTGAAATTAGATTTACGATAATAACGGCAGACGGTGTGAGTGTTTCAAACGAGTACAAACATGTACCTGGTGGTATATTGGTATCAGAGCTTGGCTCTTACAAGATGATACATTACGAAGATATTTTGAAAGTGACTGAGGAGAATATTATTTCCACAGATATAACTGAAAAAGTACTTTCAGCAAAAGGAATATTAACAATAGCTGATTAGACAACTTTAAATATATGTAATGATAGTTGGTTTCTACGATGTGTCCCCATGCACATCGTTTTTATTTATAAAAAGTTGACACATAAGAAGTCGTACTATATAATAGTGATTAAAGAACGATAATTGGAAGGGAAAAACAAATTGGCATTTGCAGAGCTTGACAAGTCTGTATATAAGTATATTCCTGTTTATCCACAAGCACCGATGGATATGAAGTATCACTACTACGACGAAAATGGTGTTTTGAAGATAAATAATGATTTATTTACGCTCGCCAAATCTGTTGACGATTTAAAAGAGTACCTATCTGGTTGTGAAGGTAAAGAGATAGCAGTCGATACCGAAACAACTGGTTTGACTTATGGTCAAGACGTTATCGTTGGATTTTCAGTGTCCAAAGACGCTTACTCAGGTATTTATGTTCCTATCCGTCATAAGATAGTACGTAAAGACAAAATTCAACAACATAAGAGAGATGAAAACGGTAATATTTTGTATACAAAAGCTGGTAAGCCTCGTACACAAACTGTTACTACTGAAACTTTCTTTGATAACCCGTTGAACCTGCCTGCGAAAGAATGCTTTGACGTCTTATATGAGTACATGGTTAAGGCTTCACTTGTGATAATGCACAACAGTGAATTTGACTTAACTATGATAAGACAAGAAGGTTATGATGTCATGAAGGCTAAAACGTTAGACACAATGATATTAACTTACTTGTATGACTCAGAAAATAAGACTTGGAACAAACTTAAAGAAGCGTCTAAGATTATTCTTGGAAGATACCCAATGAAATTCTATGAAGCATTGGGTACTGAAAAGAATTTCCAAACAGTGGACTTGGAAATAGCTTATCCTTACGCTTGTTCGGACACGGCTAATACTTATGGTATTTTCAGAAACCTATTTAAGAAAGTACGTAATCTATTAGCTCAAAGTCCAACAGTAATGAAGTTTGATGGTAAACCTTACGACCCTCTTTGGAGAGACAATGAGTTAATCAGAGCGTTCACTGATTATTATAGCCACGTAGACCTTTTAGTAGATAAGAAGGAAGCTAACGACTATAAAGATATGATTGAACAACAACTTGCAGAAGTTGAGGAGAGGATTTATTCATTCTTTAAAAAGGGTAGATTTAACCTATCCACATCATCAAAAGAGTTCAAAGAAACTATGGAACAATTTAATATTGTAACTGGTGCTCTTACAGACTCTGGTGCAGTATCCTATGGTAAGGAAGGTATTGCAGAGATGGATAAGCAACTAAGGGCTTTCCGTGAAATCCTTAAAGGTTTCAAATACATTTCTTATGACGGAAAACGTATAGATAAGAGAGCTAGTCAGAATGATTTAAGATTAGCAAGATACATCAATACTTATGGTAGTAAACAATTCAAGCTCAATGATACTGCAAATACACTCCAAATTAAAACTGTTGAGGGAATTCCTTTAACTAAATTAGAGTTATTTGAAGAGCTTAAATTACTTTACAAATCAGAAGTAAGTAAATTGAATATTCTTAAATCTATTCAAACAAGAAGCTCTCTTATGAAGGCTCTTAATTCTTATGTAACAAAATTGACAGAAACTGATGTTTGTCACATGCGTTACAGATTAACTGGTACAGCTTCTGGACGTTTATCATCTGGTAATGGTTCAAAGAATGATACTTCTAAAAACCATTACTTTATTGATTTGAACGCACAGAACTTGACTAAACCACACAGTGCTTACTACAAAGCAACTAAGACAAATGCCCCTGACAGTATATTAGGTTGGTCATTTGAATTAGTTTCTGAAGAGTATATGCACGAACACAAAGACACTGAAATCATTGTTGAAGGTTCAGACCCTAAGGGAAACATCAGAAACTGTCTTGTAGCTCCTAAAGGTAGATACATAGCTTCACTTGACTATTCTGCACAAGAGTACAGAGTTTTAGCTATTCTATCTAAAGACCATAAGATGATTGATAACTTCCTTAGGGGAATTGACCCTCACACAGCTACAGCTTACGGTATCTGGGGTGAAGAAAATTACGATAGGCAGAAACGTAAAAAGGCTAAGGCAGTAAACTTCTTAATGAACTACTGTGGTGGTGCATTCACTTTAGCTAAGAACTTAGACTGTCCTTTAGAAGAAGCAGAAGACATTATTGCTGGTTACGAAAGAACATACTTTGAATGTATTAACTGGAAGAAAAACGAAATTACTAAAACGCTACGAGACCAAGATGGTGTCGCTTACAGTTGTTTCGGACGCCCAAGACAGTTTAAATCACGTATGTCTTCAAGTGCTCAATTACAAGACCCTACTTATCAAAAGCAATCCAAATTCGCAGATGTACCTCGTTCAGTTCTTATCAAAGCGTCCGAAGGTATGGAAAAAGCAGTACATAGACGTATTATTTCTCACTTAATTCAATCTTGTTGTGGTGATATATGTCGTTGGGATTTAGTACAGCTTTATAGAAAATATTTTAAGAATAGAGACCCACATATTGATTTCTATTCAACAGTTCACGACGAAATTAACTTTGCTATAGACAAAGATGTAGTTGTGGACTATGTACGTGAGATTGATGACATCATGACAATGAATGAACTTCATCCTGATTTACCAATCATCACTTCGATAGACTTAGGTTACACATTGGGAGTATTGTTCCCATTTGAATGGGAAGATGAAACCAGAACAACTCTAGTTCCGTCTAGGGTATAGGGAGAGATAAGTGTTTGTAACAGAACACTCAATATTATTTTCACCAGATTTAGGGGCAGTTCGCCCATCAAATCTCTTTGAGTCAGAAAACCCAAGAGCTCAATTTGCTAATGGTTATTTTGACGTATCTATTTCCCCTATAAAGTCAGACGCACTTCATTTTTTATTTAGAAGTGGGAGAGAAACATACATATCTCCAGAAACTATTGTTTGTTTAGACAAATTGACCAAGAGACAAGCAAGTAATTTAAGTAATAATAGAATGATTTGTCTAGCATTGCCTAACAAACGTAGGCACAGTAGATTTCCGAAAAGTTCAAAAATAGTGAAGTTTTCGGATTATGACTCTAATTTTAAGGGTCAAATAGATATTACAAATAATAAGTTTGCTTTTTTACTAGGAGTTTTATTTTTAGCAGGACAAAGTAAAGAAGGTAATTTTCATTTTGATGTACTTAATTACGTGTACGCTGATAGAAGAGGCTATTCTTATATCAATAGGGTATTTCATAGATATAGCCCTGTGAGTTATGTTAGTAAATTTTTACAAAGAAATAAAATTCATTACAACAGCAAGATAGGAACAAAAACAACAACTTTTTACCTAAATGACCACCCTATGAGACAAGTTGTTATAGATATAATCGGTGAAGGTAATGATAAGTCTATACCAGAGGAATTCATCACACACATGCCTTATGTGTGGCAAGTGGCTTTTTTAAGAGGAGTTTTTTCTATGTGTTGTCATAATAAAAACAGCTACTTTGAAGCACTATCTGATGAAACTAAAAAAGATTTTAGACTGCTAAAGTTGGCAGCATTAGACCATTCCTATACAACAGAAGCAACACCATTTGTTAAGAATAGAGGGAATTGGTCAATACCTAGAGATAAAATTAAAAAGATAACATACTGCCGTGGTGTAACGGGATATAATATTACACCTCTTGTTTCTTGGGAGGAAACAGGAGCTCTGAACGTAAACGCATTACATCTACTTGATAGATATAAATAAAAACAATGGGAGAGAACAAACTAATGAGAAAAGAAGACAGAAAAAGAACTGCAAGGGAGATAGTTCAGCTCTACATAGATTATGTAAGAGCTAACCACGCTGACCCAAGTAGTAAAGAATTCACTGCTTATTACTCAGTAACTAGGGGTGATGATGAAGCAGAGAACTGGAAAAAACACTTTAAAACAATCAGTGAATTAAGACTAGCTGCAATTCAAGAGGATGAAACAATCCTTGAGGAAGTATTAAATGACACTGAATTAAACACAACAGACTATAGGGAGAAAGTTCTTGAGGCTGTTAGAACTCACAGAACCTTTATTATTACTACAGCTGTAAATGGTAAAGCATGCCACGTTGATTTTTACAAAGCATTAAAGAACTATGCTGCTAGAAATGGCGCAGCTATTTTACTTATTCCATCTGAAGATGTTAAAAACTCTAAAAAACAATTCAAATGGAATTTCGACCCAATTTTCAAAGATAGTTATTTTGTAATGTCAGATACAAGATTAAACAATAACCTATTGATTTCTGGTATTACAATATCAGCTAAACAAAAGAACCCGCTTACAGGTTTAGAAGTAATTGCTGGTAAAAATGATTGTTCTATTATCACATCTGGTACAAAACAATTATTAAAGAATATTCCTACATATAATGGTGGTATCCCTAATTCATTGATGTGTACAGGTGCTGTAACAGTTGCAGACTATACTAATGATTACATGATTTGTAAAAGAACATCATACATCGCTGAAATAGACCACCAAGTTGCAGCTTTAATTGTTGAAGTTGAAAACGACAGAATTTTCCACTACAGACAAATTCAAGCATGTAAAGACGGTTCATTCACAGATTTGGGTGTTAAATACACTGCTGATGGTTCTACATCTCAATCTAAGAATGCTGTATTAGTTATGGGCGACTCACACGTGGGTTCACACGATGGACAATTATTTGGTAAAGTCCTTGATATGTTAGCTCAGGAAGATTTTATTAACACAGTTGTCCTTCATGACATTTGCGACTCTGGTTCCGTTTCACACCACGAGTCAGAAGATTATGTTAAAAGAGCTCAAAGAATGCGTGATGGTTCAAATATATTAAACAAAGATGTTGACGCTGTAGCAGAATATTTGAATGACTTAACTGAATTTGAAGACCTTGAAGTAGTAGTTGTAAATTCAAACCATGATAACCACATCGAAAGATATGTACGTGAAGGTAGAGCATTTAAAGATAAAGACTTCACTAATATTGAACTATCTTGTCAAATGTTCTGTGGTTTAGTTGATGAAACTATTAAAAATCCACTTCAATTCTTAGTTAATTATAAATCAAATGTTAAACTGAAAAAACCAGAAGCTATTAAATGGCTTGCTCTTGATGAGTCATATAAAAAGCACGGTATTGAACTAGGGTTCCACGGACACACAGGCGCTAATGGTGGTAGAGCTAGTTTAAGAACATTTGAAAACTCTATTTATAATGCTGTTTTAGCTCACACTCATAGTGGTGGAATTCGTTGTAACATTTTCCAAGTTGGTACAACAAGTGAATTGAAAATGGGTTATAACGTTGGTTTAAGCTCATGGACTCGTACATGCTGCTTATGTTATGAAGACGGTACAAAACAATTGATTAACTTCATACCAACACAACAGGGGTACAAATACAGTGTTAGACGTGCGTTTGTTTAAAAAAGACGCAGACTATAAACACCAATTATGCACGGGCTCTGCTGATGGAGCCCAGTGCGTAAACGGTGAAGAATACTCGTTATGTATTCGCACAACAGAACTCAACAGAGGTATAAGTTATCTTACGTCAATACGAGTCAAGACGTTTAATGAAAGAGACAATATACACTCTTTGTTATATTCCTATAACGATTACGGCATGCCTTATATGGTGAAAGAACGTCTCAGGTTATTTCAAACTATACCTACAGAGACCACACTACATAAAGATGAGTTCAACGCATATAGTATAATTAGAAAATTTGAGGATTGGTGGGATAATGATAGTAAAAGAAGCGAATTGGGATAGACCAGATTTAAAAGATTTAAAAGAACTAATAGTAACTGAGTGGGACAAAATAGCAGAACGTGTATTTAGTGATTGTACACGTAGCTTATCTACAAAGACAGCAGTAATGCCTTCTTTTGAGGACTTTGTTAATGAAAATTGCAGCATGTACTTGGAGAGCTATATAAATCCAAAAGATGGATACATTGTGTCAATAGAGTTCTTAAAAACTGGGGGAACTTTAGTATCATTGTTGTTTAAATGGGACGGTATGTGCGACCCATCAAGATTAGATTTGATTTATTAAGAAGGAGATATTAGTAATTATGGCAAGGAAAATCGTAGCATTCGCAGGTGTACAAGGTTCTGGTAAAGACTATAGATGTCAAGAACTTGTAGCAACAAAAGGGTACAGACAACTAGCATTCGCAACAGCATTAAGAAAAATAGCTTTTGCAACTATTGGTATGTCTTATGAAGACGGTATGAAACAGTACGAAGAATTAAAGAAGACTGTTTTATTCAACGGACTAACATTTAGAAATATCCTTGAAAATTTAGGTACAGAAGGTATTAGGTCTTATGACAATGATTTTTGGGTAAGATGTTTAATCCATGACATTGAGAAAGTACCCGAAAATATTAACATCTGTGTTAGCGACTTGCGTTTCTACAATGAGTACAGTGGCTTATATAATTATTGTGCTGAAAAGGGTTACGACTTTGAATTCATCTTCTGTGATTATCACAGTGAAAGATATGAGTCTAATAATACCCATGCTTCTGCACAACTAGCGAATTACCTCGTAAATATTGGTTACGAGGACGGGGAACATATCACTCCTACAGATATGTTTACATTTAAGAACTTTACGAAACAACCAGTTCTAATTTAAAATCATCATTATGTTTTTCCTATTTGACTATTTCTTTTTCCGATTGGGTTTTACTCATTTTTCCCCAATCGGTTTTCTTTATGAGTTGACACTTTACACACTCAAATATATAATAGTAATTATTAAAGAACGATGATGAATTATAGGAAAACAAGAGGATGAGAAAAGACATTATTGAAGAGTGCCTTACACAAAGACACATTACGTTAGATGAGAGTGTTAAGTGGACAAATGACAAGATGATTAAGCGTCTTGGAGACCACACAATAGAACATTCGTTTCAAAAACAATTCTGTTGGGGTCAGAGATACTTACAATCTCTTGAGACAGTTCAATTATGTCGTCATCTAAAAGACGAAATCAAACACTTTGATAAGGCTAAAATAGACCCTTGGACATCACCAGATTATGTGGCAGAGTTTAAGGAAAATGGCTCCAGAGTGTTTGTTTATTACGACCCTGCAATCGGGTTCAAAATGTTTTCCAGACGTGAGTCTGTGACTACTTTCTTAAATAATGACTTCACAGATAAAATCCTTTTCATAGAAAAAGGACTAATCTCTGAACCATCAGATTATGTAGGGAAGTTTAATCACAGGTTCATCCTTGACGGTGAAATCACAGTGGACTCTGGTAACTGTACGTTTGAAGGAGTCCAATATGAGAACATCGAAGACTTAATGCAAGCTATGTTGGGTTCACTACCTGCAAGAGCTAAGCAATTCCAAAAGGAAGGTAACAGATTTATCTTCAACATGTTTGACTGTATTTTCTATGAAAATGCACCAACAGGACCAGCTCCAGAAGTTAAGTTTGACTACCACGCTTCTGACAAAGACTTGTCTCAAGAAGAGATTGAATGGGTTGAAGCACAGTTCCATGATTACCTTAAATCTTCGTGTTTCAAAGGGTACTCATCTGCAAAATTGCTTTACAGATACTTAATTACTCTTAGAAATACTATCAAAGGTGATATAAGACGTGCTCCATTCAGTAAGAGACGTACTATCCGTAACAAGTTAGTAGAATTCTTACAATCTAAAAATCTTCCTTTTGTGGTTGTTGATGGAGAAGATGTAGATAAGAGACAATACCTTGACGATGTTTTAGGACATAAATGTGAAGGTATCATCTTGAAAAATCTACATGCTCCATACATCTCAGCTCTTAAAAGTAGTAGAAGCCACAGAGCTTGTATGAAAGTCAAACAATCCATAACAGAGCTTATGGCTACACAAGATATGAAAGACGATTTTGATGTATTCATTACTGGTATTAACAAGCCAAAATCAGACCGTATCAAAGATATGATAGGTTCCTTGAAATGTTCTGTTTATGTAAATGACAATGGTACGACTTCTATCCACGAGATTGCAAACGTAAGTGGTATTCCACACTCTTGGAAGAAAGAATTTGCTTCTTTTGACGAGAATGGTGAGATGATACTTAATCCAAAATATTATGGGAAAGTTATAGCAATCAATGGAATGGCATTAACCAATAAACTCAAGTTCCAACACGCTGTTTTACACAGTATTTATGACGATGATATTGTGTTCAAAGACAAAAACCCAGACTCTTGTGTATGGGAGCGTAGTGCTCTTGAGGATATGGTAATAACTAGAGGATTTTAATGTTAGATATTATTAAATACAAAATTGCAAATATAGTTACTGACGTTGAAGATAGTGGTGTTATCAAAGATAAATTGAAGTCTATTATGGCTGACATCGACCGATACAAAGAGGAAAATAAACCTCTATCTGAGATACATTCTATTTTCAGAACTCTGGAGGAGTATAGCAACATGTACAAGATAGAAACATCAAAGTACATGGCTATCCCTGTAGAGCACTACATTGACAGGACATTCCAAGCACAGGAAATTATGTGTATTCTTTCACTCATACTTTCTCTAATAAATGATGTGCTTCGTAAGTACAATGACCCTGTTGAAGAAAAAGGTAGCTTAGCAAAGTATTTGAGAATGCTTAACACTAACAGGGAGTTTTATCAGGGAGAAAAGATGGCATGGTCGGTAAATATGAAAGCTCAAACTGCCGTAGTTACCGACTACACCGTCAAAACCAAACTCCGTTCAAAACAATCCTTAGCTGTTAAAGAAGTTGACGATTAACTAATTTGAATATATAATAATGAAGTATTACAAAGAACGATATGAACAACTGAATAAATACGAGGGAACAGCACCTGTAGAGCACCTTCTAACATCTGTGCTTAATAAAGAAGGAATTGAAATAGACTCTGAAAAAGCCAGACGAATAATCCTAATGTTATTAGGGGAACTTGGAAGAATGTTTTTCTACGAACCTCAAAACTACTTTGATTTCGGTAAGTTTGTGGCATACCGTAAAGGAAGCGATAAAAATAACTTAATCACAGTAGAAGCTAAAGAGGGAGAAGACGCTGAAACCATCCACTCATATCTAAGAAGTGGTGGGTTATATGTACCAGAACTTCAAAATCTCGCAGAGTCATTCATAAACGGTCTTTTAGTACGGTCAGTGCAAGCTCAAAAGGCTGCTATTGAAGATATACAAAAATTAACAGCTCTTACTTCTCAGAACAACGGTGAGAGCAAGCAGAACAAATAAATTAGAAGGAGAAACTATTATGGCTTTCAGAAAAAAGTATGAAGAAGTCCCACAAAATCCTTACGCTAATTCATTCGCAAGCAAGTATAGCTTAGCTAACGCTGCTGGAATGAAAGAAAAAGGTAACAAATGTTTTGTTATTCCACTAGATATGGCAAATGGCTTTGTTTCATTACCATGTCACACAGTTAAACCTGTAGGTGAAAGTGGCTTCAAAGGTGGCAAATTTGCTACAAAAATTATTTGTCATAAATATGACATGAACACTGGTGAAGTTGTAGACAACGAACCACTTTGCTGTAAACTAGCTAAATTAGAAAAAGTTAGAAAACCAGAACAAAATGACTCAATCCTAAGAGCATTAACAGCTCAATCTTGGAGAAACGTTATTCCTGTATTAGTACTAGCTTCATCTGAAGAGTCTTCTGATAAAGGACCTACATTGAAGAAAGTATCTTTGAAAGGTGTATCATTCTCATTCTTAGAAATGGCTGATATGACTTATGAAGAGTCTATCGTTTCAGCAATTAAAAAAGAATTTGAAACAAGCTCAACAATTGATATTGATGACGCTACTGATGAAGAAATCAGAGCAGCTATTGCTAAATACTTAGCAACATCAGTAATCATGATTTCTAATGAAGAAACCAAAAAAGCAGTTAAGTATGAACGTTCATACAAGGTAATCCCTTCAACAGCAGACGCTGTAGCTGTTACATCTGGTGAACATAAAGAAATCGAAATGCTATGCAACTTACTAGCAGGTAGAGTAGACGCTTCTAAATTAGACGCTCTATACGCAAAATACCCTGTATTGAAAGAAATTAACAACCAAGTAGTTGATTACATTTCTTTATTCAACTCAGAAGTAGATACATTGGTATCTGACTGGGTTGATAGTGAGCTACAAGAACACTACAACAAATATGTTGAAGCTCAAACTCAAGTAGACCAATACAAGGATGTAAATACTGTTGCTCAAGCTAATGCTCAACCAGCTCAAACAGTTCAATTTACACAACCTGCTAAACAAGCTGCACCAGCAACCGCTACAGCAGTTATGGAAGCTCCAGCAGCAACAGCTGTTGAAGAAGACTATGACTACAGTACGACTGACATTGAAAGCACATCTATCGTAGACGATGAAGACTTCGCAGACGAATTCGCTATGAGTGATGACGATGAATTCCTAGTAGGAGACTAATTTCAATGTTGTACTCTATTGGGATAGACGTCGGAGCAAGAAATGGAGCTATCGCTATCATCAATGAAAACTTTGAGATAGAGCTTCTCGAAAAAGCACCGTTTGTTGAAATAGACGCAGGTAGAACCGTAGCAAATAAGGTTAAACCTAAACTCAATAAAGAGACTGGGAAGTATGAGACCACATATAAAAAACGTGCTTGGACTGATTTCAGACAATTTCGTAATATATTTGACCCATACATTTCCAAAAAGAATAAACTGGTATACACCGTAGAGAAAGTCTCAGTAAGACCAGGGGAAGGGGAAATCTCCTCATTCATATTCGGAAACAGTCTCGGTTGTTTTGAGGGCTTGAGTGTCTACCTAAACCCAGTAGGAATGTACGAACCGACTCCACAGGTCTGGAAAGCAGAAATGGGAGTAACCTCTGACAAAGAAACTTCTGTTAGATTAGCTGAAAAATTATTCGGAGTTAGTCTAAAGAAGTTTCTGGATAAGGGGAAAGTAGATGACATAGCAGAGGCATTACTCCTCTCTGTGTACGGTTTCAAGAAGTACTATGATAGTGGAAAGGAAAACTAATAATGGCAATGTTTGCAAAAAGCAGTAAATCATTAGTTCCTGAATTTATAGAAACAGGAAATATTGGCTTAGACATGGCAGTGTCAAATGGTCGTGGTATTCCTATCGGTGGTTGCGTAATCCTTTATTCAGCACCAGGGGCGGGTAAATCTACTATCGTTGCTGACGCAATGAGACGTATTCTTGCTAAACACGAAGCACAAGACCTTCCATACAGAGCTATTTATATAGACATTGAACGTTCTGATACTCTGATGAAAAAAGTAGGCTTATTAGACTACGTAGATGACGAGCACGGAAATCGTTTATTGTATAAACCAGGGTACACCACATTTGATGACTTAGAAGAAATGTGTAAAGGTATCCTTAAAGGTGATGAAGAATACAAAGATGTTAAATTGATTGCAATTGACTCTTTAGGTCTTCTCATCTGTGAACAGGAAGAAAACAAAGACCTTAACACTGGGGACTTTGGTACAGCTACTAAAACTAGAAACACATTCTACAAGAAGTATGTATCTAAGTTGAAAGACATGGGTATTACCTTCCTATTCATTTCTCAGCAACGTGCTAACCAAAACGCAGGTCTATTTGGAGACCCTAAAAAGGCAGCATTAGCTGATGGTGACCACCACATAGCTGACGTAATTTTAAAATTATCTAAGTCTGAGGGTGGTTCTAGGGCAGAAATTAAGAAGCAAGAAATTAAGTCATCAACTTCTGCTTCAACAGTAAAATTAAGCCCTAACTTCATTACGAAGATTTCAAAAATCAAAAACAGATACGTAAATGTACCAGAAGTAGAAGTGTTATGTACATACGGACGTGGTGTACAAAATAGATTTATCTTAAACACTATGCTTACAAACTACAACTTAGCTAAGAACAAAGGTACTGCACGCTCACCTAAATGGGTTGTAGATGATGAACTCTTGGCATTTGTTGGAGAGGATACGTACAAACAAGAAAGTAACACTAAGGAATACCTTAAATGGTTACGTGATTGTGTAACACCAATCAAAGATTTCTTGAGACAAAAAGATTTGTACAGGTCTGTTCCAGATGAAATAGACGTGGACGATGAAGAATAATGGGAGAGAGCGATGGGGTCATTTGAATTAGACTTAACAAACTTTCAGAGTATAGGTAAAGCAAACCTTGAGTTTGAACCAGGGATTAACCTAATCGTTGGACAAAGCAACTCTGGTAAGACAGCTATCCTAAGAGCTATTAAAGCTGTAGTTACAAATCCATCAAGAGCAAAATTCTATATCAAAAAAGGTACTGACGAAGCTGTAGTTTCTATAGCAAACGAAGGTAACGAATTGATGTGGTCTCGCTCTACTAAAGGTGGAAGTAAATACAATGTTAATGGTGAAGAATACTCTAAGTTGGGTACTTCTAATTTATTCAATATCTTAGAAGACAATGGTTTCGTTCAAGATGACAGTGGGAACGTCATGAATATCGAAGGGGAGTGGGATTTAGCATTTCCTTTCGATAGGACTCCATCGGAATTATTCCGATTATTTGAAAATATCTTTTGCGTATCTGACTCAGCCGTAATCCTTAAATCATTTAAGGAAGAAGAAGCTGACTCTGTTAAACAAAGAACTGTCTTAGAAGAAAGGCAATCAAGATTAGGCGAAAAGGTCAAAGCATTAGACGACCTTAAAGCTGAGGTAGACTTGGAGAAGATAGAGGGTGAAGTAAAATCCTTTGAGCAAGACTATAAAACTTATTCAACAATGCAGGCAGATTGTAAAGAGCTTGAATTCAACAAACGTATCTCTGAGATAACTGTTGATGATGTTCTTCCTCCAGAACACTTTACGTTACAAGAGCTAGAACAGTCATATCAAGACTCAAAATACTTGACACATGTACTTGGAGAAATAAAGTTTTATAAGTCTTTGCCAGAGGAGATTGAAGTTCCTCAAACTCTTACAGATTACTTGAATGTGGTTGTTGATTACAAAGACATTAAAAAGGCTGTGGAACTTGACAAAATCTCGTTCCCAGAGGATATAGAAATCACAGAAGACTTAATTAACCAATACACTGAGTTAGTGAAAGACGTTGATTTTCTTAAACATGCTGCTGAGGTATCTAAGATTACTATTGATAAAGAATGCAATATTGAATGCACTTTAGATAAGTACTTAGAAACAGTAGAAGACTATAAAGAGATTGTGAAGATATACAAAAACTGCAAGGAGTTGAAACAACAATATAACACTATCACTGAGCAGTTGGAAGAATATCAAAACAAGTTAAACAGTTATACAGTATGTCCTTTATGTGGACATGAATTAAATGGAGAACCAGAAGATGTTGAGTAATGAAGAAATCGAAGCATATAAACAGCTTCAAAAACAAACTCAAGAAGCTAACGTAGATAAACAGACTCTTAAAACTGAAATCAAAGTTATTTCAGAACAAGGTCTTGAGAAACTACAAAAGTATGGGTTTGAGTCTTACAAAGACATTCCTAAACTTCAAGCACATATTGAGAAGTTGGAAGCTAAAGTAAGAGAAGAAGCTGAGCAAATGCGCCAGTATTGTACATACATGGCAGAAAAGAAAATGGAAAAATTAACTATTTTCAACAAGGATTAAGAAGATGTTAAACGTAATTAACGAAAAAGAAACCCTTAACTTATTAGACAGTGTGAAGTATGGTGTGCAAGGCATAAAAGTCTTACTAGACCAGAAGCCTGCCTTACAGGGTAACCTAGTAGAAGTAGAAAATGATATTAAGGCTATCAACAGCAAGCTCGAATTCATTGCTACAACCAAAAGTTACTACGTAAAAGCTGTAGACATACTTTATGAAGAGAGTATAGGTGCCTTAAAAGAAACACTGAATGCAGCTCTGAAGTACATTATGTTTGATAAGAACTACGCTTGTAATCTTATTTTAGATGACAAACGTGGCACCAAAACCTTAGAAGTAACTCTAGTTGATTTAGACGACGATTTTGAAGTAGACCTAAAGGATGGTGTAGGGCAGGGTGTACGAACTATCATTTCTTTTATCTTAAAAGCATATTATTTAATAAATAAAGAAAGTAAATTGCTTTTCCTAGATGAGAAATATTCAGCCCTATCTGACCACTACGTCCCACGCTTCTTTGAGTTTATGAAGAAGATGGCAGACGAAAGAGGAATGATACTCGTTCTAATTACGCACGACACAAGGTTTGCTGAGTACGCTGATAAAACTTACTTAGTGAACGATGGGCACGCCTCATTGATGGAGAACTCGGAGACGAATGATAGTGAACAAGAATAGAAGAGCGATAGGATACAAAGAATTATCACAAGAAATCAAAGGCTTAGCCAATGAACTCTTACAAAACTTCGCTTTTCCAGCAACACAACTAGAACTCACTTTATTAAGTGCACTGGTTTCATATATGGACACATTCATTCTCAAATGCTTAGACAAAGACGGTAACCTTAAACACACACTTTGGATTACAGCTAGATTGATGGAGCACCGAATTCTCCTTGGCACCAGCCCAAGAGTTGAATTGCAACGTATTGTTGCAAAGATTGAGTCCTTAGAACGACTAATACACGGGGGCAAAAAGAATGGTAAAAGAAACTAAAATAGCAGTTGTCATCGACCCACACTTGGTGGAACGTGCATGTAGATGTAGAAAAGACAACTTCTTTGAAACAGCTTTAGGAAAATTAGAATACTTAGCACAGAATAATGACTACGTTGTTATTGCTGGTGACTTAATGCACATTCATAGCAACTCAACATTATTCTTCAATACTTTGTACACTTTATTCAAAAAATACGCTGGTAAGTTTCATGCTATACCAGGGAACCACGATGTGTTCTCAAGAAACATAGCTGCCCTTAATAGAACTACATTAGGTTCATTATTCTATACAGGAGTCCTAAACTTACACATCACACCTTGGGAGTTGGCTGGTGTAGAGTTTGTTCCAGTATTAGTAAATGATGACCCTGATAAAATCCCTGTGGACTATGAGAATAATAAAATTTTATTAGCTCACAAGTTCTATAATCAAAAGTTTGACCCAGAGGAGAGCTTATTCCCTGAGGATATTAAAAGACTTGGATATAAATTAGCAATCTTAGGGCACGACCACATGCCTTATGAAGAAGAATTCGTTGGTACTACAAATATTATCAGAATGGGTAGTTTAACTCGTATTGATACACAGTGGTATAACAGAGACCGTGAGATTGCTTATTACCAAATAACAACTACTGGTGATGGTGAATATGACTATGAACGTAAAGTAATTCCACATAAACCTTTATCAGAAGTATACACAGAAGAAGCATGTCAAAAGATGTACAGCCACAAAGAGGAGAAAGAAATAGTTTCTTTCATACAAATTGGTGATGTACTATCTAAATTAACTAAGCGTTCTGAGGGAACAAACTCCTTAGACAGGACTCTTAGAAGAATTGGTACTCCAGACGCTTCTATTGCTGACTTGAAGGCAAGACACGAATTAAACGGAGTAACTTACACATAATGGCAAAAGTATTTATGCCAACAATGGCTTTTGGACTTGGGGGAAATCAAATAATGACATTTAGGATAGAAATTAACAGTAAAGTTGATTTTAGTAATGTTGCCAGTTATGCAATAGGACATAACTGTATTACTTTCGTAGAAATGTTTGAGAATACCCCAGAAGAACTTGATAAGTATTTGAAACGCTGTGAAGCATACGCTAATCAAAAGGTGAACATACAACATCAAGACCTTAACGGAAACATTCTTACATCTACCACAATAGACTTGAAGGAAGAAATCTATAAGTGTATCCAAGAGTCTGGTAGATATATGATAACTCACACAACATACGAAAGAGGGGAAATTTAATGAAACTGTACTTTAAGAAGATAGACCCACGAGCACAAGTACCTAGATTTGCTCATACTGGTGATATGTGCTTCGACTTATCAGTTCTTATTGACGAAGAAAACAATGTACCTACAATGATAGACACAGACTCCAATACAGGAAGTGAGCCTAAGAACGTAATGGTACATACAGATGGTGTTGGTCGCAAGTTTATTACTATTCCAGCACAAACAGGGATTATATTTCATACTGGGTTGAAATGTGCGACAGAAGCAGGTTGGGGCTTGCAAGTTCACGTACGTTCTTCAATCGGTATTAAAAAGAAACTTATCTTATCTAACGCTACAGGCATTATAGATACAGCAACTTATAGAGGTGAATTGATGATTGGTTTAACTAACACAAGCAACCTTGAAAGAAAAATCTATGATGGTGACAGAGTAGCGCAAGGTCAGATAGTACAAATATACGATGTAGAAATCGAGGAAGTAGACTCATTGAACATAACTTCTCGTGGAGAAGGTGGCATTGGGTCATCTGGGAGGTAGTAAATGATTGTAAAGGCTCTTTACAAGATACTCAAATGGTTGGTATTTGGAGTTCTTGAGAAACTTCTCAAGTTCTTATACCTATCACTTCCTTTATGGGCACACATGTTCTTTTTACAGATGAGGGAGAGAGTGGACGTGTTGCCATCCATCACAGGATACTTAAAGGAAGACTCAACTTGGGCTGTTATTTACGATGGTGTAGCCTTAGTAAATACATCACCAGGTGCTGTAAGGGAGAAAATTAACAACTTTAAAACTTGGGTAAAAAAGATGGTTCCACTCTGGATAACTCTAGCAGTGCTAACCACAATCACGTTAATAGCGTTGATAACAGTAAAAGTATATTACTAACTAAAGGATAGGAGAGATTGATATGACAGGTAAAATCCAAAAACAAAAGAACGACGTAGCAGCTTTCAAAGCAGCAGTACAATTGTCAGAAGAAGACAAACAGTCAATGATTAACGAAGCTATTGCTGAAATCTATGCAGCAAACTCAGGTATGATGGATACTTTGAAAATAAGCTATCCAACATTCAGAGGTGGCTTCTTACTTCACACATTGTTTGGACAAATCCAAGCTACTGTAGAGAAGAAATGCGAAGCAGCTCTTGCTAAAAAAGTAGAAGAATATATGACTGCTAAGAACCTTGAAAGAAGAAAGTAGGTACGTCCGTGATAAAGAACTACTTGAACTATATTGGTAGCAAGGACAGGTATTTATCACTAATTATGAAGTTTATCGAGAAGGGTTCCCAACTACATAAGGGAGCCCGTCTGATAGACCTATTCTGTGGAAGTGCTGTCGTAGGTATCAATTCTTTAAATCACTTTAACTTAGTAGCATGTAATGACGCTTGTGAAGAGTTAATCAAAATACATAAGTGGGTACAGAATACTCCTAAAGAATTCATGTTCTCACAGATAGACGCTTGTATCCAAACATACGGATTATCTAAAACTAATAAAGAAGGCTTCCTTAAATTACGTGAAGACTACAATACTTTAGAAGCAATTGACCCAATCAGATTATTCTGCTTAGTCATGCATTCTTATAATTATTCACTTCACCTAAATAAAAAGGGAGGATATAATGTTCCATTTGGGGCTAATAGGAGCTCGTTTAACAGTAGTTTAGCAACTAAGCTAGACATCTTTAAGGATGAAATGGATAAGAACCCTCGTAAGCTCGTATTCTTATCACAAGACTTTGAAGACGTTATGTTGATGAGCACTCCACAAGAGACAGTTTTATTTGTAGACCCACCATATTCAGCTTCAATATCTAAGCACCCTTATCGTGTTGGCTCATTGAAGTGGACAGAAGATGAAGACAGAAGGTTATTTAAAGCTCTTGATACTTGGGTAGAGCAAGGTGGTTCATTCGTCTTTACTAATGTCCTTGAGAATAATGGTATATCTAATAGACCTTTGATTGAATGGTCTCAGAAATATATAGTAACTCCTGTTGACGTAGAGTATAAGAACTGCTCTTATCAACGTAAGAATAATGGAGAGACTAAAGAAGTTATCATATCAAACTTTGGTTTGTAATACTTATCCATATTAAAGCACAGAAACTCTTGTTCTTACTGGCTGGGGAACCCTAACTACCTCAGCCTTTTTCTTATGAAAAATTATTGTCAAAATAGTTGACAATTAACATAACTTAATATATAATACTATTGGGAGAGAGAAGGATACATAAAATTGTTGACGCATTCTACTAACTTTATTTATGACGTAGAGGGAGCACGTTCCGAAAACTGTATACTTATTAGTACAGATGATTGGTACGCTAATACTTCTAATGAAATAATCGAGTTTGACCAGTGGGGCGGGATTGCTCGTACCTTCATTACGAAGACTTTAGGTGTCAACATCCCAAATAATAGTAAATACGCTGGAATATTAAAGGCTGGGGACGTGGTGATGATAACACACATAGCGGCAAATGTATTTTGCAAACGCTATTTTTTAATCCCGATAGACCTTGATAGTACTCACTACACAGATATTCCTATGGCACATGTAATCGGAAAGTTCAACAAAAAAGTATCCTTTTCTACTTTCCAACCTATTACAAATTATGTCTTGACTAAGACAGTAAAAGGTGTTGATGAGTCCAATGGTGTTCTTGTAACTACAGAGGAAACAGTATCAGTACAAGAAGTTGTTAAAGTTGGACCGTGGGTAAAAGATTTGAAACCAGGGGATAAAGTTCTTGTAAGAGACAACGTTATGACCCCTATTATGTTAAACAGCGTAGAATACAACGCAATTAACTATGACATGATTGTCGGTGTATTTAAAGAAAATGTCGGTGTATTTTCGTTAGATAACCTTGACAGATTATTAGGAACTTACGTTCTTATGGAAGCAGCCCAAGCAGAGTTTGCTAATGAAGGCTCAATGATATACAACCCTAATTATGATATAGACTCTGATAAAGATTGTATGTCAGAAGTATGGACAGACAGATACAGAGTTCTTAGAAGTAACCTCAAATGTCTCAAGGAAGATGAAATAGTATTTGTTCCTCGTGAGGCTTTGAATTACGTAACGTTACGTGGTATACAATACTTCGTAGCGTTCGATACAGACTTTATGTTAGCTAAAATTACAAAGGAGTAAACTATGGCAGTAAACTTACCTGAAGAATACACACAACAAGTGAACAGTATATTTGCTTCATTACCAGCTGTTCCGTTTGTTATTGACATGATTGGTAAAGCAATGGAAATTTGCTACGCTGAACAATCAAAAGAAGATTTTGAAGAGAGAATGAAATTGTTACCTGCTTTAATTGAATACACTAATAAAACAAGCAGACCAAACTACTTTAAATACAGAATTCCTATTTCAATTTTATTAGCTGGTGTTGCACCAGAAAAATGGGTTGTACTAGACACAGCTGATGGTACTGTTGCAGCAACTGTTAATAGATTAACAGATTTCTTAAACGCACCAGGCTGGAAAAAGAAATGGGTAGCTTTATATGACGCAGCACAAGAAAGTATTGACAACTTATTCATTATCTTAACAGTAATGATGTCATACGCAGAAGCTGCTTCGTTGAGATTGAAAAAAGACCATAACCTTACAGATTTAAACCTATTACTAGGTTTAGGATATTTAGAAGTATGCTTACGTAAAACTTCTATCAATATCTCAAATGACGTGTTCCCATTGTACAACAAGTTCATGGCGTTCATGTTGAATAAGGTTAATTACTAAGACTCCTTATTGAATACAAAATTCATGCTTAGACACTAACACATCCTTACTTTGACTTTTCTTATTTTGGTCATGCACCCTCTGTTAATCGGGAACAGGGGGTTTTCTTTATGACCAGTCCCAAGAACCGTCATCGTTTAATTTTGGTTTATTAGTTTCAAAATCAACAACGATGTCGTCAAATGTTTGAGCCATAGCCAAAAGTCCGTTTGCAACATTTTCACGGAAGTGTATAATTTCAATCTCACTTGCACTTTGGAAAACGTTTAGTTCGTGAACATCAGCAATCCTACCATTTACTAAGTCAATAGCACCTAATTTAGCACCATCAAATAATGTATTGTCCGCTCTGTAGATGTGATTATCTTCAATAGAATAAGCAAATCCTGCGTGATTTTGCTCAGCATTGATAATATCTTCTGATACTTTATGACATTCAATAGAACCATCTCTATTTAAGTAAACCCCACCACCAACGTAAGTATTACCTGTTCTGTTTAGGATTTCAGTTACTGTAGGGTATTGCAAAATAACGTGGTCAGCAATTTGTCTTCTTCCAGAGTCTCTACCAGAAGCAACTTCAAATTCAATACCAGCGTCTGTAAAGAAATAATAATCATAGAATGATATAGCATTGAATGGCTTGAATGACCAGTTTTTATCAAATACACCTAAAGGAAGTGATAATTGCTCAACTTTAGAGTCGTAAGAAATTGTTAAAGTGTTAGCTCTGATACCAGTTGTAACATCATCAGCTGTGTTGTATTTAACTAATCCTTTAGCATGTAATTCCAATCTGTCATTATTTAAGTTGTAGAACACGTAAGTATAGTTTTCAGGAGCTTTGTCAAAATTACCTGTTTTAATAGTATGATTAACATCTAACTCATATACTTTAGCAAATACTTGGTTTAGAATATGTGGGTTTTCTAAACCATCTTCTGTATATCCATCCATAATAGTGATAGTACTTCCAACTTTCAAGCGTAACATAGTACCATCAGTTTCAAATCTGAAACGTTCAGGAATTGCGTGAATAGTGTTTGCAAATTTCCCAGTATTTGATAAGTCCAAGCGAGCATATCTTCCAGCGAGTGCTCCTTCATTATAATTATTTATTCTAGTTGAAGTTGACATTTAACAATTCCTGCCTTATTATTTTAATACGTATATAGGCTAGTACAAGCCTATTCAAATCAGAATTTAACGGAGAGAATAATGGATAACGATAAAGTACTTTACATACAGTGCCCACATTGCAAAAAGGGTTGGTATGCACCTGTGCTAGATATACAAACAGAAACTGTTGACGGAGAAGTAATAGTAACACATTGTTATGTGCAAGGATTAGCTGTAACTGATTTAAGAACAGAGCTAACATGTCTTAACTGTGGTGGAAAATATACAGCTGTAACACCAGAAGGTACTAGTAGTCCTGGAATGACAATGATGTTCATGTGGGACTGGGTTGCAAGACTCTTAACAACTTGCAGAGGGAAGTAGTGGAAAATTGGCGGGAAAGAAGAGAATTAGCATATCAATTTCAAGAGTTTGATGACTACAATCTTCCTCATGATTATATTTATTTGAGGGATGACGAGCTGGCAGACCTAGTTATTAAGTTTTTTGTTGGAGGCTCACAGCTCATCTTCCCTGCTAAATCTTACTTCGTAGCCATAGTTTACGCTCACCTATTATCAATTCATTTCGGAGTTCCATTCTACGAAGCCTTAGACCAAGAAGACTTACTCCTTGGTGATAAGTACTTTGTAAGATACTCAAAGCATAAAAATGTTTATGATAAAATAATAAAAGAAATAGGAAATATCTGGGAATGCCCTAGCATATTACCAACAAAGGAGTACTTTAATAAGGAGTTTTTAATAGAATGACACTTAACTTTGATGAATTGCAAGATATAGACTCACCAGATGATTTACTAGCTTATGTACACGAGAAGTATGACTTCAATGATATGGCAACATTAGGACATCAGAACCTACGTATATTAACATTCTATGAAGCATTCTTAACTGGTGTAGAGGCTTGTGAAAGAATATTAGCTGGTGGAAATCAGAAACAGATATTCAGAGAATACCTTGAAAATGTGAAAAAGGTAGACGGAGATATTTAATGACAGACTTGATTGACATTAAGGAAATCCAATTCCCTAAAGGGTGTCCAAAATTCCAATTCTACAGACACCCAGAATACTACGAACTAACATGTTCAATCTTCACTAAGTGCAACCTTAATTGTGAATTCTGCTCGCAGGAGCACGCTGAGGACTTAGATGAAGAATACTTAATGTCAATTCCAGAGCTGGCTTACGAAGCAACAAAAGACGACTTTGCTAAGTACGCTAGTACATTGAAAAAGATAGAAGTGAGATTTTGGGGTGGTGAACTCTATTCAGATAACATCCCATTCTCTTACTTCATCAAATATCAAAATTTTGTAGAACACTTTAGGTATGTATTTAATTCATATTACCCTAACTTAGAAATTGAATTTATAACTACCACAAATGGTGTACTCCTTAAAAGAGACAGGCTCGCTGTATTTCTTCGGAATGTTGAAATTCAGAGGGTATCTGTCTCTTTTGATTACTTAGGTAGATACAGAACAGAGCAACAAAAGCAAATGGCTCTTGATACAATGAAATACTTAGCTGATGAAGGATTTGAAGTGAACGTTGGTATTATCCTTACAAAACGTTCTATCAATTACATCCTTGAACATCAAGAGGAGTTCAAAGAGTTATTTACAAAGTATTCTGTAGCTACAATTAACTTCAACTTCTATGTTCCTAATGAGGGCTGGGAAGTTGATATGCCGTCAGATGATGACATGTTTGAGATGTACAAATTCTGTATAGATAATAGACTCTTTGGAATTAAGACAGTGTATTATTTGTTTGAGACATGGCTTACTAAAGAGTTTATGTCAAAAGAGTGTGAATGCAAGTTCCTACCTAACATATTCAAGGGTGGTACATCAAAGAATTGCATACAGTGCTTCTCAAACTTAGGGAATAAATTATTTTATAGCGAGTTTTCTGATGAACTAACTGAAGAGAACGTGTCAGACGTGAAAGCGTCATTAGGTATGTATAAGCGTGGGTGCCACGGCTGTGAAAACTTTAATTTCTGCCCAATGCCTTGCTGGAGTTCAATAATTTTTGAACACTACAAAGTAGGTGAGTGCCCACTCAAAAGAGCTTATTCATACATAACTGATGAACACATGAATGATTACAAACAATGGAGAGAAAATAATAATGTCTTTAAATAAGGGAGATTTAATAACAAAGATAGGTCTTGTACAAGCTATCAATGAAAAATTATGGGAGCAAATCCTAGCTACAGCAAATGGCGTTATTTATCACGCAGGTAATAATATTACATTAGCAGACGAAGTACAAAAAGCAAGTGGTACATCTAAAATCTCCGTTGCAGCATTACCAAGATTTTCAGGCACATCAAGAACTGGTAACCAAACCACTTCTGGTGTAGTAAAAGAGACTAACCCTCCAGCAGTTCCAGCAGTTCACTTACAAACACTCGCAGCAAACTCCAGACAAAAATACACTGTTATTGGCGCAGACTTAAAGGCAACTGATGGGGAATTGAAAGCTGATACAGTGTACAACGCATGTTTCGCTGTACTTCAAGCGTTACTTCACATAAGACCTTTTGAAGCATTCTGGACTCACGAAAGTACTGTAGCTGGTCAAGGATGGACACGTAAAGCATTCGCAACTGGATACAGATACGCTGTTTATAAAGATAATCCTGTTAATTATAACAGTCAAATACCACAAAAGGCAAATATGGCTGGCTCTGGAACTTGGGGAGCTGGGGGTTCTTTATCATATTGGGTACTTAGCAGAGGTTCAAACATTAACAAATTAAACCCTGCAACAGCTGAGTCTGTAGTACCAAGAACAGGATGTTATACAGATAACACTATGGCGGCAGGGAATACAACTACAATGTTAAACAACTTCTGGAATGCGTGGGCTTCTCGTTGTAGAGCAGCTAACACATTCTCTTACAATTATTATTCTTGCCACTTGAACTGCCACAGTTCATGTCATAGTTCTTGTCACGGTTCACGTAGCCGTAGATAGAGTTGACTCTATATTTAATCAGAACTACAATGTTAATAAAGGATAAGAATAATGGTATTAAAAAGCGGTTTACCATACAGTAAAGATATTATTTCAGACTTCTATGAGCATGGAGGGATTGTAGACTTATCTAACGTTAAGTTTCCCACTTGTAAGACTGTAGAAGAAAACACAAAGGCAATTTTCGTATACCTTAGAAATACTGGTTACAACGTAACATTTGATTTTTCTAAAATGGACTATACTCAGAAAGCCTCCTTACTGATTGAGTACTTAAATACTAAAGTTGAATATGATATTCCAGAACTCAACACAACTTGGTTATGTATTTTATACGCTTGCGTAGGATTAAAAATCACTGATGTTGATTGTATCTTAAATGACTTAGAATTGATATGCTTCCAATCAGAACAGTTTGATTACGTAAGGGGAATATGGGAGTTTGTTCTGTCATTACCTCTATTCCCTGTAAGCAGACTGGACGCAGATTTCTTAACTCAACCTTCCAATCAGACAGACAAAGAGTTCAACTTAGTGAACTTCTATGGGTTGATTAAGCACGATTTGTTTGAAGGCTTGTACGACCAAGCAGGTCAAATAGAACCAGTATTCTATACAAAAGTCTTTACTGATGAAAACAATAAGTTATTTAACGCAATTACTCATCTTCCATTCATGGCAGCTTTTAATTTACTAGCTACTATGGCAGTTCCTGAGTTTAAACAGTTATTTGAGGAGGCTACGGGACTTAATGTCGGAGATTAGTTTCGGAATAACAGAAAAGAAATTTTTGGTTGATACTTATGTTTCAGGAGTCTCTGGGTTATTATACTACGGAGACTCTATCCTAACTGATGACTACTACATTAAGAATGTTCACGTATGGGATGGACAAAAGTATACAAACAAAGGGGAACATTCTATATTTGTACTTGGGGATGTAAAACCTGGGGATTACCTTACAACCACAACAATAAAAGGTGTAGCACAAGTAACAATGCTTCCTAAGGTAGCATTTGCACAAGCCGTATCTGGTAGAGCTCCAGAGCCACACAAGAAATACTCAGTTATCGGGAGGGTACATGTTAAACTTTTTTAAAACCAAAGTCTTACTTGATTTAGATATATGTGATGACTTCCCAGAGTATGTAACTACATCATTCCCACACACTTCTTATGGGAAGATGTATGATATTGTGAATGCACGTTTGACACGTGTAAAAGAATTCGATGGGTATAGAGTTAGAACTAAAGATTTCCCAAAAGTTATTTGTATGACTATTTCAGAGTTATACGCATTCTGTAAAGACTGGTACAGAAATTGCAGTTTAAACATAGAGGACTTTAATTTCGACCAATGGTTCCTTGATTACTTAAACTGCTACACAAAAACTCTTAATGCTGAGAACACTGATAGTGATTGGTTTACATATTATGACGCTATGAAACTAAAAGGTGTTACGGAAGCTATCAAGAGTAAAAGTTATAAAACTGGAACTAACCCAATGAAGTGTATGCCTTTAGCATGCCCACCAGACATAAGCTGGGTTGTTGAAGATTTCCTTGATTGGAAATACAGAAGAAACAGAAGGTTCGTAAGATACCACGACCTTGAGAAGTATGTACAAAGAAACATAGCAGACATGGTTCATCATGTAAGCATGTACAACGCTGTTGTAAAAGGTGTAGTAACATTACCAATACGTACACACAAAAAAGATGGGAGTTTAATAGGATTGGATGGAATAAACCTTTTAGACCAGAACGCCATCCTTTACTTCCAAAACCCATTCAGCAGCAGTGATTTTGAGACAAATTTTGTAGCTATACAAAGAGCGTTAAATAAATACAGAGCAAGAGTACAAAGGTAGATGACAGGAAGAATAAATAAGAAGCCAATAACAGTATCAATAATGCCTACTTACTATTGTAGAAACAAATGCAATTATTGTTACTTAGGAGAACAAACAAACCAAGCAAAAATTTTCGATTTAAAACTATTAACAAAACAACTAGCGCAAATTGCGCGTTCTTATATAATTGAGTCTGTGGAATTATATGGTGGTGATTTAAGTATATTATCAGAAAATTTCATAACTGAAATGGATGACATATTACTTGAGTACACGGAAAACATAGTATACACTTCATCACCAACTCCACATACTTCACATTATAAAAACATTAACATCTCTGTGAACCATCAAAGACCAGACTATGGTAAGAACCTTGAACTGGTTACAAAAGAACACCCAGAGTATAATGTTATTACAGTAGCTTTAGATTGGGAAAGACACGTATCAGCACGTTATTTATTAAGACAGTATAATGGTTGCAAAGGATACGTAACTTTCATTCCTTATTCACAAAGCTGGAATAATAAGGAATACCCAGAGCGTTTTTCAGCGTCAGCTTATGACGAATTCTTATTGCAAATAATTAGAGAATATTACGACTATAGACACGAGTACACCTTCAAGTTATCAAACCTTGAGCTTATTCGTGACGCTATAAATGGTAAATACACTCCAGAGATGGAGAATAATATATTTATAACACCAAACAATAAATTTGCCTGTGTATCTTACTTACGTGGATTTGAGTTCTTCAGAGAGTTCAAAACTGTAGGTGAATGGAAAAAGATAGCAGAGGCAGATAGAGAGAACTACTTACAAAGATGTGCACACTGTGAATTCTATAAGAAAGGTTGTGTGGCAGACCACGTAGTTCCTCACCTTGATTGCAATGGATGTCGTCAAACTGTAGACTGGGTAAGACAATTTGCTATGGAGGACAAACGTTGGATTTAGTATTAAAAATAAGTGATAAATGTAATTTCGCATGCGATTTCTGTTCATCAAACGAAATTGCAGTAGACCATAAAGAACTTGATATTGAAATTGTTAAGAACTTCATTCGTGAGCACAAGGATATTCATAATATTATTGTGAACGGTGGAGACCCATTATGTATTGACCCAAGCTATTACTGGGATTTATTAGCATGCCTTGAGGAAGAAGACAGCCCAGCATTCTTATCATTCACAACTAACTTGTGGGATTTCTATAAGAACCCAGACAAGTGGATTGACTTGTTTAAGAATGAAAGAGTTGGAGTGTGTACGTCATTCCAGTATGGTAATGGACGTAAACTAGCTTCTGGTAAGGTTTTTACAGAAGACATGTTCGTAGAAATCTTTAATAGCTACTTAGGGTTGATAGGTGAGAGATTAACTTTCATCGCAGTAATTAACGAAGAAAACGAAGACACTGTTATCAAGACGGTTAAATTAGCTAAGAAGCTACAGACAACCTGCAAGATAAACGGAGCCTTACGCTCTGGTAGAACGCTTAAACCATATCCTTACTGGAGGATGATGGAACATTATTTGAATATAATAAGAAAGGGGTACGGTGATTATGAAGAAAATTGTAGACATATCAAGAGAGCTTATAATGCACAACCTGCTGAGTGCCCTTATAATAACACTTGCCATAAGTCTATCCGCTGTATCTCTCCTGATGGTACTACCCATACTTGCCCTGCTGTGGCTGATGACATAATGAAGGGTACACATGATTTCTTCTTAGGTAGAGCTGAGAAGTTACCGTTTGAATATACCTTACTGACTCCAGACTGCCCAACATGTCCAAATATGAACTTGTGCAATTCTTGCACAAAAAGAATTATTGACATTAGAGAGCATACAGGAGTTGACGAACACTGTAAAAATATGAGAAGATTAAGTAAGAAGATTAAAAATTCATTTAAGGAAATTTAATGGCGCAACGAACAATATATTTATGTATTACGGATAGATGTCAGCTACAGTGTAAACATTGTTACAGAGACAGTGTAACACAAAATAGTAGTGTCACAAAGAATGACATAGACTTCTTTAAGTACTATCACATACAGAATTATATCACTGGGGCTGCTACAGATGAGCACGACCCAGAGAGTGAAAACTACGATGATGTATGTGTTGTTTTACATGGTGGTGAACCAATGATGTACCGCAACTTAGAGTATTTGAAGAAGTTTATTATGAATATGAAGTACCACCATATTCCAGTAACTATGACAACTAACTTGTTGTATGAACTTACTCCTATACGTAAAGAAATTATTGGCTTGTGCTCTTTAGACTCTTATAGAGATGAAAAGTTTATCTCAACTTCTTGGGACGCTGGTGATGTTCGCTTTAGAACTCCAGAGCAAAAAGAATTATGGGAAAAGAATGTTAGACATCTATTGATGAACGGCATAAATATACAACCAATATGTACTGTAACCACTGAGCTCATCAAGGAAGACCCAGAGCAATTACTTGAGTATTTCCATGAGCTTGGTGTTAAGTACTTGAACTTTGAACGCTTAACTGTTACAGGCAGAGCTGTTGATAATGTGTATCTAAAACCAACGAACAGACAAGCTGAGTCTTGGCTATTCAAGGTTTACAAATTGAACAAAGAGAAAGGGTACTTTGAAATACCTTTATTTACTGGTATTGACCAGTCTCTCTTTGGAAATCACATAGGGTGCAGAGCACGCCAATGTGTGAAGAACGTAAGAACGATTAACCCAGACCTCTCTGTAGGTTCGTGTCCAAATTGTGCACATATTCCTGTAGACGTAATATATAATGAGGAAACACGTAAGATTGGTTCTGGTATTGAGCTGATTGACAAATACAATAAGTTACTTGAAGAGGAAGCTAATGTTGATATGGGTTGCTTACTCTGTACACACTATAAAGAATGCAACGGTGATTGCTTCCAGTTGAAATGGGATGAAACAGGTTGCCCTGGGTTCCCTATGATTTATGATTACGCTAAGTTGAAGTTGCAAGAGGATTTGAAACAAAAAGTTGAAGAATATCTTGATAAGAAAACTGATACTGAGATTTTGAAAATTAAGGAAACTCTTGGGATAAAAGAATGAAAACACTTTATGCAATACCATCATATAAATGTAACTTAAACTGTCCTCACTGTGAGGTCAGTAATCAAGAATTTGATGAAAGTTTCATGTTGTTTATGGGAGAACTCCAAGCAGCAGAAGCTGAAAACATTGTTTTGTTTGGTGGAGAACCACTTATAAACAAAAGATGTTTGTGGGAGATTTTAAAATTAGGTAAGGTTACTACTATATCAACTAACCTAACGTTGTGGGAGCCAGGTCTTGAAGATATACTTAAACAAGCTAATGTTTCTATTGCGACCTCATGGAACCCACACAGATTTTCTGTAACACAATACAAAAAGTGGCTCCAAGCAATTGGAGCCCTCACCTCCAAAGGCGTTCCAGTTAGAGTCTTAATAACTTTAACGAGAGACTTATTTGAAATGGATATGCAAGATGTCTTAGACATATTCATGGATATGGAAAAGGCAGGAGCTGATGAATTCCTATTTGAACATTACGTAGGTGAGAATGAATGCAATGAAGAAGCAGATGAGTGGTTATGTCGTTTCCACGATGAAAGTATAGGCAACATTAAGATGACTAACTTAATTGAGGAAAGATTAACTAACTGGCAGTGTAACTGTGATGACGTATGGACTCTTGAACCATCTGGTGAATTAAGAAAAGGTTGTCCACAGTTAGCTTCTGGAGTTCACGTAGTAAATGAATGTTTGTATTGTGATAAAGTAGGTTATTGCAGACCTTGTGTTCTTCAAAGGACTTGTTCATATCCAAAGAAACTTGCTGCAAAATTAGGAATAAAATAGATGTTACATATTCATGGTGTATACCTTATTAAAACACTAGGAACCATCCTCGATGACGATGAGACTTTTTGGACTACTGTGAAACATCACATTTCGTATCACGACCCAATAACTTGTGGTTCTGTTGATTATAACGCAGAGCCTAAAGCACTCAATGTAACATTTTCAAAGATAAGATGTACTGTGTTTCAAGAGTTACATTGGTATCACGGTATAGATGACTGGTCTCGTGGGGAGCCGAACTACGTAGACGAAAGTAGAGGTATGTAATGATTAGAATTGTTGATGATGTAAATATTTATACTAGAACTGAGTCCCCTGGGGTATTTCATTTGTTTCGTTGCGTTGAGGCAGCTTTATACACACGTAATAAAGATGTTATATTGATGGGTTCACGACACTGGGGTCCTCCTGATAGAGCAACGGTTAGAGAATACAGATGTACTAGATTTCAAATGTTGCCCTCAGATACAAACATACATTACAACTGTTATAGTCCAGAAGAAATATGTGGCTTCACACGAATAAGTTATAGGCAACGCCACCTTAATAACCAACCTAATCTGACGCCATTTTCCGTAAGAGGACTACCGCTGACATTCTCTCCGAATACAAATACTTAACATAGTCTATATAATATTCAGGGCACATTGCGACGAATACAATATTCATATCGTCCCAAATTATATCTGGCTTACGTAATCTCTTACAAGACTTATTTGACTTTCTTGTATAATATTTCCTATATTCAATCTTCAACTCTCTTAAAATTGTGGACATGACTATCGCCCTTGCGTCCAACGTCTCCGTATCAAACCCAAGTGCCATTACATCGAATTCAGTTTTGATTACGTTAGTATTCATGTCATGAGAGAATTTAAGTGTGGTGAGCGAAGCATGTTTTATGGTGGTTTCGCCTTTCTATCTTAAATTCTTTTAGTAGTAATATAATGAATTAAGTGGGAAGAAGACATGTCATCAATAAAATTTTTATATAAATCCCAGTATATCTTAGATAATGAAATTAAAGAGGGAAGTAAACACAGCGTTACTTCTGGTGCTGTATATGAAGCACTTAAAAACGTTCACGTTTCAACTCTTTTCCAATCTGGGTATTTCACAGAAGGTATTATCGGAGTTATAAAACAACATCACCTTACATACGCTGATGGAACACTAGCTTTAGCTCAAGGAGATAAAGTATTTGTTCCTAATTATAAGAATGAAGAAACTGGTGATTTCATATTCAGAGTATATGAAGTACCTACAGCTGTAACAGCAACTTCATTAAAATTAGACAGTTATGCAGCTGCAATCATGGTTGATACAACTACAAACACTTTCGTTGGTGAAACAATAAGACAACAAGTTTACCAAGAGTCTGTAGGTTACTTAGACCAAGCAGTTCAAAGAATATTTGCTCAAGATACAGAACCAGCTATTTCTAAACGTGGTTCAGACAACGGAACTATCTGGTGGGATACAAATATTAACAGAATGAAAGAATACGTTGCTTCTGAGAATGCTTGGGTAGAAAAAGAATACTCACTCCCTGTAGGTATTGTATCAAGATTAAATGGTACAATTACTGGAATTCAACAAGACTTTGAAACTTCTGGTTACGTTGGAAGATACTTCTTCTCTCATCCAGACTTAACTATGATAGCTCCTGCTGGTAGAACAGAAGACGTACAATCCACATTCAACTCACAAATGTTCATGACAACAGAAGTTCTTGTAAAAGACATGTTTGAGGATGTAACATTAGACGAATTCACAAACTATTCATTATATATTACTACTGCTGGGGAAATTATCGGTCCTCGCGTTCAATTGGTTTACGATAAAGAATTAGGTTACATGGTAGACGGTGAAGGCAATACTTACTCTTGCTGTGAGATTGCAACAGCTTCTGCCAAACACCTTACAACTGCTGTAAACGACCCACTTTCTATTACTGATTTGAATGGAAAAGGTTGTACAACAATTGCAGACAGTGATGATATTGATTACTTAATTAGCTTGATTGGTTCATCAGCTGGTTTAACTATCGACGACTTAACAGACTTAATTGAAAACAACAGAGAACAATTAGAAGAAATGTTGGAGTCTGAATTAAAAGCGTTGAAACAAAACATAGCTGACGAAGTAGTACACAAAGCAAATGGAGATTTGTACAAAGACTCTTTAGATGAAACTGTACAAGGCGTTAAAACATTCGTTGAGAAAATCAAAGGTAACTTAAACGGTATCGCTGATATGACTACAACTACAATGTACAACAGCCCTTCATCTCCAGAAATCATGCCTTCTGGTATTGCTGTTGTAAGTGGTAAAGCTGTAGGAAATTATACAGACGCTGAGAAATCTACATTACGTACACAAACAACAGTTCGTATAGGTCATAACTACGTTAAGGCAACAACATTCCAAGGTACAGCAACTGCTATGCAATGGGCTGACTTAGCTGAAAACTACTTAGCAGATGATGACTATACTCCTGGAACATTGATTAGATTTGGTGGAGAAAAAGAAATCACTATTGCTTCTTTCGGAGTTGTTAATGGTGTTATTTCATCAAAACCAGCTGTTCTTATGAACGATGGTGATACTGGTCTTCCAGTAGCATTAGTTGGTCGTGTTCCTGTAAGAGTTGTTGGTTCTGTAAACAAATTTGACCCAATAACATTATGCTCAGGTATAGCTGGTGTTGGTATCAAAGCTAAATATGGTGACGTAATAATTGCTAGAGCACTTGAAGATAAACTTGATACAGAAGAAGGCTTAGTTCTTTGTGTAGTTCAAATGAAACTTTAAGTTTTAAGAGTAATACATTACTCTTAAAAATCTGAAATTTAGCAAATCTTTTCATAGTTAATATATAGAGAGTCTGGAGGATAAACCAGACTCTCACTTTGTTGACGATTAGTGAATTCTAATATATACTTGTAATTGGGAGAAGATTAGATGTTAGAATTACGTTGGGAGTCTGGTAATCCAGCACTGTACACTAAGTCTCGCTACGGAAGTTTTGAGAGTATGCGAATGGTAGACTCTGAGCAGGTTATACGCTCTGTAAATTATCCACCATACCCTTGTTATGAGCTTCCACTTCTCTTAGGAGTCTTTCTTGATGGAACAGAACAATTTGAAAAGCAATTATGCTTATATGATTTCCTTTGTTTGTCTCCATTCCACCGAAACGAATATAAACAAAGGACTCTACACAAAGATTGCTTTTGGAAGTATTGGTACAAAGTTTTCTACCTAAGGGACCGAAGACTGCACAACAGGAGCATTTTCAGGCGTAAGCTCTTTAAATAAGTTGACTATTTTTATATTTTGATATAGACTGGTAATAACCAATCTGCACATTGACAAACTGCTGGGCACAGCACATAGAAGGCACAAAGATAAATAAGTATGCGTATAACAGAGATAAAGGTATTTGTGCTTCACTAGGGGAGACATATATTATTATGTCGCTTGTTTTGTCAATTCTTTTTATTATGAAACATTCTAATTTTGAAAATGAGGTTGTCTGCAAGTATGCAGACATTTTTAATACAAATAACGGAGAGAAGACGATGAAGAAACTTTTTTCAGCGGTCTTTACTGTTGTTGTAATGTTTGGGTTTATGGTGAGCCCAGCATATTCTGCTACGTATGAGCAGGCAAAAACAACACAGGTGAAGAACGCTCTAAAAACTACTGACGGTATCGCCATAACTGCCGCTGTAAACAAGTACAGTGCACTGTACAAACTTGACCCGATTTTAGTGCATGCAGTAATCCTTACAGAGAGTGGGTACAGTAGAACTGCAAAATCACCTTGTGGAGCTACAGGTGTTATGCAACTTATGCCAAACACTTTTTACTCAAAAGGGTTCAAAGATATTTATTCCATTGATGAAAACGTACATGCTGGTGTAAAACACTTAGCAGGACTCCACGCAAGATACCAAGGCAACGTGTACTTAGCTCTTGCAGCTTACAACGCAGGTGGTGGTTATGTAAGCAGATACAATGGAGAAGTTCCACCAGCAATAAAACCTTACGTAAACAAGGTTTTACATCACAAAACAATTGTGGAAAAGATAATACTATAGACAGTTGACCACAATTACATACTTATAATATCATGGGAGTAAGAAAGGAACTTGCTCCCATGATTTATGTAACAGGACATAGTACGAATTCAGAAGAAATTGGTGCAGACTTAGAATGGTCATATCAACCACGTAAACCTTTTGAATTGATGGATACTGTGATTAACCATTATATAATCACAGTAGGTAACTTCTCGGACTCAAAAGAGTCACGTAACTGGTGTATTAGGTGGGGTGGCGAAGTAACACACTTGCCTGACCCATACCCAGTACTTTACCCTTACATGAGATATATTGCAGCAGGGGGAATAAGAATTAAAAATCTTTCTGTGTTATTAACATTACCCTTCTATGAGTCTTGTTCCATTCAGGCAGACTATCCATACCAAGAGCATGTTATTCATGGAACATTCCCAAATGTTTTCTCAGTACCTAAGAGTAGACTTGCTGCTTCTGGGGAACTTGTATTATTTGGTGCTGTTGGTTTCAAAGACAAATACAAAAAGCACAGATACAAGTTATTAAATGAATTACAAAGAAAAGGGCTTTTAGAGTAGTAGAAAAAGCCCTGTAGTTTATCTGGATATGTATTTAATATTTAGAGAATAGCTTGTATCATTTGTTTTCTAATTAGTGCGACTCCGCAACTATTTCCTTTGTGTTCAGCACCAACTACTTTAGTAGGTATTCCTGTAGCTAAGACTTCACTATTTTGGTATTGATATATACTGAATGTACCGTGAGTAAGAGCGAACCAATAAGCCTCTTCAGAGAGCTTATCCTTTGCATACTTAATTCTGTCATTTCTTTCTCTGAAATTTATACCGTATGTACCCCAGTTACCATTCAGGAATATACCACGTCTTGTTCTATGATTGTTAGCAGTTGTAAAGAACACAGGGTCAACTTTCACTAAGTGGAGAAGTGTCTTTTGTATGTAGTCTTTACAGCCACCGAAAGCTCCGTAGAACCTCGTATTGTTTTTCTCGCTAGTTAAGAAATTATGTAGAGAAACAAGTAGGGGTACTACTGGCATGTATAGTTCAACAGGAGAGCAATAATCACCAACAAAACTTGTGTATGCACAGAGTCTGTATAAACTCCAGAACACATCTCTCCAGCGTCTGCACGTGCTCTCTTTTATGAATTCTTTGATATTCTTAATCTTCAAAATTTTATTTATAAGTGGAACTGCACCTTTTCTCCCAGAGTTAGAGAGGATGAATTCCATCATGTTGTTAGTTCTTCCTTTGGGATTTTCTATAATATATAAGAAGTCCTCAGAGGTGTACTCATCACTTTGTACCCAATCCTCTAATCTCTTCGTCCTCTGTTTATAGTCACGTGGGTGTATTTTACTAGCCATTAAAAAATCTCCTACTGTTATTGTAGGAGATTTAATGAGTGTAGTCAACTTACTTGATACGTTTCATATTCAGTTTTCGTCTGACTTTCATGAACTCTTCGTAGCTTCTGTCTGCTGAGAATTCTGACTCAAACGGTATATCTAAGTCGTAAGGTATTGAGTCATCTTCAATAGCAGCTTCATTAAACCAGACATATATGTTCTTACCAACAGCAGCAATTTTCATAATTCTGTCTATATTAACTCCGAAGTAACCTTCACTATACATGAAACGTAGTTCAACAATAGTTGCTTCGTCTTTATTTTTTGTCATCTCCCAATACCTCAGCTCTCAACTTCTTACGACCACAAGAACGTCTTGCAGGTTCATTACAATAACCAAGCATTTCACACTTAGGTACGAGGTAAGGTGTTAAGAAGTCAAGTTGTTTTAGAACTTCCTTAACCATCATACGTACCATAGTTCTGATTTCTGCTTGAGCACAAGTACAAAGTCTTTCATTACATAAGTGCATTAACTCCCTCAGGTTTAATGTCATTGTAATACTAGTACATGCTGCATTAGGGAGAACTGCTCTAGCGTCCTCAGCTGTGATACCGAGTTCAGTAAGAGTTCTATACGCTTCTGAGATTGTTTGCATACAATATTCAAAAACTTCTTTAGCTTCTTCGTTCTTTTCTATAGCTGATGGTGTAACATATTCAAATACTCCATCTTCCAAACCACAATATCGTTGAGACTGTTGCGAATTATGCACTACGAAACCGTTTGCAATAAAATTATGTCTTTCCCCAGCCATGCTTATATCATAAGTGTCTTCAACACCGACACGTTCTATTGATATAATTGTATCAGGTATTACAACTAAAACTTCTTGGAAGTGTATTGCTTTATGGCACGACTGACATAGTTCCACCATATTTTCTTTGGAATAATTTTTAGGGTTTTTATCTAAATGGTGTATATGTGTTTCTCCAGCGGCACCACAATTACTACACACTCCCTGTTTGATAAAGTTATGACGAGACCTATAATAACCACCACTTATTAGGATATTATCACCTCTGTACATTTTATTATCAGAACCATAGAGTTTAGGGGCATTCTTGTTTCCCATCATCTTAGCACTTGTACGAGCCATAGGTTCATAATCATGTTTAGTTCTCCCCTTGTTTACAGGGTCAACACCACGAGACCATTCACCCATTTCTTTTTGTAAGTTATATTTTCGTACCCATTTACGAACTGTGTGTTTACTAACACCACATATCTCACCTATTTCTTCTTGGGATAGTTTTAATTCGTTGTACTGTCTATTTAACCATTCTTTGTCTTGATACGCTGGGATACCATTTACATAAACAGTACTTCCGACAGATAATTCATTTAACCTTTTCCACCCATCATTTGTAAAGTATCTATGCTCCAAAGTACTTTTTATACTGTACCCAAGTTTTGTTTTAACTTCATAGACTTCTTTTTTACCAGAGTAAACAACTTCTGCGATGGAGTCGTTGTATATTTCACGAGTGTTCTCATCAATACATCTTATTTTAGTAAGGTCTTTATATTGTTGTGTTTTATTATACAAGTCAGATATTTTTATTTTCTTCTTTCTTCCTGTCCTAACTTCGGTATCACCTGACACACAATAACTAGCGTGTCTATGTCTTACAAGTTGATGAGTTAGCGCACGACTAACACCGCTTATCATAAAAGTAAAGTTTGTGTGCTCGCTCACACTTAAATGACCACTATTCAAAACTTGTTTAATTAACTTAATTCTCTTTTCCAAAGCAAGAGGAATTAAATCAGAAGTAAGTTGATACTCCTCAGCTTTGATTTCTTTAAACATATCCTCTGGCTTGCCAGGGTTGTAGCAAGTTCGGCAAGCTGTGTACAGCTTATCAACTACTTCAACCTTGTCAATAGGCATTAAAGTAACTTTCATCAAAATTCTCCCAAATTACCAGTATTACTGTGTTATACAGCCTCTATTATATATTAAAACTGGCTAATCGTCAACTACTATATGAGCCAATCTGCCTCATTAAGAATATTACTTCTAGCATAAATGTCGTCAGCCCAACTTAAATCCACCCTATTCATGTGTAGCCCTCTTCTATTTTCACCACTTACACTCAGTATGGCTTCGATGAAATTAAAATTGTCCAACATTTCATTATACTTCCAGAGACGGCTTTTTTCTCCGTGTCTGCTCTTTAATATGTAAGAAATATTCGTACCTTTAAGGATAACCTCAGCAAAAACACAATACCTAAGAGCATTGTTAAGTAAGTTGTGTACAGATGACGCATAATGTAGAGAATATGCTGCACGAGTCATATTGGTAAATACATCTGTAGAAAATATGAACTTATATAACACAGGGTCGTTATCAACTTGAGATAATATGAAGTCCTCAGTACCCACAGCTCCTGTGTACACACTCCTAAGTTTCGTGTGTAAATACTCTTGATATACAATATTAGCGTCAGTATACGTTGGGTCATCACACGGTTTAATTGAAAAATTTGGTCTACTATCTTGAACGAGAGCCATACTTAAACTATCCATGAAGTCACTTCGGAACATATCAGGTATACGTTCTATTGTAATTTGCGATAACTTAGGGAATATTGCCATACTTATATCTCCAATACACACTCTGTACGATAAGGGTTATGATGTTCTGTAGGGTATCCAACAGGGTTAGCTACAATTTCAACAATCTTGTTAGTTGTTGGGAAACGTCTATAATCTGACTTATGTGTATGACCGTAGAACCAATATTGTGGTGCAATACTGTCATCATCTGCGAGAATGTGATTGATAGCGTCAGACTCGTAAGCGAAAGTTACTAAGTCTTGCTGTACCTCATCAAGATAAGGTTTATGGTGAGTAAGAACAACTCTCTTTTCAAATTGCCTTGCAACCTTAGTCAAACCGAACTTAATATTATTACGGCAGATGTGATGTTCTTGCACAACTCTTGCAGGTGAGAAAAGGTTAGCATTCTTAAACCCAGAAGTTATAGCCTTAAAGTCATTCATTGACCTACCAGCTGCAAACTTAGCACTGTCGTCATTGTTATTGAAATTAGTCCACAATGTACCACCAACAAAAGCGACATCATTAACTATAGCAATAACATCATATATCCCGTCCAGAACGTGTAGCCTTTCACCAGTTCTGTTCACTAACTTGAACTGCTCTATCAATCCGTCATAGTTATGACTGTAGAATTCGTGGTTCCCTGGAACATACACAACATGTAATTTAGGGTACATACTCAAGAGTCTTTGGAGATAAACACACCCAAGCAAACCTTCACCAACATCACCACAAGCACAAACTACTTGGTCTTCTCCATCACCCTCTATCTGTGGAAAGAGTGCTTGTATTCCATCAGCTCTTAGAGGGTGCTTACCACCACGAGCTTCAAGAAAATCTACGTGTATATCTGAAATAGGAATTAACTTCATTAACTTAACCTCACAATTTGATGTCCATACTTAGTAACACTGTTATTGTTGTACGCTTCTTTTATACGTACCATCTTCTCAGTCTGCCCTGTAACAACCCCAAGATGTACTGAGGCATTAGTACCAGAGCCAGCAAATGCAACAACAGAACCAATTTCTATTTGGTTTCCATAGTTATCTTTGAATGTTGTAAGACGTTTCTTACGAGCGTCATCTATCTTCTTTGTAACTTCCAACTTCTGTTCAACAGCATGTAATCGTTCATCACGTTCGTTGTATTCCTTGATACCCTTGTACGTGAAGTTCCCACTTTTGATAATAATATTACCGAGCAGTGTGAACTTATCTGGAATAGTTGCTGGGCGTTGTTTACTACCAGAGCCAAGAAGCCACAAGTTACCATTTAAAGTAACTTTAGCACAACCACTTCTTGCAGCTGAGCTCAATGTTCTTTCAATTTCAAAGTCAGTATTTATGAAAGTGATTGGTTTCTTATACTTGAATTCACACCAAGGTTCCAAGTCCATGTTTCCGACTGTTCCACGACTCCACATATCAACACGTACAACGTCTTTCACTTTATCGAAGTCAATAACCTTTACTTCATACATAGAAGCAAGTTGGGAACAAACGTAACTTAATGCACCTCTGTTACTCTTAAGAGCACAAACACCATTTTTCAAAATGCTGGAAATACTACTTTCCCAAGCAGAATACTCATAGTAAGCAGGAGTACCACTCTTTTCTATTCTCTCTGGGATATAATAATGTTTCCCAACTATTTTATTAGTTTCATAATCTCGGTCATCATCTACTCTGTAAATAAGGTTGTGCTTAGCAAGTACCTTAACAGCATTGACGAGCTCAAATATAGATATAGACTCACCAATAACACACCCATTCTCTTTCAGAACTTTATCAATATTATTAAACTCATCTGGGTTGAGTTGCAGACTTCTAGTCATTGAAACCTCCGTTTTCTAAGAATTCTTCCAGTAATTTTGTTTTGAGAGAACTTACAGAACTTATAGTGGAATTGAAAATATCCATGTCATAAGTTCTCGCCATTTTCTTATTTATTTTATATGCTGTCTTAGCGACTTTATCAATGTACTCTGTAGGCACATTGTCTATTCTTACAATACCACCGTAGTGTCTCATGTTTGTGATAGGTACTTTAGAGTACACATCTTCGTGGTGAGCCATGTTAATTGTGTGAGCAAATTCCAGAGCTTCATTAAAAAATTCTTCAACGTCTCTCTTATTCTTCTTGGCAATATTAACAACCTTACCAAAGTCAAGGTGAACCTCAGAAGCGTAGGAGTGCTCAGCGAAGTCAGCAGCGTAAAGAGGTATCTTCTCAACGTTGATTTGATATTTACCCTCAGTGAAACCACCACTTTTAATTGTCTTTATAGTAACTTTGTCATCTTCCACAAACTCCCCAAGTGGTGTGTCAATCAAGGCTTGCTTAATTTGTGCTTGTCCAGTACTGTCAGAGATAGAGTTTAGGTAAGCAACTAAGCTGTCAGAACCTTGATTGTACGCAGAATAAGCGTTGTGGAAGATTTCGTATTTGTGTTTATAAGGAATAGCGTCCCTTCTGTATGTAGCAAAGCATATATTAGTGAAGTTCTTGTCGTAAATACTCTTTTGCAGCACAAGCTCTGGAAGAACATAGTCCTTTGAGACTTTCTTGATTTTAGAGTATGCTCTTACAAGTTCGTAGTTAATTTTGTGTACCAGTTCTTCCTGTATCTTAGCTTTCACATACTGTGGTTTACGCTCTCTTCTCATTGAGTATTCCATGAGATTGTAAGCGTTTACAGCCCTTTCCATACCAGCCACGTCGTTGATATAGATTTTGACACGAGCTCTGTTATAATCACTGGACATGCGAATACTATTGAAATAAGTTGTGAGTCCAGCTTGTAAGAGTTCTTCAATCTTGTCTGTTTCAAGCTCAGTAACATGGTAGCTATTGCGAGCTCCAGGGTTCCCTTCAATTGCACCATTCCTTGCAAGGACAATGTAGATGAATGCTGTGAAATCTCTGTAATTATGTTCTGTATCACCAGCTTGAAGAAGGTAGTGATGTAGTGAGTACAAGTCAGCAAATGAGTTTGTAACTGAACGTAACCAGTATTGTGAGAGCTTTACACGTCTGTGGTAGTGTATTGCTTCCCACGGTGAATACGTTGTGAACTGAGAAAAAGCGAACTGACACATTGAAATATCAACAGCTCCACCAGCACGTTTCGGATAGCTCCATGAATTTGGGTTAGAAATATGGAGCACACCTGTTTTAAGACAATTTTGAATATGGTCAAAATATTCCAATGATTGAAATTTGGTCTTACAATAGTTGCGAACTATGTCGTAAATATTTGTTTCTTCTGTCTTACAGCGTAGTTCCCAATACTTATCGTCTATCGCCATCTCTTGTTCCTCTGAATAGTGTGTGCACAGAGTACATGATAGCTTAAATATTGACTGTGGTCAACTTATAGATATTTGATGAAGAACCTAGTTTTGCACGAGAACGGGGTTACAGTAGAGGACTTCCCATAAAGGGAGTTTGACCAAGAGGCGTCAAAGTCCATACCCCACGAAAGAGTAGTATTGATAACAGAACAGCCATAATTCCAACTATGCCCCCACCAAGGTCTCATGGCACCTGACCAGGAGTTAGTAAAATCATCATAATCAACTGAAAGCCATATAGAAGCGGCAGCGTCACCAGCTGTTTGTGCTGTAATATTTGGTAAACCAGCGTTTACACTAAAATTTATAGATATTTGATGTAGAACACGCAACCCTGTGAATATGGTCTGTTATAACTACCAGAACCATAGGTCCAATAAGCACGCACTTTTTTCAAGCTCGTACTTGGACTAGATAATGTTCCAATATTTTCAGACGTTAAAGCAAACTGAACAGAACCATTTGAGTTGTACACAGCACCACCTAAGTTAGAGGCAGCGTTAGCTACAGGTCTTACAAATATTTCCCATTGTTTAAAAACGCTGGCTTGGTCAACTCTAATATTTAATATAGAACTTGGTTTGAACGGAGTGTGGTCTATTATAATCACCATCACCATAATTGAACGCAGCTATAGTTCTCTTACGGTCGTGCCCAGAAACAAGTGACAGTACACAGGATGACCAGCTGTTGTCGCTTATATCAGACAAATTAACTGATACGTTGGTTGATGTGCCTTCTTCAAAAAGAAACCCGACACCAGAAGTTATTTTAGTTGTAATACCAGCTATCGCAAAGTTCTTGTAAATAGAGCATTGGGAAATTCTACAGATACTTGATAAAGTACTTACATTTCCTTGAAAGAGGGAGTACTTTATTAAGGGTTGTGTATTTACTATTACTTTTAGTAGCATTAAACTCCCACCAATAGGAAGTAGTGGTATCAGCTATGCATGTACCTCTTAGACGTGTTGCTCTTGAAACAGTATATACAGCACCTGACCACATTTCATAATCATTATGAGTACCGTTTAACCCAGAAGCGTACCCACCCCAGTTTGCTTTTATCGTAGGTAAATTTTCTGAGACGCTAAAACTTTATACAAAAGATACAGCTTTGATACAGTGGATTAACCTCTGTATAAGTGCCATAGCAGCCAGAAGATTTCGATAAATTCATAGTAACTAATCCACTACTCGCATTGTATGTATTCTGTGATGTAGCATATACAGCTTTGGAACTCCCAGAGAAACAACCAGTAATTTTATCAGTACCTACAGCCATAGGAGAAAACGTCCCAGTAGCATTAGGAATTTGAGATTTTGAAATTCTAAAACTTTATATACCAACCAACTTTTAAAGACTTTGGTGTTACTGTTGTAGACCTCCCATAAATAGCGTTGTATTTAGAAGCGTTGAATTGATAATCACTAGCTGTTGTCATACTCCCACCACCATTTGTAGGAGCTTGAATTTTATAGCTTGTTGTAGCTGGTGTATACAGTGCACCATTCTGTTGTTCCCCATAAGTTACAGCACCGTTTGTAGCACCTTGAATTCCAGGGAGTCCTTCTACCACGTACGAACCCCTAATCAGAACTTAATGAAAAACTTACATTCACTTGATTTTGGCGTTACTGTAGTAGACTTTCCATAAATAGAGTTTACCACAGAAGCACTGAAATTTACCTCTCCTTGGGATGGAGAGTCGGCTGTATGCGCTAAATATCTGCTTCCCGCACTAGTAGAATTAGCATAGATTGCGCCCCATACTCCACCAATTAAACCTGTATTGTATTTACCAATCCTGCCAGTTATATTAGGTAAACCAGCTTCACAACTAATCAGAACTTAATGAAAAACTTACAGGAGTAGGACTCTGGCGTTACTGTAGTAGACCCACCATAAATAGGGTTTGCCCCAGAAGCATTAAATTTCAACCGAACATGACCGTGACCATTCCCAACAAAATTAGTTATATCTGGGTGGTAGACGTCACACGTTGAATATACCCCATCAAATACAACTGAGTGACAAGGAACCATTGCCATAGTCCCTGTAATATTCGGTAGTCCAGCTCCACGACTAAATTGTTACACATACTTAATGAACCATTTACAAGCGTATGACTCAGGGGTAACCACTGAACTACGCCCATAAATGGGGTTACACGCTGCGGCATTGACCCCAATATTTGTACCTAGTGTCTTAACGTCAGATTTCTGTGCAGCGTTGGTTTCCCATTCGTTATACATGTAAAACATTTGGTTATCACACCATTGTAAATGTAGAAAAACGTCTGTAAATCCGTTGCTTATTGAGAACACGGAAGTTAGATTTGGAACCCCACATGAAATTTTGCTAATTAAAACTTAATGTAATATAGGCAGGAGTAGGACTCTGGGGTTACTGTATCTGAGTTCCCGTAAATAGAATTAGACTCAGCTAAGGACATAGACGCACCACGGTTTGTGCCAGATGTACTACCTGTAGGCTGTGGATATGTTCCAGTAGATTTAAAACTCCCTGTAAAACATCCAGTAAGATTATAATACTCAGAATGTCCCTGATTACCATGGTTATTGCTGAATGTCCCAGTAACGTTAGGACAGCCAGCACTTATTGGACTACTTAAATGTACTTGATAAAAAATTTACATTCCCTTGAAAGAGGCGTTATTGTTGTACTTGCACCGTAAATAGAATTTGAACTGGTTGCGCTAAAATTTATGTAGTCAACACTTCCACCTTTAGCTCCGTGAGCATTGTATCCATTACCACCCCACGTGGCTGCAATAAATGCCCCAGATGTACTTCCCATTGCATTATCCAGACCACAAGTCTTCCAAGTACCTGAAATATTAGGGGCTCCAGCGGTTTGACTACTTAAAATTTTATAAACCAACTAACAGCAAGACTTTCAGGGGTTACTGTAGTTGAGGAACCATAAAGGGTAGAGCACCTTGAGGCGTTAAAGGTAAAGTTGTTACCAGTGGCTCCATCAGCCCCAGCTCCTTGGTTACCGTACGCCTTACGTGTAAAAGCCCCACTAACATCCACGCCACCACTTCCTTCCATGCAGTTTATCATAACGTTGAATGTACCAACAACATTAGGCAAGCCAGCAGAAATCAGAGTTCCAACAGGACTAAATTTTATAACAAGAACAGGAGGTTTTAAATGTTTGAAACAGCAGCAATATTAACGTTTTGTGGGGTATCAATAGTAACAGCAATATTTGGAGTTTGCTTAGCGTCATTCATTCAGAATTCATCAAAGAAACAAGACAATAATAACTTACCAATGACTATTTTGTACATGACCTTAGCAATGACAAACACATTTGCAGTAGCAGCAATTACATGCCACTTCACACATTGCTTGCCAATTATAGGGGTACTTGTAGGTATGTTGGCAAACGCTATTGTTATGACACTTCCAAAACACTAAAACTCAGTATCTATTACACTTTTAGGCGCTTCTTGCAAGCGTTTAAAAGTGTTGACCAATAGTTCTTATCTCTATATGTGTCTGAGCATGGGAATTCAACTTCTTCAAATTTAGCTCCAGCTTTTACATAACCATTCACTATCTCTTTTGAGTTAGACATAAGAGACGGGAACGTGTCAATTATCAACAACATTTCATCCCAAGAGTTACATGCTTCTTTCATCTCAGAAAGAGCTGTAGCTATTGTTGAACTTGTAATTCCAATAAGCGTGTCTCCGTAATAAAACAGCTTCTTATTATATCCGTAACCACGAATGGGGTTTGTAATCTTATTTTCTTTTTCCACGATTAGTCTTCCTTTATTCATATTCAAGATGTGTTTTTCCATGATAACCTGTACCTAAGTGAGAGTCAACTGTACTTTTTACATTATTAAGTGTTCAGAGTACACAAATGAAAAAACCGAAAAGAGTACAATTGTGAAAGTTAATAAAATCGCTGGGTTCATTAACAACAGTAAGACTGCCCAGAAGTGTTTATCAGCCGTGAGTAAGAACCCTGCTGTCTTTTCCACAGTGGCTTCGTGTGTTATAGCAGGAGTAATTAGACCAGTAACAATAGCACCACTGCCTATGAAAGACAAGCAAGATAAAAAGTATTCAATTGCAAGTTCCATTGCAGCAGGATTAACAGAATTAGTAACAGCACCGCTCATATTTATGCCATTCCAAAAATGCTTAAACAAGAGCGGTGATATTTTGTTAAAAAGTGGTGGGGACTTATTCCAGAACAACATGAAAAATGTTAAGCAATATAAGTCAGTAACGAACAGATGTTTCAAGATGGCTGTGCTCCCAGTTATATCTCTATTCAGATTTGCGACTATCTCCCCAGTAGTAAAAGCCTTATATGGTAAGAAGGAAGGAGAGAAGAAGTAATGAAGATACCTAAGATTTCTGACATGTTAGCAAGATTTGCAAAAAGTAAAACAGGTCAAGCAATGTACAAGACGTTACTTAAACCTGACAAAGAGACATTCCTGAACAATACGCTTCCTCTTATTGAAAGTGCTGTGTGCACTGGTTCATACATATATGCCACAGCACACGATAAGAAGATACCAAAAGAACAGAAACCTATACTTCAATGGCAAAACGTGATAAACGGTGTTTTAGGGATTGCTATTTCTTCTCGTTTAAATAAATTAGCTTCAAAACAAGGGGCTAAGATTATTAAAGACTTGAAACCAGAGCTTGTGAAAGACTTTGATAGTGTAGTAAATGGTGTACGTGTTGGCTTGCCAATTCTTGTTACTTCATTGGTTATGCGTTGGGGTGTAAGTACAGCTTCTGTACCACTTTCAGAGGTAGCTAAGAAAGCACACGAAACGTTCTCTGGTAAGGTAAAAGAGAAGAAAGTTGAACTTGGAAAGATAGTTGACGTAAAGGCTTAGTCAGAAGTATCATAGATGGTATGATATACTTAGACTATAATGTGCTCGGAATAGACCCCGAGATTGGAAAACCAGATTTTGTACAGCCTTTGAGCCTCTTTTCAATGGGGATGGATGACTTCCAGCATGAACTGTTTGCTGTGAGTACAACAACTAACCAGCTTCGGTGGCGTAGAGGGCATAAACGTAAGTGGGATTGGGCACACTACTTCGGTGGTCATTCACAGAATATATGGTGCTCTCCAGCCATTTTAGCAAATCCTTTCTCTTATTTTGCTCGCGAGGACATAAATCACCAACGTAATTACGGATTACGCAGGAGGGTGCAAGTTTTATGTTAAGGTTTTACGAGGTTCAAGAGGAGATTAAAAGTCTTATCACAAGGAGCGACATTCTGCATTTCGTGAACCCAAGACTCAACAAAACGATGGTAGACTATGTAGGACCTGATTACTCAGACGCTTTGGGGTTGGGTAATGTACTGTGTCAAATATTTGTGAGCGACCGTAGAAACAAGAATATACCAGTAGGGCAGGAGCTATCTTATACGTTTGGTGTATGTCGTAGGGGAATGTTGCTATGTTAAGGTTTGAGAGTCAAAAAACAGATATGCTAAAAGCTAACCCAAGAGAATTCTTGAAATGTTTTCAAGTCAATGCAGATGTAGAACCGTTCATCTATGGTTGTTACAGAAGACCACATGCGAAAGTGATAAATATGTCAAGAGCTTTGTTAAATGCAAGAACTACATACCCTTTTAGCTATAATAAAGAAGTGAAAGTAGATGGCTTGTCTATGACAGCACTTCACAATTGGTTGAACTCTATTATGGATTGGGGCGCAATTGAGCCGACTTACCCTTTCGGTGTGAATACGAGGGGAATGTTCCTATGTTAAGAGCGACACAATTATTTGATATTAAGGATACTGACGGGTTGTATATTGGGTTTGTCATGACACGATTGAAAGCCTATACTCATCCAAGACCAGATATAGTATTTGCTAGGATTGGTATGTTTGTGGGAATAAGTGAACCATATTGGTCAGGGAGACGTGTAAGGAGTGAATTTTTATGTTGAAATTTGGTTACTCTCGTAAAGAGTATGAGCATAAGGTGATGGGTACTTGTGAAGAACAGACAGAGTATGAAAATTACATGAACATCAATATACACGGTGTTCATACAGCTTTGTATATGTGGGAAAGTACTGTTGTGCCATTGTTTGAAAAGTTTTTAAGTGTTGGTGTACTAACGAAAACACCACCATATAACCATATAGACATAGGTAGGAGTAGAGGAGTACCTGACAGAACAATGTTATGGTGTTAGTTGTACTTGATGTAGAACTTGCCAATAGACTTGTTAGGGACAGTAATATTTCCTATGTTTACACACCAAGCGTCTCTTGGTTCAAGAACCCACTTACTTCCAGGTTCTGAGTTGGGGAAAATAAAATATCTGTTTGCGCTACTATTAGTACCACCTATGTACATATACGCTTGAACACCTGTGTATAACCCAGAAGCATTCCTAACTCTATGTCCGTTATAAGTTCCACTAAGCACAACTTTCGGGCTAAAACTTTATATAGAATTGCACTTGGAGAGAGTGTGGTCTGTTGTAATCTCCGTCACCATAAGACCACGTTGCTGTTGTTCTGTTTCTTGTTTCTTTATCCCAGTGTCTTATTGACGCCCATAAACCAGCACTTGAGTAATAAGCAAATGCGACATCAACGTTTACACTCGGTACCTGGTCAAATATCCAAGCGTCTGCTCCAGAGCCACCAGCTCTCGTAGCAAGGGTGTATTGAGCAAAAACAGACTCTTGGGCAACTCTACAGATATTTGATGTAAAACCCAACCACGATAGAGGTTGGAGTTACTGTAGTTGAAGAACCATAAAGCTCATTTGAGTCAGACGCTTTGAAAGTTACATTGTATGCGTACCCTGTAGCAGTCCCCCACCATTTTGAGCTGCGTGAATATGCTTTAGTGAAAGCACCATAATAATAGGTAGTGGTGCCTCCAGGTAAGACAGCCTCTCCAACAGCCCCAGAAATATCAGGCAAACCAGCTTCTATTGAGCTCCCAACTCTAATTTTTGTATTTAATAAAGAACTTACATTTCCTTGATAGTGGTCGTAAAACAGTACCTGTGTATATTGATGAACACCTTGTTGCATTAAATGTGAATGACCCAGCGATACATGCTGAGACTACAGAAGTACCAACGTTATATGACGTCAAAAGTTTAGCGACCATAGCACCAGTAAAACCAGATTTATAGGCAGATATATCCCCTGTAAGCCAACAGCTTGAAGCAAAGTTTGAAGGGGCTTCGCCTGTAATAGCAGGGGCACAAGCATTCTGACTAATATTTTATGAGGAAGTTAGTTTTCTGAGAAACTGGAAGGACCTTACCATTGTTCTTATAAAGGTTAGAGTCATATCTTGAGAAATCCAACCCCAAGTGAACCCAAGCCATTCTAAGGGACTGACTGGCATAAAACCCTTGCCCATAGAAGCTCTCATAGGACTTGTAGTAAATTGGGTAAGTCCCATCATCATTATTTGTAGACCCGTTACCATCGGCAACAAGAGCTCTTGTCATCTGGGTCATATTCCTGTTAATGTTAGGTAGCTGTTCAGAAACACTAAATATACATCTAAAAACTGTTGACAATTAACAAAACTTAATATATACTTGAAGTGGGAGAGTATAATAATAGAGGGCATTTGAGACTAAAACACACTATTTAGGCGTAAGCCTTTCCATAGGAGTTAAATTCTCACGTAGAGACTTTCTATTTAAAAATTTTTGAAGGAGAGAAATTATAATGGCAACACAACTTATTCACGTTTACGATAAGGAAACTGGAAAACTTATGCGTTCTCAAGAGCCAGTAATCGACGTTCTTGAAACAGAAGCTGCTGGTATTCCTATCTATGTAACTTACCCAAACTCAACAACTCTTGATTTACCAGAATATGGCGAACATGAATGTCCATTCTTCATTGATGGTTCATGGGTTGTTAAAGGACAGTACAAAGGCTTAGAAGTTTACGATACTGAGAAAAAGTCTTTTGAATACTGTTACGAAGAAGAGTTGGGTGAAAACCAAGTATTTATTGATGACAAAGAAGGTATTGAAAAATTCAAATCTGAATACCTTAAATGGATTGTAAATGAAAACTTTGAAATCGTTGAAAACCCAGATTATGAAAGACTTATGGCTATTCAAGAAATTGACAGTCAATTAGCTAAAGCTGACTCTGATTATCAAACAATTCTTGAAACTCCAATAGTATTCCCGACAACTGGTAAACTTTACAAACCAAAATGGATTGACGATGGTACTTACACAAAACTTATTACTGGTATCCAAGCTGGTGTAGTAACTTTCCCACAAAACATTTGGGACGCAACAGAAAAAGAAGAAAACATGGTTTCAATGGATATGGAAACATTCATGGGACTTTGTATGTTCTTAACTCAAGTTCAAAACAACGCATTCGCTGCTCGTAAAGCATTGAAATCTGAGTTAATTGCTCAAAAAGAAGCTCTTGAAGCAGAAGCACCTACAGCTTAATTGATAATTAGGAGGAAAGATAATAATGGCTGACACAAATACTCCAGAATTCTGGGTTGGTCAAGTAAATACGAAGATTGAAGAGATAGTTAATGCGTTAAAAAATTACGTAGAAGACTTCTCGTTAGATGTTGAAGTATTACCTGACGACACAGATATTTCTACATATACAGGGGTGGCTGCAAAATTGTATCTTCTTAAAGATACTACAGAGGGGAAAGATGATAACTGGTACAACGAGTACCTTTGGATAGAAGACAAGATGGAATTAGTTGGTACAACTAAAGCTGACATCGACAACTTCTATACAAAAGATGAGATAGTTGAAATGTTGAAGTCTTATTACTTGAAGACAGAAACATATTCAAAGACAGAAGTAGATGACGCTCTTGCGTTAAAAGCTGATAAAGCAGATACTTACACAAAGGATGAAACTGTTACTCAGATTAACACTTTGGTAGGTGAAACTCTTGAAGATTATTACACAAAATCAGCAGCTGATAACGTTTTCGCGACTATTTCAAACTTAAACTTGAAAGCTGACAAATCAGCAGTTTATACAACTACTGAAATGGACTCTTTCTTAGCTGATAAAGCTAATGCAGCTGATGTTTATACAAAAGACGGTGTGAACACACTTCTTAGTGGTAAAGCTGACGCAGCAACAACTTACAACAAGGATGAAGTAGATAACTTAATAACAACTTCAAGTGAAAAACATTATTTGAAATCAGAAACTTATACACAGTCAGAAGTAAATAACTTACTTGACGGTAAAGTTAGTGATACTGAATTAGCTGATATAGCGTTCTCTGGTTCATATAATGACTTAACAGATAAACCAGACCTTCCTTCTGATATAACTGTTGATGGTGAATTAAGCAACACTTCAACAAACGCTATTCAGAACAAGGTTGTTACAGAAGCTCTTGCGTTAAAAGCGAATGACGCTGACTTAGCTGCTGTAGCAAAATCTGGTTCTTATAATGACTTAGCAGACAGACCAGAAGTTCCTGAAACTATTTACGTGGACGCTGCATTGGACGCTGAGTCAGAAAACCCAGTACAAAACAAAGTTATAGTAACAGCTCTTGCAGACAAAGCAAATACTGCTGATGTATATGCAAAGGCTGACGCTGAGAGCATGGCTCAAGGTAAAATTGACACAGCTCTTGAAAATTATTATCCAAAGGCTTCTGTATACACTAAGACAGAAGTTGATGGTTTAATTGCTGACTTTGTTGAAACTGAAATAGTAGACGCACTACCTGAGGTAGGAGTCGCTAACACATTGTACATGATACCAAACCCAGAGGCTGTTGAAGGCTCTGAGAACCAAAAACTTTTATATATTTGGAACACAACAACTAACGTATTTGACCCAGTTGGTGGTGCTGGTGGTACTTCTATAGACCCTGACGAGTACTATACAAAGACTGAGACAGATACTTTGTTGAATAAAAAAGTTAATGGTGATGACCTTACAACAACATTGAGCCAATACTATGTTAAAACAGACACTTACTCACAAACAGAAGTTAATGAGTTAATTGATGGCTGTTTATCAACAGATGGTAAAGCAGCAAGTGCTGCAACAGCTGATACAGCAACATCTGCAACTAAAGCTCAACAAGACGCTGACGGTAATGTAATTTCAACAACATACGTTAAGGTAGCAGACTTGTTAAGTTACTTCACAACAATGGCAACTAACTTAACTAACGCAGACCCTGACGCATAGTGTTAGCAGGCACTCCTATTCAGTGTTTGCAAGGTAAGACGTGAACGTGAGTAGGTTTACTCATATAACAAAGCCCTCTTAGGAATTAGGAGGGCTTTCTCTTTATTTATAGCGTATGTAGAACATGCATTGGTAGCTTTCTGGTCTTACCTTAGCATTATTTTGGTAGGCTGAATTAGCTCTGTTTAGTGAGAACCCACAATACGCTATATCTGTTCTTGAGTCATTTGATGTATAAACAGCAGCACCTGTAGGTGCTGTAGTAAATAGTTCGTAGAACGCGCCACTAAAACCCCAGAGACAACCATGCTCATTGTATGGATACTGGTCATAATGCAATTGTGAAACTACATTAGGGACCGTATTTGAGATGGGGCTAAAACTTAATATACCAAGCAACTCCGAGAGACTTAGGTCTTACAACTGTTGTGGCACCGTAGATGGACGAGCTCCTTGAGGCGTTCAAGGTAAAAGCGTCATAATATACATCACCTGTTGCTTCTTTAACTCCACCTGAGGCAGTATAAGCAACACCACCTAACGAGCTATCAACCTTAAAAGCCCCCTCAGCATATAATGAAGTTCCACCATATATTGGATATTGTATTAAGAAGTTTGCAGCTCCAGCAGTAATATTTGGCAAGCCACAATTTGTGCGTGTTCCAAGGCTACAGATACTTAATCATGAGTCTTTGTTCAATTGTTTTTATACCTGTAGGAATAACTCTGTATACTGGCGTGTATTCACTGTGGAGAGTTGTTGACCATCCAGCAGGTACAAAATATGTGAACGACATCGTTTCGGTGTAGCCGTTCTCGTCATCAGACCTGCGACCAACTTGAAATTGGTTTCCGTCAGGGTCTATAACAACAGCATTATAACCTTCTGTGTAAGGGTCCACACCCCACGCATGAACCCACGAGTCTTCTTCAACAGTTATTGTCCTTGTATTTGAGACCATATAACTTCGTGAATAATTAAGGCTAATAGCGGATATAAAAAGTTGTTGTTACAGATAAGGGATTTAAGAAGGATACTTCAGAATAAAACTTACCTACATAATGTGATGTAGTTTGACCATTAAAATAACCATATTGGTTTTGGAGATTTATAGGCATATCTATATAGCAGGGAATTCTAATACTTAATACAGAACTGAACCCCGAGAGATAGTGGAGTTACTGTTTCGGAGGCGCCATAGATGGCAGAAGATAATGAGGCGTCTATTGAGACTGTCATGTATTTTGAATTCCCACTCGAACTATAGCTACTGTAGGAATAACGCCCTGTTTCTTCTGTTGTTATACAACCACTTCCGTATGATGTTGAAGTTCTTAGGGCACTTGCACTCCCAGTAATATTAGGTAAACCAGCTTCTATAGCGACACCTAGGCTAATCGGTATTTAATAAACCAGCGTACTTGGAGGCTTAGAGGACGCAAAATATCTGTTGAAGAGTTAAAAATATTAGAGATATTATCACTATTGAAACTGAAACAATGAGCGTTTTTTGAAATCCCATCCGCGCCTGTGATTGAAAAATCTGTGGTTGTATTATAGTATGTGAATGCCCCAGTTGTGGATAGGTCTTCCAGACAACCCCACTTGAATGTGCCAAAATTCCCGTATAACTTCGTAGCAGAGGCGTTGAGTCTAATCAGAACTTAATGAAAAACTTGCAGGAGTAGGACTCTGGGGTTACTGTGTCAGAATTTCCGTAGATGGGGTTATACGCTTGTGCAGACATGTGCCAATCCCTTGTTCTGTTCACATTCGTAGACCCGTACCACATAGCTTGAGCGTACTCCTTGTCAAGGACAAAACATCCACTAAAACTGCCACCGTGTATATCTGCAACAGTTTTTCCATAGAGCTCAGGCAACCCACAAGAAATTTTGCTAAATTAGCTTATAAAAATGTTGACAAATAAGCATTCCCTCTATATAAAACCTCCCCAAAATGCCCACTTGACACATATCAATTTTGCCTATATAACTCACCACATCAAAATTCAGTTACAGCAAGCCCTTAGACTTGAAAAGTTCAACAAGACCAGAAAACATAAAATTTGGATATTTATTGCACCCGACTTGCATGTAGTCCGAAGTGCGCTTCATTATTAGGTAAGAGCCGAATTTCATGCCTCTTCTGATAGTACCCTTGTCAAAGGCTGAAAGCAAGGCAGCAGCGTCATTTATAGACATTACCTCCTTCGGAGCACCACAGATTGTTTCGTCAGTTAGCATGACATCACCCCTGTAATGCAGGAAGGACATAAGTCCTGACGGATTTAAGTGCTCTCTTAATGCTCTGCGAAAAGTTTTATCATATTCACCAACCCCAAAGTAAGCCACATCGACCACATCACATACAGAATGAGAGGCGCAAAACCGCTCCACATCAGCGTTTATCAAATTGAGCTTACTCAGAGCCTCGTTAAGGGCACTTTCATGTTCTGGCGATAGTTGGGTCGTATTTTCACAGAAAACAGCCATAAAACGCATTCTGGCACGGTATGCTTCAAGGAATTTGTTTGCTTCTAGGAGCGACTTGCAGGCATTGTATTTGTCCAGCTCGTCGTCGAACGCATGCATGACATCTTCGGTTGAAAAGCAGTGGTGGCATGGGTTTGACTTGTGATACTGAGGCACATAGAAAATGTTTTCAGGAGGGTAAGAGCTTTGTACAGCAAGGCTTTTGACGTAGTTTGTGGTTTCAGCTGTTATAGCGTTTAACGGCAAAATCAGCTTCCCATCAGCTTTTCGGGCTATGCATGTACCCCGAAACCAAAACAGTTCCTGCGTATAAGCCGTACCATCAGCACACAAAACCTTATCAATTGCAGTGTTCGCTTTTAAAAAATTTTTTACAGATACGAAAAAACTCATATTTCAACCCTCTTTTTCAGAATTTATTTCACAACAAATTAAATTATCAAATGTACGAATTCAAAAACAAAAAATTTTCAAAAGGGGATAAAAATTTATGGCAACCATTCTTGAAACAATAAATACTGTAACCGATAAAATCGTGTCACTAGTGGGTACTAGGGCAAATAAGGATTTATCTAACTTATCTGAGCTTGGTGAAGCAAAACTCGTTTCTGGGACTTCTGGGCTTCCAGTTGGCTCTGTGATTGCATATATGGGAACTGATGTTCCAACTGGATATTTATTGATGGATGGTCGTACGCTAAGCAGGACAACGTATGCAGCCCTTTTCGCTGTTATCGGAACAACTCAAGGTGAAGGCGATGGGTCAACAACATTCGGTATTGCAGATATGACGGACGGTAGATACCTCATGGGTTCGACTGTCGCAGGTGGTAGCCGTAGTGCAGGTTTACCTAATATTACAGCAGGCTTTGTTTCATGGAACATA